TTTTTGTAAATTATCTAAAATTAGCTTTATTAATTTAGTGTCCTTATTCATATAGAAACCTTACTTATCTTAATATATATTAACTTAGTCATCAATAACTATATAATTAGAATAAGAAAATACTACTAAGGGTGAACAATTAATGTCAATTTTTAAGAATCACAAAACTGTAGCGGATCGTTCTGCTTCAGATAGAAGACGTCACAAAGAAAAGATTGAAAAAGCAATTAAGGAAGGAATTCATGATATTGTTGCTGAAGAATCTATTATCGGTCAAGACGGAAAAAAGAAGATTAAGATTCCTGTTAGAGGAATAAAAGAGTACCAATTTATTCATGGCAATGGAAACGGTACTAAAGGTGTAGGTTCTGCACAGGGCCAAGATATCCAAAAAGGTCAAGTTGTAAGACAAGCTAAACAGCAAGGCCAAGCAGGTGGTAAGCCTGATAAACCTGGAGACAGCAAAGGTGAAGATTACTATGATGTAGAAATTTCACTAGATGAATTAGCAAAGTACTTATTTGATGATTTAAATTTGCCTGATCTAGCCAAAAAGCATAGTGACACTGTAGAGGCTGAAAGAATTAAGAGGAAGGGTTATAGACCCAAAGGTATCAGAGCACGTCTTTCTAAAAAAGAGACACTTAAAAATAAGATTAGAAGAAAAAAGTCTGCAATTAAAAACGGCACATACGATCCTGAAAGTGGAGAAAGATTTCCTTTTCACTATGATGATTTAAAATATAAACATATTGAAGTAACAAAGAAGCCTATTACTAACGCTGTTATCTTTATGATTATGGATGTTTCAGGCTCTATGGGTAAAAGAAAGAAATTTTTAGCAAGATCTTTTTACTTCTTATTATATCAATTCTTAAGATACAAATATCAGAACGTTGAGATCGTATTCATTTCACATACAACCGAAGCACAAGAAGTTAATGAAGACGATTTTTTCAAAAAAGCTAGCACTGGAGGAACTTATATTTCTTCTGGATTAGAATTAGCTGAAAAAGTTGCTTATGAAAGATTTAATCCTTCGTCTTGGAACATTTATACTTTCCACTGTTCAGATGGTGAAAACTGGTCTCAAGATAATGACAAGGCACTCTCAAAAATGGAAGAATTAATAAAGATCAGTCAATTGGCCGGATATATTCAAATCAAGCCTGAGGATTCTTTATTATGGGGAGATGAAATGGCAGAAGTATTCGCTCCCTTAATTAACGATAAATTTAAAGTTTGCAAGATTAGAGACAAAGATGATGTTTGGCCAGAATTTGCAAAACTATTTGGAGGTAAATATGAGCTCTGATTGGGGTGTCAACGATCTTAAAAAATGGGACGATAAAATTTGTGAGATTGCTCAAGGCTATGGATTAGACTGGCATGAAATTAGTTATGAGATATGCGACTATTATGAAATGATTGGGCATATGTCTTATCACGGCATGCCGAGTCACTATAACCACTGGACATTTGGGAAGTCATTTGAAAAGACACACTTAAATTACAACATGGGACAAGCAGGATTACCTTATGAAATGATCATTAATTCTAATCCTTCAATTGCTTATCTGATGATGCAGAATCCACTCTACTTGCAAGTCCTTATTATGGCTCATTGTATTGGTCACAGTGACTTTTTCAAAAACAATAGAATGTTTAAAGACACAGATCCGGACCATGTCGTTTCTAGAATGAGAAATGCTAAAAAAAGAATCCAGAGTTATGTTGAGGATCCTCTCATTGGTCAAGAAAAAGTAGAAAATTTCTTAGATAATCTACATGCAATCAAGTATCAGACTAATAGATACAACTCACCCAGAAAAACAAAAGAAGAGATCAAGTCTCAAGAAATCAAGAAGTTTAATAGCTACAAAAAGAAAGGAATTATTTTAGACGAATCAGTCTTAGATAGACAAAGACTTTTAAGACCTGATCATGATCTATTGGCATTTTTCCCTGAGTATTATCCAGAATTTTTCCAAGACTGGCAATTAGATATCTTCAATATCGTAAGAGAAGATAGCTTATATTTTATGCCTCAAATTCAGACAAAAATTCTTAATGAAGGTTGGGCTTCTTTTTGGCACTACAAGATCCTGCATGATTTAAATTTAGGCGATGACATGCATTTACCGTTTTTAAAAATGCACAATGCAGTTGTAAGACCTCACTTGGGTGGAGTTAACCCTTATCATGTTGGATTCTATATTTTCCAAAAAATTGAGAGAGAAGAAGGTCTTGAAAGATGTTTTGAAGTCAGAGAAATTCATGACGATGTATCAGCTTTGAGAATGTTACTAGACGAAGAAGACTTTAGAGAATTAAACTTTTTTGCCTATGAAAACAAAAGAGACGGAAGTGCTGTTGTATCTGAAGTAGTAGATCATGATGACTGGAAAGTTGTACGCAATGAATTAATTAAAAATACCGGTATTAATATGATACCACACGTATATGTAGACAGAGTTGATGCTGACAATACTTTAGTATTGAAACATGAACACGACGGAAGAGATCTAGACCTAGACTATGCTGATAAAGTAATGGATCATGTCAGAGATATCTGGCCTCACGATGCAAAACTTTTTACAATTATTGAAGAAGAAGTTTGGGAAATTTAATTTTACTTCAAAAAACTTACAAAATATTATTATAGTGATACAGGAGAACAATATATGGCACGCAATAAAAAAGACTTTTTAAAGCTCATTAAAGAGCAGAGAAAATCTAAAAGCAAAGAAAAATTTAGTGGTACTTTTATTGACTACTTGGAATTGGTAAAAGACAATCCAGGATCGGTAAAATTAGCCCATCGACGTCTATACGAAACTATTAATAATCGTGGCGTTGAAACGCTTGATGTTGGAAATGACGGATATCGTGATATTTTCAACGGAGACAAAATTAGAAAATATGATTACTTTGAAAAAGAATTCTTTGGTATGGAATCAGTAATCAATAAACTTATGAGATTTATGAAATCGGCAGCTTTTAAAGGTGAAGAAAGTCGCCAGGTTCTTCTCTTAATGGGTCCGGTAGGGGCAGGAAAATCAGCTCTTATTGATTCAGTTAAGCGTGCACTGGAAACTGCTGAAGACTATTACTACTTAGAAGGTTGCCCAGTGAGAGAAGAACCTCTTCATCTTTTACCTAGAAGTTTAAGAGGTGAATTTGAAGAGCTTTTGGGTGTACATATTGAAGGTGATCTTTGTCCAGTATGTCGTCATCGATTAATGACAGAATTTGAAGGTGAATACGAAAAATTCCCAGTAAAGCAAACCGGTTTTTCTCAGCGAGGCCGAAGAGGTATCGCAGTAGTGCCACCTATGGACGCAAACTCTCAAGACGTATCAGTTTTGATTGGTACTGAAGATATTTCAAAACTAGATCTTTATCCTGAAGATGACCCACGTGTTTTGTCACTTAATGGTGCGTTTAACGTTGGTAATCGCGGTATCGTTGAGTTTGTTGAGGTATTTAAGAATGAGATTGAATTCTTACATACAATGTTAACAGCAACGCAAGAGAAACGTGTGCCTACCCCAGGTAAAAACGATATGCTTTATTTTGACGGGGTGATATTATCCCATTGTAATGAGTCAGAGTGGAACAGATTTAAATCTGAACACACTAACGAGGCTATTCTGGACAGGGTATTGAAGATTGAAGTTCCTTATGTTTTAGAATTGGATCAAGAACAAAAGATTTACGAAAAAATTATTGGAAGATCTGACTTCCGAGGTGCACATATCGCCCCTCATACATTAAAGGTAGCATCAATGTTCTCAGTTATGTCGCGTTTGCAAAACTCTAGAAAGTGTGACTTATTGACGAAGATGAAAATCTACAATGGTGAAGCCATTATTGAAAAAGGTCGAGTTAAGAAAGTAGATATTCGTGACTTGAAAGCTGAAGCTAAACATGAAGGAATGGAAGGTATTTCTACTCGTTTCATTATGAAAGCTTTGGATGCAGCATTGTCAGACTCAGATGACGGTATGATTACTCCAATCAATGTTGTTGATTCTTTGATTAAGCAAGTAAAAGAGCAAATTATTGACGAAGATGCTCAAACACGATATTTGGAAATTTTGCAAAAAATTATTCGAGAAGAGTACTTACGAATTCTTGAAACAGAAATTGCCAAAGCATTTATCACTGCTTATGAAGAACAAGCACAATCTTTGTTTGATTCCTACTTGGATAATGCTGAATGTTATACAACTAATTCAAAAGTTAAAAACAGAATCACACGCGAAGAAACAGAACCAGATGAAAAATTCATGAGAACAATTGAAGAAATGATTGGTGTTGTTGGTTCATCTCGTGATGGATTTAGAAATGATGTTACTGCATTTATGTTTGCAAAACTCCGTAAAGGCGAAACAGTCGATTATAAGTCTTACGGTCCTTTGAAGGAAGCAATCGAGCAATACTTGATTTCATCAGTTAAAGATATCGCAAGAATCGTAACTCGATCTAAGTCTCGTGATGATGATCAGCGACGTAAATATTCAGATATGATTCAAACTTTAATTGAAGAATACGGTTATAATGAAGCTTCAGCTGAGGAGATCTTAACATATGCAAGCAACAATTTGTGGCGTGACTCCTAAAGTTGATGTATATAAAAGAGAAGTCTTAGTTGACTTTTTAAAAAAAGAAAAAGAGCATTTTTTGAACATTGCTGATAAAGGTGCTCTTTATCAAAACAAAGCCTTGATAGAAACATCAGGGCTTAATTATTTTAATATACTACCAGTTGGAAAAATCAATACAGCTCTAAAGAATCTTATCTTAAAAGAATACGACGATTGTGAAAAAAGATATCCCTACTTAGGAGAATATTTTATAAGCACTTTCTTTGGAGAGAAAGTCAAGACAAAAACCAATTTAAGAAAATTTGAAAAGAGATACCAAAAAGACTTTTTGAATTCTATTTCTAATAAAGATGTAAAGATTATTATTGAATGGATGTTTGATAATGTCAACCTTGAAAGATCGATTAACATAGACAGGCACGAAGGAAAAGATATCTGCCTGGAAAAAGAAGACAGTTTTTCTCTCAATCTATCATATGACTACGACTTCTTTAATCCGATGAATAACGTTACTTTTAGAGATTACAAATTTATCATAATCAATGGTTACATAGAGTCAGTTGGCGAAGTCCATCATTTATTTACTAAAGCAAACGAAACTAAAATCCCTTATGTTATTTTTTGCTATGGAATGTCTGAAGAAGTTAAACACAATATTATGGTCAATAATAAAAGAGGTTCTTTTGTTGTTCTACCCGTTTCACTAGATTCTAATGATGAAAACACTTTAAATATTTTGAATGATATCGCTGTTCTTCACGACGGAGATATTGTCAGCAGTGACATGGGACAAACAATATCACAAGAGGTGAGAAAAGAGCTTAAAACAGGAAAGAAAATATCTTTTAAAGAAGGTAGAATTTATTTAGATCCTGTTGCTAGCAATGAAAAACTTGACTCACATAAAAAGTTTTTAATTAAAAGATTGGAAGATGCGCTTAATAAGCCTGACGTCAACGTTGATCCTATTAGAAATCGAGTTAAAAACTTTTCAGTTAAGAGCTTAAACATTTACGTCCCTGATGAAGTAGCCAGACACAATAGTTTCCAAAGAGACATGACTTATTGTCTAGGTTTTTTAAAAAATATTGATAAAGAATATAAAATTTTATCGATAGGGAAAAAAGATTATTATATACCAAAGGTTTTGGTTAGATACGCTGATGAAAAGCGTAAAAGCCTAGAATCTATATTAGAAAACATAGATATAATTTTATCATAGGAGATAATATCATGGCAAAATCAACAAAGAGTACTACTAGTACAGCAACAACAGTTAATAGAACAAAAGTAATGCGATCAGTTGCTTCATCAATTGAATTCATTAAAAGTCAAATTGCTAATGATTTAATGACCGCAAAAAACAATAAAATGATCGATCTTTCTATCGAGGATTTGCAAAAAGTTTCTTCTTTGGTAGAAGCAAGCATTTCAAACTCTTTTGTTAAGACCTCAGGACAGATTGAGACACAACTTAAGTAAAAAGAATGCTAGGTCAGAAACATTTAGTTGAGTGTCATTGTGTACTTCCTCTATATAAGGGGAAAGACCCAATTGTGTACCATAAGTTTACCGTTTACAGCAAAATTGACGAAAGAGGAAGTATTATTCCTAAATATGTCAATTGCAATAACTGTGGAATCACACATCATGTATACGAAATATGTCGATCAGATATTAAGGTGGGCAAAGAAGATATTCCCTCTGTAAGATCTGTTGAAGACATATCTATTTCATTACCCGAAAGATTAGTAAAAATCTTAAAAGATAATGAAAGAGACGTTTCTGACTATGAAATGATTGAAGATGCTTTTGAGCAAGATATATTCCCAATAAACATTATTGTGTCTAGGGAGATAATTGATGAAGAGTATCAGATAAAAATATTAGAAATTAAATCAAAAAATAGTTTTAAGATATCCTCTGAAACAATTAAAACAATTATTAGGTGAAATATGAGCTACTCAATACAAATGGAACGTCTAGCACGTCAAAAACAACAAGCTAGGGAGATAGTAAGAGAAGTACTTAATTTTGGTGTAACCGAACAGCAAAAATTAGATATCATTAACGGTATTGTTGTTTCTTTAGAAAACAACGCTGCACTTAAAGAGTTATCAGAAGTTATTAAAAAGTACAGAGAGACTATTAACAAAGAAGAAGAAACAGAAAATAATAATAATGCTAAGCAAAATAAAATTATTCTAGAATAAACGAGGAGGAAATCATGTCGTTAAATGAAAGTTTATTAGCACAATTTGAAGAACTTAAGCTCTTGGTGGAGACTTTGCAAAGCGATGTTGTAAAGAACGCACAGGGAAACAAATCTGCAGGTATTAGAGCGCGTAAAGGATTGCGCGAAGCCAAAAAAATGGCCTCGGCAATCGTTAAAACCTCTCTAGAATCTGACAAAGCTTAAATAAGTTTTTAAATTTGAGATTAAAGGCTTAGAGATGATAATTTGTCTCTAAGCTTTTTTATTGCATTCTTTTCAATTTGGCAAATTCTCATTCTTGTTACACCAAATAAATCACCTACATCTTGTAGTGTGATTTTGTTTTCATTAAAGCCCTTGTCTTTGAGAAGTAAAACACAACAGTTGTTTGATTTACCACAATCAATCCAATACCGACATTGTGTATTTTCGCAAGATTTTTTATTCTTTTGATTATAATTAAAACATTTCATATTATACTTTCCTCATTTGATATTTATGATTATACATCGATATCTTAAAATTAACAAAAGGATGATTATGACAGATAGAAAAATATTTATTATCGACACAAGTGTTTTGTTGTACGATAAGAACTCAATCCACTCCTTTCCTGGAAATGACGTATTAATCCCTTTGGTTGTCTTAGATGAATTAGACAGATTCAAGGACAAAAAAGGTTTAATTGGCGAAAACGCAAGATACGTCAACAGGTTTTTAGATGATTTGAGAAAAGAAGGTACTTTGCATGACGGTATAGGTATCGATGGTGATCAAACAATCAAAGTTGCATTGACAGGATTTAACGAAGTACCTGCTGGATTAGATGCCAACTATGCTGACAACAAAATGATCTCTTTGGCTCTGGATGTACAGAAGAACTCAGATCAAAAGGTAACCTTAGTAACTAAGGACATTAACTTCAGAGTTAAGTGTGATTCTCTAGGAATACATTCTGAAGATTATTACAAAGATAAATTAACAATAGCAGACGGAAAAACTTTTAAAGGTTATAGCGAAGTTGAAGCTTATGACCCGTTTATGATTGACTCTCTTTATGAATACGTTAAATCACAAGAAAAAGACGGGGATGAAGAAAGGGAAACAGTTGAGTCGTTTTTAGCTTTGTTTGTTGAGCAACACAATCGTGATCCGTATGAAAACGAATATTTTTGCATTAAATACGAATCAAAATCATTTATTGGAAAGTACGAAGAAGGATCGATAGTAAGAGTTAGACAACCTCAAGACATGCTAGATACATTTGCACGTTTAGATATTAAGGCTAAGAATAGAGAACAACTTTATGCATTTAATGCTTTACTAGACCCATCAATGCCTTTGGTTACTATTTCTGGATTAGCCGGTAGTGGAAAAACTTTTATTGCTTTGATGGCGGCTTATTCTCTTGTTCAAGCTGGATATTATGATAGAATTGTTTTTACAAGAAATGTTCAACCTGTAGGCCGTGACATTGGTTTCTTGCCTGGAACTGCAGAAGAAAAGATGGCACCGTGGATTGCACCAATCATGGACAACTTAAGAGTAGGACTAAAAGACAGTAATCTATCCCTATTCAATACTTTGATGTCGCAAGGAGTTATTGAAATTGCACCGCTGTCTTATATTCGTGGAAGAACCTTTAATGACAGTATACTTATCATGGACGAAGCACAAAATGCAACAATACATGAATTGAAAACTGTGATTACGCGAATGGGAGAAAATTCAAAAATTATTCTTCTTGGTGATGTTGATCAGATCGATACACCTTACATTGATGCGTTGTCTAACGGTTTGACAATTGTTGCTGAAAAATTCAAAAATCAAGAATGTGCTTCACACATTGCACTTAAGAGGGGAGAAAGATCTCATTTGAGTGCGGTGGCAGCTTCAATCTTAGGATAAAAAATGAGCTTAAGAGACTTAAATAGATTTAGAAAAATATATTCTTTCATTAGAAGAAAACCATTTAACATAACAGAGGGCAGCGTGACATACGAATCAGGAGAAGCAACTGTAACAAGTAGTGATACAGTTACAATTAATTTTACAACAGTTTTTACTTCTGCACCACATGTAACAGCAACAGCACACGACGCTAATTCAAACGGAACTGCAAACGTCAATGCATATATCGAGTCAGTATCTTTAACATCTGTAACGATTGGTTTTTCAGCACCCTTTACAGGAAAAGTCCAATATCACGCAATTCAGTCAGCTAATTAAGGAGAATTTAAATGGCATCAATTTTTAGAGCATCAAACGCAGAACTAACAGGAAGTTTGACAGAGCTGGCAAATGGTGATCCTTATCTCTTGGCTGGATCTGGTATTGACATTACAACCGGGTCAAACGGGCAAGTAACAATTGCAGCAACTGGAGGTGGTTCTGGAACAATAACTGAAGTTATTGCAGGATCAGGTCTAACTGGAGGCGGAACAACAGGAGCTGTTACTCTTAATGTAGGTTCCGGAACAGGAATAACAGTCAATGCAGACAGCATTCAGACAAATGACAGTCAAATTGTTCATGACAGTCTATTAGGTTTTTTTCCTAATGAACACATTGACCATTCTGCGGTTTCGATTAGCGCAGGATCAGGTCTAACTGGAGGCGGAGATATAACTGCAAATAGAACGCTAAACGTTGATGGCACATTAATACCTTTTTTAGGAAATGCAAATACTTTTACGAAAATAAACACTTTTCAATCTGATGTAACAGTTGATGGTGCTAATGTTGTATTGCAAGTTTCTGATTCCAATTTAAATTTTTACTCCAATCCAACTTCTGGATTGACTTTGATTGGCGAGACTGAAGGTACTTTACTCTCATCTCCTGGGAATGCAAGCGATGTAAGAATACTTCTTTCAGGTTCAGCAGGCTCAAAAGATGGAGCGACTAGAGGTGTAACTTTGGTCACTGGTGATCTTGTTGTTAGTGGATCTGTATACGGAAACACATTGATAGAGAGAGGACTTTTTCAAAATCCAACGCTGTCTGGCGCAGGTTCATTTTTTCCTCCAGACGATTCAATTAATGAAGGAGGGGCAAATAATTTAAACTTTTATCTTGCTGATTCTAAAATAATTGTTGAAAAAGTAAAGATAAGATTTAACTCGTATACTGCTGGTGGCGCGCCAGTCGATAATTTAACTCTATCGTTGCATGTTGGATCCAACGGAGACGTTACTGTTAGTGGGACTGCACAAGATACAAGCAGCATAGATTCTGCAAGCTTCGCAACGAATACAATTCATACTTTCGAGTTTACCGGAAACAATATTGTTGAAGAAGATCAAATTTGGACAATATCAATAAAAAGTACGACAGGCATTATTATGTCATCTACAAATGTGCACTTTTTAATATATTATAGAAGAATTTAAAGTCAAAATAATTATTTTAACTTCTTAGATCATAGTGTACAATTAATAGATTTAGGAGTACACTATGACCAATTTCCAAGATGCAGACGTTGTTTTTGTTGCTGATTTATTTATAAACGAATATGGCGGAGGAGCCGAAAGATCAACAGAGGCTTTATTTGAAACCGCAACTTATAAAACAGTTAAAGTAAAATCATCTGAAGTTACACAAGAGTTGTTGCAACAAGGAATTGCAAAACATTGGGTATTTTTTAATTATCGCGGAATGGATCACAACTTAATCCCTCTTATTGTTGGAAGCCTTTACTATTCTGTCGTTGAATACGACTATAAGTTTTGCTCGTATCGATCCATGGATCTTCATAAGCGAGAAACAGGAGGAGATTGTGATTGTCATGAGTCAAATCTTGGAAAGTTAATCTCAGCCTTTCTTCATGGTTCTGAGCACATTTTTTGGATGTCACAAAAGCAGGCAGAAATATACCATGAAAGATTTCCGTTTCTTAAAGAACACAAGCAAACAATACTTAGTTCTATTTTTAGTTTAAAAGACATAGAATTCATGGATCAGCTTTACAAAAACAAGTCTGAGGAAAATAACGGAAAATGGGCTGTTATTGACGGTAACAGCTGGATTAAAGGTGTAGTAGAGAGCAAAAAGGTTGTAACAGATTATCTCAGAGGAGAAGCAGAAGTCCTTTCAAATCTTCCTTATTATGATTTATTAAGAAGATTAACAGAGTTCAAAGGATTGTCATTTCATCCACTTGGCGCTGATACGTGCCCAAGAACTGTAATTGAGGCGAGACTTTTAGGATTAGAACTCTCAATTGGTACAAATGTTCAGCACTATTACGAAGACTGGTTTCAAAATACTAGAGAAGATGTCGAAGATTATCTGTTGTCTAGACATTCAGCTTTTTGGGATGTTATCGAATCGTTTTTCAATCGAGAAATTACAGTTAGCGGTTATACAACAACACACAACGTCGTGGACGCAGATTACCCGTGGGAAGCTTCTGTTTCTTCGCTATTGGGTTTTTGCAATGAAGTTGTTGTAGTTGACGGAGGATCATCTGACGGAACGTGGGATAAACTCCAAGCTTGGGCTAAAGAAGAACCAAAACTAAAAATTAAGCAAATTAAAAGAAACTGGGATTCTGAAAGGTTTGCTCTATTCGACTTCCAACAAAAAGCCGAGGCCCGTAAACTTTGCACATCTGACTGGTGCTGGCAAATGGATATCGATGAAATTGTTCATGAAAACGACTATGATAAAGTCCGGAATCTTATTAGAAACTTACCTAAAGCTTCTAAAGTTATTTGCTTGCCTGTAGTTGACTTTTGGGGGAATCAAGATAAAGTTAGACTGGATGTGCATCCATGGAAGTGGCGATTGAGTCGAAACTATGATTATATTACTCATGACTTGCCCAAAGAGCATCGTGCCTTTGACGAAAAAGGCAGACTTTACTCAAAAGGATCTGATGGCTGTGATTATGTCAACTCTGAGACTTTTGAATATATTCCAAATATTAATTTTTACACAAGAGAGATTGATGCTTTTAGACAGCGTCTTCTAGTTGATAGTGAATTCAGAGGAGATAATTTAGAAAAGTATGAAGACTTTATTAATTCTTCGCTAGAACAGCTGCCTTCTGTTTATCACTATTCTTGGTTTGATATTAAAAGAAAAATATACAATTATCGTGACTTCTGGTCAAAGTTTCATGCAAGTCTTTACAATAGAAAAGTAGAAGACAATGCTGAAAACAATAAGTTTTTTGACAAGCCATGGTCAGAAGTAAGTGAAAAAGAAATTGTAAATATGGCAGAAAAATTGAATAATAGTATGGGAGGCTGGATATTTCACTCTAGAGTAGATTTTACGAAACCCACGCCTTGGTATTTTATTAAACGCGACCATCCAGCACTAATTAAGCCATGGTTGGAAAAGAGGAGATAAAAATGAATAACACGGAAAATCTATTCCAATTATTCTCTCAAGTCTTTATTGAAAGTCAACAAGCATTCAGTAAATGTGATGTAGAATTAAGATCTAAATGTAGAACTCTTGCAGAAACACTAAATAAGCTAGCAGGTGATCTGGAAGCTGATCCCTTCCAGGCAAATTTAGCAGTTGTAAATTTAATCGAAGACGAAGTCAACAAGATATCTAAAGCAGCTTCAGAGCTTGACTCAAGACGAGAATTCATCAAGGAATCTGTAAATTCACTTCAAAAATCAACAAAAGTAATGATAGGGAAAAGCTAATGAAAATTGTAGAAAAACCATGGGGCTACGAAGAAATATGGGCAAAAACTGACAATTATGTAGCAAAAAGGCTAGTAATTAATTCCGGTCATAGGCTCAGTCTTCAATATCACGAAAAAAAAGAAGAGACAATATATGTTTCCAGTGGGTGTCTAAGAATTTGGGAAAGTGAAAATGATGACGAATACAAAGATTATACAGCAGGGTCTGTTTATCACGTAATTCCAGGTAAAATTCATAGATTCGGAGCACCAGCTGGTGCATGTGATAAGACTATTTTAATGGAAGTTAGCACCGTAGAAATAGATGATGTTATACGTATCAAGGATGATTACCAAAGATGAATTTGCATGTAATATCAACAAACTACAACTCTTTAAACTTTTGCGTAAACAATATAAACTCAATAGCTTCGCAAACATTTAAACCAGCATCTCATGTTTTTATTGACGAGTCTGATGATGAAAACACAAGAAATATTTTAAAACAAGTAAAAAATAGTGATTTTTATAATCAAGCTCATGAATTGTATGGGTTAGAAATTATTTTAAAAGAAAGCAGAAGCTTTAAAATTAAAAACTTGCTTGATCAAATAAACAAACCTCTTTATGATGACAATGACATAATATGTATTGTTGACGGAGACGACTGGTTAAGTAATAATTATGTACTTAAGACTATTTATGATAGCTATAACCACAATAGTTATGACTATCTATATACAAATTGGGTATACTCTAACGCTAACTTACTTGGATGTTCTAAAAAAATACCTGACAACAATTGGGATCCTTACAAGGACAGCTGGATAACTAGTCACATGAGTACGTTTAAGGTAAGTTGTTTCCGAAACATAAACCCAGAAAACTTTTTAGACGAAAATAAAAATTGGTTTGAAATGGGTTGTGATCAAGCCTACATTCTCCCTATTCTTTACAATTCTAAAGAAAATCATGGCAGTTATGATCGTGTTGGTCATATAGACTTTCCTTGTTATGTCTATCAGCACTCGGAAAACCCACTTAGAAAACGAGATGGTGTGCTTGGAAAAAAAGCACATGATGCCGTAAGCATTATTAGAAAAAGAGGATATATAAAATGAAATTAGAAAAAGTAACTATAATTATGCCTACATTTAAAAGAAATGATTATCTTTCCAGAGCAGATCATCCATCTTTAAATATTGCAAAAGAAAGTTTTGTTGACAAACTTTTGATTGTTTGGCAAAATATAGGAGAAAAAGTTCCTGAAAACGTTATTACAAACTTAGAAAGTATTTGTCCGGGTAAGTATGAAATAGTTTTTCCGGAAAAGAATTCTTTAAATAATAGATTTAAACCTTTCGATCAAATTAAGACAAGTTTGGTGATGAACTTAGACGATGATTATAACGTAACAAAGGAGTCAGTTATTTCAATGATAGAGATTATGATGAAAAACAATGACAACTTTGTAGGAAGCGTTCCTAGAAACATATACACAGACGAAAAGGGAGAGTTTAAGTATGAATATTCTCCAGAATTCAATAATGAAAGTTATAACTTTCTTCTAACAGGATATTCAATGTTTCATAAGAAATATCTAAATATATATCATAGCAAGAAAGATGAAATGGAAATGGTAGACAGTCTATTTAATAGCGAGGACATTCTCTTCAATCACGTGTATGAAAAATATTCTACCACAGGAGAAAAATTCTTAGTATCTGATATAAATGTTAAAACTTGGCAGTATGAAAAAGGAAGATCAATATCAGATCGATCTGATCATCTACTAAATAGACAAAAAATGTGTTCATTTTTAAAAACAAAAGGCTATTCTCTCCCTGCCAAGTCGAACAGAAGAGTCTCGCTTAACAATAAAAGAATCAAAATAAAAAATGCCTATTGGATCAACTTAGAAAAATCAAAGGACAGAAGAGAAAACTTTGAACGAGAAGTAATTAGCACTCTAAAGGAAAGAATCAACTTTTTCCGCTTTCCTGCTGTTGATTTGACTGCTGAGTCATACATTGGAAGAAGATCTGCTGGTTGCTCTTTTTCACACTTGAGCTGCTGGAACCACGCAATCAATTCTGGAGAAGAATACGTAATTATTTTTGAAGATGATTTTAAACCAATATGTGACCCTGGAGTTTTTAGTAAAACAATTGACGATTTAGTTGATAATCACCCGGGATTTCTTTTGTGTAACATAGCATACAATCAAATTAAAGATCCAAGAGACGTTCATCTTCACACAGGTTTTAAAAATTTTCACAATATCCAGACGACTTCTGGTTATATTGTGAAAACAGAATTTCTTAAGCAATTATATCCCTACGTATTGCAAGGCGCTATGAATCTTTTATTGGGCGGACAAACTAATCAAAATGCAATCGACGTTGTTTGGAAAATGTTCCAAGGGTCTGATCGTTGGCTTTGTTCTAAGAAGCTAGGTGTTCAGAGAGAATCTTTTTCTGAAATTGAAAAAAGAATTGTCAAGTATGAGGTTTGATTATTATGCCTGTTGACTTTCAAAATCGATTAATTTTTATACACGTTCCAAAGAATGGAGGTACAGCTATATCTAACACTCTAGGCATGAAACTTTTAGGTCATCATGATATTAAATTTTATAAAAATAGATTAGCAAATTTTTCTGATTTTAAAACATTAGCAGTATCTAGAAGTCCTTATGACAGGATAATATCTTGTTATGAATATGCAAAAATGGATGAAAGTTACTGGCATTCTTCTCTAAATAGTAATAAATCAATTTATGGAAAACATCCAGACTTTGAAGTTTGTAAAAAGAATAAACTTGAGGAATTAGTTTTTAAAAATTTTGTCAGTAAAGAAATTAACTTGTTACACCCGGGATGGAAAAGTCAGCACACATATTATTGTGACAAAAACTTTAATTTAATTGTTAATGAGTTAATAGACTTCGACTACTTAAACGAATGGTTCCTTAAAAACTATAATGTAAAAATAAAAAAAATTAATGCTTCAAAAAGAAAAAAAAGAAAAATAGATGAAAATCTTTTTTGCAATCTTTACGGTGAAGAATGTTGCAAAATAGTAAAAGAAGTTTATGAAAAAGATATTGAAATATTTAAAAAATTAAAAGGTAAATTTAACGGGGGTGTATTTTGAGTAAAAGGAAGTGTATAATTGATCTAGTAAGCGAAGATAGTGTTGTTGTTGAAGTAGGAGTATGGAAAGGTGAATTTTCTAACCTTTTATATAATAAAAAACCGAAAGAAATGATATTGATTGACCCGTGGGAGTCTTTTCCTGATTTGACCGGTCGGTGGTATAGCACTACTCAAAAAGAAATGGACCAAATATACAACCAAGTAAAAAATAGATTTTCACAATGTAAAAATGTAAAAATAATAAGAGACTTTTCTTTGAATGTAATTCTTGACAGCAAAGCTGACTTGGTCTATATTGACGGTAATCACTCTTATGAAAGCGTCAAAAAAGACTTAAGTCACTGGTGGCCACAGATCAACACCGGTGGCTACATGACAGGTGACGATTTCAATTGGTCAGACAAGCATTGTAAAATAGGGCCTAAAAAAGCAATCGAGGAATTTTGCAAAGAAAAAAATGTAAAGATAAGGGTTGAAAATAATCAGTGGATAATTAAAAAGTAAAGTAATTAAATTATTTTGTATTGTTTGATCTGTCTAGTTAGAATATAAAATAAAAAAGCAAGGATAGCTCATGACAAACTTAGAAGACATTAAATTCCCTAACGGGAAACCTCACGTTTCTTTCTCAGAAATTAAAACTTGGAAAGAGTGTAGTTACAGACATAAATTAACGCACATTGACAAAATTGACACATTCCAAGACAGCCCATATCTTCACTTTGGAACAGCTGTTCACGAAGGTTGCGAGAACCTATTAGAAGGACGTGATATCGACCGTGATAAAATACTAGGGGTCATGAAAGAAAGCTGGGAGAAAGCTGGATTTGAGAACGAGGAGTGGTATTCTAAACAGCCCGGATGGTACAAACACGAACCTGTGGAAACATGGGAACAGTGGGCTAACAATATGTGGAATGAGGTTAACGACTTCTTAGATAAAGAATTTCCGGGATGGGAGTGCTTTAAGGCAGAGGAAGAGCTATACGAGCCAATCGAAGATCTAGACTCTCCTCTCTACTTCAAGGGATTTGTCGACGGAATTCTTAAAGTTCCCAAAAAACGAGGAAAGGGTCACGAATACTGGATTATTGACTGGAAAACAGCAGGTGCCTATGGCTGGCGTCGTGATAAAAAACAAGACCTAGGAATGACAGCACAGTTAATCCTTTATAAACACTTTTGGGCAAAGAAGCACGGAATTGATCTTAAAGATGTGCGTTGTGCATTTATTCTTCTAAAGAGAGGTGCTAAGCCTGGAAAGGTGTGCGACATTGTAAAAGTTTCAGTCGGTCCTAAAACCTATGAGAAGGGTATGAAGCTTATGAGAAGCATGATCAAAACTGTTCGAAGAGGTTTGTTTCTTAAAAATAGAGATAGCTGTAAATTCTGTCCATTTTTAGACACAGAACACTGTAAATAGTTTACTTTTATCATTCTAGATATAGTATTGTTCATATAACAAGAGGAAAAATCTTATGACTGAAGACGGTAAATTTAAAGTTGTTGTTCTATCTGACCATGCACTTTCCACTAGCGGGGTAGGAACTCAAAGTCGACACTTAATCGAAGGCCTTCTTAAAAAAGGAAATTGGTCTTTTAGACAGTTCGGAGCTGCAGTTAAGCATGCAGATTATCGCACGGTTGTAGTTAACGAAGACTTTATCATTAAACCTATTGATGGGTTCGGTAGCCCTGAATTAATTCGTGTTACGCTAGCAACAGAAAAACCTGATGTGCTTTTTATTTTTACGGATCCAAGGTTTTTTACTTGGCTCTTTGAAATTGAAGATGAAGTGCGTCAAATCTGCCCTATTGTTTGGTGGCACGTTTGGGACAACTACCCATACCCAACATTCAATGACAAATATTACCAAGCAACTGATTTAATCAATTGTCATAGTCACATGACTTATACAATGCTTAAAGAAAAGTATCCAGAAAAAACCAATTTTATTCCGCATGCTCTGCCCAGTTCAATGTTTTCTAGGTTAGAAAAAACAGAAATTTCTAACTTTAAGAAGTCTCTTCTTGGTGAAGACAGAGAAGATCACTTCGTAGGTATTTGGGTCAATAGGAATGCTAAGAGAAAAAGACCGTCAGATCTTTTAGCAGCATGGAAAGAGTTTTTAGATAATTTAGAACAGAAAGAAGGGCATAGAAAAGGAACTCTGATTATGCATACAGAACCCTTGGATGGTGAAGGGCCGAATCTATTTAAAGTTGCTGAAATGTTAGAAATTCAAGACAATGTTTTCTTTTCTAGAGACCGTTTAGAATTTGATAAAATGAACGTTCTCTACAATATTAGCGACTTTTGCATCAATACGTCCTATGCTGAAGGATTTGGCTTGGCAACACTTGAGGCAATGATGACCGGAACGCCTATTATTGCGCCTAAAACAGGTGGTCTAACAAGACAGGTCGTTGATCACAGAGACGGGACAGAAAATGGCGTTGCATGTGAAGTTGAACTTAAAACACTCGTAGGTAGTCAATCAGTTCCCTACATTTACGAAGACTATACTTCAACAAAGACTTTTGCCGAAGCAATGATGAAATTATATCAAATGCCTGATCAAGAAAAAACTAAGCTTTCTAAAAAAGTTTGGGATTATGCACATGAAGAATTTTCTTTGCAGAAGACAGTTGACATGTGGAATGATACAATGATAGAAACAATTAATAAATTTAAAAATATGGATAAATGGAGTATTGAAGAAGTATGACAACAAAAGTATTATTGAGAGCACCACTATTAACTAATAGTGGTTATGGCGTTCATTCTAGGCAAGTATTCTCTTGGTTGTATCACAGGGAAGATGTAGAATTAACAGTAGAATGTCTTAATTGGGGTCGAACTTCTTGGGTTCTCGATGGAGATAAAGAAAACGGTCTTTATAGAAAAATCATGTCATGTTCAAACCCAGTGACTCCGGGATCATATGACGTTTCTTTTCAAGTAATTCTTCCTGATGAGTGGAATACAGAATACGCAACTAAGAATGTAGGTGTCACGGCGCTTGTAGAAACTGATCGATGTACTGCAAGGTGGGTTGAAAAATGCAACAAAATGGACGTAGTTGTCTTACCCTCACAGTTCACACTGGATGTTCTTAAGAGATCAGGCCCCGTAACAACAGAAACTCTAGTTATTCCAGAGTGGTTTAACGGAGATCTTCTAGATAGAAGCAAGATGTCAAAAACGCAATCAGATAAAAGATACGACACTATTAAGACTGACTTCAATGTTTTGACAATTGGTGCCTTAACTAGCCTTAAAAAAGAAGATGATAGAAAGAATACTGAAAACACTTTAAAGTGGCTTTTTGAAGAATTTTCTGACGAAGAAGACGTTGGTGTTGTTATTAAAACAACTATGGGTAAAGGTAGTGAATCAGATAAACAGCTATGTAGAGACTATTTAAAATCAGCAGTTAACAATTATCGCAAAGGAGAATTTCCTAAAGTGTATTTAATTCATGGCAACATGGACAAAGAAGAAGTTGCTGGATTAGTTTCGCATAGAAAAATTAAACTTTATGCAACAGCAACTAGAGGGGAAGGATATGGGTTACCATTGGTCGAAGCTGCAGCCGCTGGAGTACCAATTGTAGCAACTGGTTGGTCAGGACACTTGCAATTCTTGCAGAAAGAAAATTTTGGTGTTGTTGACTATGATTTAGTAGAAATTAGCGAAACAAAAGTTGATGAAAGAATCTTCAAAAAAGGTTTTAAGTGGGCAGAACCGTCTGAAGAAAGCTTTAAAAGAGAAGTGAGAAAAGCTTTTGAAAACTATGAAGACGCAAAAGCCAAAGCAAAAAATCTTAAAAAACACATTCAGTTTAATTATAACAGTGCAATCATCAAGAAACAATACGACAAACTATTAGAAAAGGTACTTGAAAAATGACAAGCTTAAGCATACTTATGATTTTGTGTTGTCTGTTGTTTTTGCTTTCATGTTTTTTGGCTTGGAAGCTATATAAGTTTTCTTTGATAATAATTGATATGGAAGATGCTATTGATGATTCGCTTAGTATTTTGGATGAGAGATATAGGAGTATGTACGAAGTACTGCAAAAACCTATATTCTTCGATTCAATCGAAGTACGGCAAGTTATCGCTGACATTAAAGAATGTCACCGGGCAATACTTATTATTGCTAATAGCTTGACAAGACAAACAAGGGAACTAGAAGACAATGGCGAAACTACGAAAGAAGACAGTTAAGAAAAACGGAACTGCAAAAAAGACAAAACAAAAATTATATTTTGGAAAAGAAGCACACGATGCAATCATAGAATATCAATCTGCTAATTCCAAACTAGAAAAGCACAAGATTTATGAAGATAAAATTAGAAACTCTTTTCATAAGCTAGCAGAGAATTTAATTTTTATTCATGGGTTTGCAAGAGACGCGAATACATTTGATCAGCTTAAATCTGATTGTGTGTCTTTTCTATACGAGACATTAGAAAAATTTGACCCTGAAAGAGGCTCAAAAGCATTCTCGTATTTTAACGTCTGTGCAAAGCATTATTTAATCATTCAAACAAACAAGAGAAACAAGCGAAATAATCGCCAAGTAAGCTTAGATAATTTTGCCGGAATGAGCAACAGAGACAAGAAGTCTGTAGAGACGTTTAGTTATATTCCTTCTCCTGAAACACAAATGATACAAAAAGAAGACAGAGAAAGAATGTTTCAAGTTTTAAAAATAATTGAAAATAGAACTAGAAACCAAAATGAAAAACTTTGTATCAAAGCTGTCGAAAAGTTATTCATTGACATTGATAAGCTTGAATTCTTAAACAAGAGAGCAATATTTGTTTATCTTAGAGAGATATCTGGTTTAAATCCTAAACAATTGTCAGTTGCAATGTCAAACGTAAGAAAGAACTTTAGAGACGTTGTTGGCAACAATGAGGAATTTAAGCACATGTTCAACTTGAGGTTTTAATGACTAAAAAGACAAAAGAACAAAAACTTGAAGAGTTTTCTGATCTCCTAGACAGTTTAGAAAATACTGAAGATAAGAAAAAAATGCTTTGGCGAGAAGCCTATCAGAATGCTGTTGACGATAGAGAGAGTGCATCTCTTTTATTAAACGACCTTTTGATGATGATTCCTGGAAGTTCAGGAAATCATTCAACACACGGCGGCTTGGCCACAAAATATCTAGAAAGAATGTCTAAGTCTAATGATCAAGTACTTAAGCTTGCAGAACTTATTGCTAAAGAACAGGAAAAAGAGGCATCAGTTTCACCTGATGACATATTTAGCTCTATAGAGGGTTAAACATGTCACTAAGCGATCATAGGTTCTTAAAAGGCTTTCGAGGTAAAATTGCAGGTCATCGTCTACTTCAGGATGAAGACGTCCAAGTAGAGATCAATTCAAAATATAACTACGTAACAGGTATCGTCAAAGACGTTATATCGAATCCTTACGAGTACTTAAATCGATCATTCCCTGAAACTAATTACACGTTCAAGGAAGTTTTAAGCGGTGTTGTTAAACCTGAAATCTCTTTTAACGGAGAGCCTCCTAGTCAATATGATTTTTCTGCTGATATAGAAAACGCACCATTAATTGAATCGATGCCAATTAATTCAATATTTGCCTATATCGTCGACAATAAGAAGTCTAGAGATACCGGACGGTATGTTATATGTTATCCTTTTTTTCCGCCACATATGTCGCTACCTCTCAAACCAGGCGAATATGTCTGGATAATAACAGAGAAGATTGGTGCATTAACATACTATTATTGGCTTTGTAGGAAAGTGGGTCCATTACAGCTTGATGATGTTAATTTAACTAACTACGAAAGGTTGCCATACGTCAATCAATTAATTGACTTTTCTAGAAACAACAACACATCTAATCTTGATTTGGATAATGTATATTCACTAAACGAATTGACTGATAGATATCAAAATAAGATCAAAGGAAGCGCTGAAAGTGGAACAAACTTTCCTGAGCCTATGTCTTTAATCTTCAAGCATTCTTATGCATACAATAAAGAATTTACAGGCGAACCGGTTCCAAGAGTTGCAAAAGATTGTGGCGACTTGCTCTTGCAAGGTTCGAATAATGCAGGTATACACTTAACAACAGAAAAGTTTTTAGACGTATCATCACAGTTTAGCCCTTATAATTTAGGCAACAACAATAACGTCAATTTAAAAGCTGATGCTGCTGCTATCGATTTATTTGTTGGTAGAAAAAAGAATTCTAAAAATCAAGTAAGGTATGCAGGCAAATCTTTCTTTTTTGATGAAAAAAGAGGCGTAAATGGAAAAATGAATTTTGCAGCGAATAACTCTTTTGATTCAAATTTAGAGTTCATAGAGAATGATAAAGTTGCAGATTTGAGAACTGGTGATCCAGAGATATACAACGAAGAACTAAATGACAGCGCCGGCGATGCAATGGACGTCGCAGCAAGACTTTACTTGTCACACAATTCTAGCCCTGACTTTTTATTCGGCTCTGCTTTTGATGTCCTATCGGCACGAGCAGGTGAAAGCATTGTGACGTATGCAGATCACAATAGAGTTGTTGGTAATGTTGATACCAGAATAGTTTCTCGTGCAGGACAATCTTTTATTGATCTAGACCCGCTAGGAAACATTGTCATGAAATCATCAATTGACAATGGACAACAATTCTTAAGTCTAATAAATAATGGTGTAACTAGGCTCCAAGCCAGAGACAAATTAGAACTGGCTGTAAGAAGTAACAATGAGTCTCCAGAAGAACCCTACATTTTATATAGTGAACTTAAGACAATTCTAGATAAAATAATGTCTAACTTATTAATTTTAAATAATCTATATATCGATAATATGGGATCCACTTTAGCTAAAGCATCCCAAGCATCGATTGCAGCGTCAGCAGCTGCTGTAGCTGCAGGTAATCCCGTAGGATCACCAACGCATGACGAGGCTGTAAATACCGGTGTCGCAGTAGCTTTAGGTGCAGATCTATTCGATGCAATCGCAGGGGCGGTCTCAGCAACAGGTGAAACAAAAATTGAAGATAGTGATGCGTCCAGAACGGGAGAATCAAAATCATCACCAGCTCCACTTGGTTCCACTAAAATTTTCGGTGAGTGATACTTATAAAATAATAAATAAGGATAAAAAACATGGGTCATTCACAGTTTAGATTTAAAAGTAGTGGAATAAGATCAGATGATAGAAAATTCGTTGCAAAACAATCATCAGTATCACGTCCGTTCGGTATTAAAACACCTCTCGAAGTGGGCGACGACATATTTAAAATGCACGTTAATCCCGTTAGGCAAATAGCTGACAATTTCAGAAACCTTGTAATGACAAATCATGGGGAGCGAATAGGGATTCACGACTACGGCGCGAACTTAAATGCCATCACATTTGAGTATAGTAACTCACCAAACTTCAAAGAAATAGTTAGCTCTTCTATTATTAATGCGACAAGCAAATTTATTCCAAGTGTAACTATATCTAACGTAGAAATAATAAAAAATGATGTAAACGAGAAAAACGAGTTAAATAAATTAGGACTAACAAAAGTAACGATCAAAATAGAATACTATATACCTCAGCTTAGCTCTCCTAAACTAGGGATAGAAGTAGATATAATAGTAGGCGGGTGATAAATTGGCTAAAAACGTTAAAAAAGAAATTAAAAAATACAAAGAAGTAAGCTATACGAATAAAGACTTTAACTCTTTAAGAAATGAGCTCAGAAGATATATGCAAACACACTTCAGTGATAGCATTGTTGATTTTTCAGACTCGAGTCTTGGCGGTATGCTAGTTGATTTAGGCGCTTATGTAGGTGATATCATGACTTACTACCTAGATCACCAGTTCAATGAAATTAATATTGAAACTGCAATTGAGCGCGAAAACATAGAAAGGCTAATCAGGGACGCGGGAGTTAAAATACCAGCAGCTGCTCCTGCATACTGCGAAGTTAATATAACAATTAATGTTCCAGCCGTAGTATCAGGCGGGGAATATGTGCCTGATCCGCTAGCATTGCCTATTATAAAAGCCAATTCAGTTTTTTCAACATCAGGAGGAATTAAGTTTTATTTGCTAGACAGTTTGGATTTCTCTGAAACAAACGATCTAGGAAACCTTGTTGCTGAAAAGAGCATAGCTAATATTACTTCATCAGGAATTGTTAATAATTTTTTCTTAACTAGAAAAGCACTAGTTTCCAGCGCAGAAGTTACATCGGAATCATTTTCTATAGAGAATAAATTAGTACCTTTTAGAAGAATTACACTAAAAGAAGACAATGTCAATGAAATAATTTCTGTCATTGATAGTAGTGGTGACAATTATTATGAAGTTGACAGTCTATCACAAGATACTGTTTTTTATGCTGCAACAAACATAGAAAACGACAGAGACGACGCACCTTATCGAATGGAATTGAGACATGCACCTAAAAGGTTTATTACTTCTAGAAGCATCAACACAGGAAAGACAACATTAAGGTTTGGCTCAGGTGACGAAGATAGTTTCGACGAAGATGTTGTTCCAGATCCTAGTGAACATTCAATTAGTCTTTATGGTGATAAAAAAAGCTTTCATAGTATAACAATTGACCCAAACAGCTTTCTAACAACACAGACGTTAGGAATAGCGCCTAGAGATACTACTTTAACCATTACATATAGGTATGGTGGTGGAGTTAACCACAATGTCTCTGCGGGATCGATTAACTCCGTCAAAACATTAACAACTCAGTTTCCAAACGGAACTCCACCTTCAGTTGAAAATTCTGTTAGAGGCTCTTTGCGAGTAATTAATCTTAAAAATGCTTCAGGTGGAGAAGACGAACCAACCCTAGACTCAATGAGGCAAGTCGCAATCTTTAATAGAAGTTCTCAAAATAGAATTGTTACAAGAGAGGATTTGATTGCAAGAATATATTCGCTACCTTCAAAGTTTGGTAGAGTATTTCGTGCAGCTGTATCTGACAATCCTCAGAATTATCAGTCAGCACAACTCCACATTATCTCAAGAAATAGCAAAAATAAACTTAGCTTGTCATCAGACACACTTAAGAAAAATTTGGCTAAATACCTTAATGAGTTTAGAATCATATCAGACGCAATTGACATTCTTGATGCAATCATCGTTAATATATCGATAAGATATAGCGTAACAGTTGAAAAGGGTTACAGGCAAGATATTGTTATTGCTGATCTAAATAATAAAATTAAAAACTTGCTTAAAATTGAAAATATGCAAATTAACAAACCAATTGTTGTCAGCGAGATAGAAAACATCATTATAAACACACCTGGTGTTGTTAGCTTGTTGAATTTGAATATTGCTAGTAGGTCAGGTATATATAACGGAAACATGTACAGCGATTATCAATTCAATGTTATGCAAAATATTGACAGAGGAATGTTATTTCCTCCTTTGGGCGGCATGTTTGAAATAAAATATCCAGGTGATGATATTGTAGGGAGCGTAGTCTAATGCATAGAGTATTAACGTCTTCAAAAGACACTTATATAACTAATAAAATTATTAATAATTCTTTTAGAGCACTAAACGCAAATGTAGGTAGTGCTGGAACTTTAGACTTGTTTAAACTGTATAGCGAAAATTCAGTCCCAGGTGAAAGTGACCCAATTGAACTATCACGTCTTTTGATTAAATTTCCAATTGAAGAATTATCACGAATGGATGATCTTGGTTTAATTGACATTACTGATCCTAGTTTTAAATGTTATCTTAAACTTCATGACGTTTACGGAGGGCAAACAACTCCTAGAAATTTCAAAGCTATTGTTTTTCCTTTGGCACAGGAATTCACAGAAGGGACAGGCTTGAATGTTGTATCATTTACAGACTTAGATGCTACAAATTATATGACAGCGTCAATCCAGAACGGTACTGCTGTATTATGGAATGAACCGGGAGCCATGGCCTCTGGAAGTTTAGGTGATTCGAATATTGATGTCATTGTTAGTGGATCACTATCAGGTACAAATACTTCTCTTTGTGTTGAACAACTTTTTGTAACAGGCGAAGAAGATCTAAATGTTGACATCACAACAATTGTATCAGGGACAGTTTCAAATCAAATTCCTAATCATGGATTTTTGATTGGTCTATCAGGAAGTTATGAAAATAATGACAAGTCATACTTTGTAAAGCGTTTTGCATCAAGAAACGTTCAGGTTGCTTCACTAAGACCCAAACTTAGTGTTCATTTTGATGACAGTATGCAAGACAGTCACACAGACATGATTTTTAACGTGACAGGTGCTCTGTATTTAAGAAACTATCATCAAGGAAACTTAGAGAATATTCTGTCCGGTTCTTCAGCTTCTGAATTGTCTGGAGAGAACTGCATGATTTTAAAAATCGAGTCAGGAGACTTTAAAAAGACATTTAACGTGTCACAGGCAATGAGAGGAAGACATAGAATTCCAGGTGTATATTCATCATCTTTTGCCATTTCTAGTTTTGACCCACTTTTATACGATGAAGTTAATGCATCCGGATCGATTACATTTAACGAAATATGGACCAACCCGGAAGAAACTGTGACATATCTTTCTTCCTCGATAGAAGTTAAAAGAGAATCAAGAAGAAAGTCAAATACGCAAAACCAAAACAACCTCTTAGTAACTGTATTAAATGTCAATGAAGAATACAGACAAGGGGAGATTGTCAATATTCGAGTTTTTGCTGAAGCTCGCGATAGAGCAATTGTATATGCGCGTTCTCCGATTGAAAAGAAGAGTCAAATATTTAAAGAGATGTACTATAGAGTAAGAGATGTCAATGACGGAGAAGTAATTATTGACTTTGACAAGGTTAATCATTCAACTAAACTATCGACAGATGAAGACGGTATGTTTTTTATATTTTTTACAGACTCTTTGGTGAAAGGTAGAACTTATACGTTTGATTTTCTCATTAGAAGAAACGGAGCTGACACAGTAATCAAGGACGCAACATCTAAATTCAGGATTGTATAATGTCAAAAAATTTATTTACTAGGCAAAAAGGAAGACTTTTTGAGCCTAAATTTACACGCCAAAACAAACCCTCGTCTAATTTTTTGAGAGAGCAATTGAATGTTTCAGACAATCAAGAATTTTTAAAAAATACAAACATAGAAAGCAGCTCTTCATTTAGATATGGAAATAATACCGGTATTGTGTCCTCCCAGCAATTAAGAGTTGATTATTCTAGATTTGAAAATCATATATTCTTTCATTCTGCTGTTGCTAGCGTAAATGAAGCATTTGATAAAATAGTCAACTTTTATCCGTATGAAAAAAATAGAAAAGGTCTTGAACAATACGAGGATGAGTTAACCGGTTTTGAAAAATACATTCTGGATCAATTTCCAAAAAATGTGGGTTACTTAAATTTTTCTGGATCTTTGGTAGGTGAGCCTTTAAGTAACGGAAGTCAAATTAATGTTCAAGACATGTCCGGCGGAACACTTTTAGAAATTTCAGATAAAACATCTGGCGCTCCAGTTCTAGATCCTAACTGTTCTCCTTTCTGCTTGGAAATGTTTCTAAAGATTCCTGATCAAGCAAACGATAATCAAGTAATACTCCAAAAATATAGCAGTCTATCAAATAACTTTACATTGGCTCTGTCAGAATCAGCATCAACATCTGCGTGCGAAATTAGATTTTCTATCTCATCCGGATCAAATTATTTGATGGCGTCTGGGTCGATTGAAAAAGGCAGTTTTAATCATGTAAGCGCTTTATACGATCCACATAGCGGAGGCACTTTAGAGTTAATGATCAATCAATCTGTGCATACTTCAAGCAACAATGTGGTATTTCAAAGGTTGAATTACAATGCTTCAGACTTAACTATAGGGACTGGTGAGACACACAGATCTAATGGCGAAATATTTACAAATAAGCAGTCATTCTCTGGGTCGATTGATGATTTAAGATTTTTTCATAAAGTTTTTCCAAAAGAAGAAATACAAGAAAGACGCATTAAAAGCTATTATCCACAAGAAGGTGACAACCTTAAACTTTACTTTAGATTTAATGAACCATACGGCGACTATTCAGGTAATGACTTGGTTTTTGATGCATCTGGTAATTCTTTACACTCAAGAATAGAAAATTTTGATATTGATTTGAGAAGTACAGGATCAGATGTTCCAGTTTTATCAGAAAATTTATATAGAAACCCAGTTCTATTTCCGACTTATGATGGTATTATTGATTTAAATACAAATCTTTTAACAACAGCATCTCTCTATGATGAGTATAACCCGAACTTAATTACAAAATTAGTACCCCAGCATTACTTCCAAGAGGCAACCAATTATAGGGATTATAGTCAGGAACTTGAGCAGCTTGAAAGAAACTTCCATACATTTTCACAGAACAACCCAGGACAAAACAAGTCAGATATCCCCGCTGTTCAGTTGCTAATGAAGCTTCTGTTAAGTTATGCGAAGTTTTTTGACGAGCTTAAGCTCTTTATTGATGCAGTAACTAGCTATGCAAATACTGATTACGAAGATTATGACACAACTCCTGACCCTTTTCTTATTAGAAAGGCAAAAAGACACAATATAAAGCTTCCGCAGTTATTTTCTAATGCTAATATTGAGCAAGAGCTTGAGGGCGTTAACTTGTCTAGCGATGGAGGATTGTCTGTATTAAGCTTAAATCAAATCCAGAATTTAATTTGGCGAAGAATATTAAGTGAAGCCCCTAAGGTCAACAAGTCAAAAGGAACAATTAATTCAATTAAAGGAATGTTTAGAAGCACCGGCATTGAACCAGACAATATTATGAATTTTAGAGAATACGGCGGATCTAAAGAAAAATCACTGGAAGCTTCAAGAGAAATATCTAGAGACGTTTATAGATTTTTAGACTTTTCTAGAATTTATGATTATCAGGTGACATCATTAGACGACAATGGTTACCCAATTGATTCAGGATTTGGGAGAATCAAAGGCGGGTATTTATCCGGATCCAGAACAGAAGTAGGCCTTCCCTTAGCAGCAGGAACATTTGTCAATAAAACGCTAGATAATCCAAACGGTGAAAGCGACAACCCTAACGATGGTTTATATACATCTGGAAGTTTTACCTATGAAGCTTTATATAAATGGGACTACGGTTATAAAAATCAGCCGGAGAGCTTAGTTAGAATGCATGTGACAGGTACTTTGGCGCCATCGTCAAAAGAGGCATGCCTTGTCAATCTTGTTGCGACTGATGAAGATATTACGCTTTATATGAGAGACAATACTGAGGATTTAAAAAGCATTACCATTGGAGATGTTAATGTTTTTGACGGTGATATATGGAATGTTTCTTTTGGAAAAAAAGATGCACATGACATGTCAACATCATCCACAGGGAGTTTCTTTTTAAGAGTTGGGAAGCAATTTAGTGGTGATATTATTGATCAGAGAGAAAATACGCTTCTTGTTCCGGAACCAGCTGCTAGTGTCTTTAAAAACATAAGCGAATACAATACCTCAGGAAGCTTTTTTGTAATAGGCGAACAAGATTTTCAAGAAACAGGCAAGGGTTCTTTTTTAAATGATAATACATTGACAGAACAAAACGCATTCGAAACTCATTTTTACGGAACTGTATCTAATATTAGATTTTATTCAAAAAACATTACTGATCAAGAATTCTTAAATCATGTCAAGAATTATGATTCATTCGGTGTTCAAGACCCCAGAGTTAACTACGGATTTTCAACTTTGACGACAGGATCTTTTGAAAGACTAATAGCATATACAGATGGAAAACAAAATACAAATACAACAGACTCATTAGGCAGTATTAGGCTTTTCGACTTAAGTCAAAATAACTTACATTTTGAAGGATCTAATTTTGACCCGGAATCAACAATACTACTAAATAAGAGAGTAAATTTTGAAGTACTTTCTGATAAGTTTGACTTAAATCAAACAAAAGAAAAAATAAGAATTAGATCTTTTCAAAATGCTAATAATATTAATCAATCATACTTTTCAACGACTGCACCCGTTGACAAAGTACTTCCAAGTCATCAAAGCACAGACGATAATAGATTTTCAATTGATATGTCAGTAATGTCTGGGTTAAATAAAAATATGATGAAAATATTTAGTGATCTAAGTTCATTTGAAGACTCGCTAGGGCACCCAAATGTTATTTTTGGAGATAGATATCAGGATCTTAAGTATTTAAGAGAGATATACTTCAATAATGTTTTAAGTGATCTGGATTTAGAAAAGTATAGAAGTCTATTTAAATGGATAGACAATTCTTTCTCTGATATCGTTTACTCAATGTTACCTCGAACTACTAGTTTCTTAGGTATTAATTTTATATATGAATCACATGTCTTAGAAAGAAACAGATATAGATACTTATATGACGAAATCTATATGATGGCTAATCAAAGAGAAAATCAAAGAAGTGATATATACATGTCGCTCTTCGAAGGCAGAGCTAAGAGACACTGATGGCAAACAAATACTATTATAACAAAGGGTTTTCTGATAGACCGGGAGACGTAAAAAACTCAAACTTAATTTACACAGGGAGTGTAACTGTTGACGGGAAGTATGTTGTTGGTGACATACCATCAAATGTTTTTACCTCTCCTATGCAAAGGCTGGGAAAAACAATTGGCGTACCCAAGCCAAATTTGACTCCAACAGATCGAGAAGAGAACGGTGTGGGTGGAATTAAGTTTGAAACGGTCACAGTATTTGGTGACTTAGAACCAGAAGCACAGATAACGTTGCGATCTCTAGATGGTTATAGGGTTGGAAAAAACATTAAGTCATATGATCATTTTGCATCACCAGTTTTTAGGCCGATCATAAGAATATCACCTGAAGGTTTTTTTGAAGAAGATACAAGCGGTGTAGTTAATCACTATGCAAGTTTAAACTCTTTTGGCTTTGGACAATCTTACAAGACAGTTAACGAAGATTATGAATTAATTCCTTTTAATGACTTTGGTAAACTAGACCCTGTCAAGCTAATAACTGAAGGAGAAAACTTAGCATATCCAATAGTCTACAAAGGAACAAATAATATAGAACACTACACAGATCCTTCTCATCCAGCTAGCGATGGTGCAATTGACGTTTTTGATGTTAGAAGCTATATGACTACAATGTCTCCATCTGACATCCACATCCACGGTATTAAAGGTGACTACCAAGGTGGCGGAATCGAAGATGTCCGAGCAGGAAGTAAGAAAATTGACAGCAAGCATGAAATTTCCGGAAAGAGAACACATTCAACATTTTTAGATAGTCAAGAAATAGCCTTTAGCGAGTATAATTTTTCTGCTGTGGGAAAAACAACAAATTTAGCAAATAGAAAATTTGCTTATCCCGGTTTTGTCACAGTTGAAAAAGAGACAATGTCACCTTTTTCAGAAGAAAATACGTACGGAGAAAATAACTCAACTGATTCTTTTCTTTTGGGGAAAATAGATAACGTAAGTGAAATCGGAACACGTTTTAAATCTGCAACAAACGGATTAATATTTGGAGAAAGCAACCCGCTAGGGACAGACTCAATTGCTTTCGGAGGTTTAAAAAAGTAATGCCTAAGAAAAATAATAACTTTCCAGAACAGTATGTGTTAGCAAATTTAACCAATTTTCCTAAACCTGCTTTATATGTTGACTTTTCTAATAACCCTTCTGACATGTCAATTAATCAAGCAGTTGTGGAATACGAATCTCAAATCGGGTATAATGTTGAGTCTTATTCAGAAAATGTGGGCCCTAATGATAATTCAATTTTTAACTATGCAGAATTTTCAAATTTAAGAAACAAACGTGCTTTGATTGATTATGGCGATGCTGATCCTCAAAATCCGTTATCTTTTGGTGTCTCCGGAACGGGTGAAAATAGACCTTTCACAGTTTCTTTTTGGTTTCAGACTCGTGTTAGTCAAACGTTTTATGGGCTATTTAGCTACCAAACACGCGCTTATACTGACGATTCCGGAGCTATAACATGTAGATACTATAGCTCGACTAAAACTTATGAATTTGTTATTAGTAGTGATACTGTAGGACGTCAATTAATATGTACATGTACTCCGGATTCTGGGAGGGGATTGGACCCGTTTGAAACATGGACACACGTCACCATTACATATGATGGTACAAATACTGGTGGGTTTGGAGAAGATCGTGCTATTAAGTTCTTTATTAATGGCGAAGAAATCAACAGGAGTGGAGATTCTTTTCTTGTAAACAATGTCAGTAGTTTTACTCACTCCCCGCAAGATCCAACTAGACTTTTTGTAGGGGGTTGGGAAGATGGTGACGATGAATTATCTGGGTATATGTCTCAATTTATGTGGTTCAGCACTGCTCTAGATAACGACCAAATTAATCAAATTTACAACGGTCAACTAAATAATTTTTACTCTTCTGGTAGGCTAAGTAATCCTTCAAGAACTATCATAAGAGAACAAGATGCATGGTCAGGAAAATACCCGACAGTTCACAGAATGAATAGAAAGGGCACCAGCGGTATATTATCTAATATTTTATTTGATGATGCAAAGACAGTTAAATTTGGGACCCGTATATACGACAACTTTGATATAAAAGATTATGAAGTCTATACGAAAGAAGTCAATGGAGATGTTTGGGAGGTCTCTGAGGGCGTCATAATCAAAAGAGAATTTGACCCCAATGAAATTAATTCTGCATCAACAGGCGCAGTTGTTTTAGCGGGTGAAGGTGACAGCGATGGAAGATGGATTCAGACAAAAAATAAAATATCGATGCCTACTGTTTATCTAGACGTTCTTAGAGGCCCTTATAATGACCAAGGTGGTTTGTTGGGTTCATTAAAGCTGGGATTGGTAGAAGGAGGCCTAAATGAAACTCTTTTTATTCAAGCAAAAACTGAAGGTGGATCTTGGGAAAATATTACTATTGAAGAAAGTTTTATTGGATCTGACGTTAATAGTGATCTTTTAAGAGCAGGCGGCTTGAATGCAGGAAGTTTTCTTTTTGGTGTTAACATCGATCAGCAGAATAGCTTAACTAGTCAAGTTAAAAAGGATAATCGACCGGTAATGTCATTAAAGATACCAATGGAAGCCTTTGCCAAAGCAGGATTTACTAGTGAACCCTTTTATTTAAGAATTGCACAATCTCAAGTCAACAGTGCGTCACGAAACGTTTGGGCAATAGGAAAAATTGATATCATCTCTAGGGATGAACAGGTGACTTATCCTGCATTAAACAAAGGCGTAACTGCTGATTTATTTCATCTGTCACAAAAAATAGCTTCACCTAATATTGTAAGTTACTTAACCACAACTGGAAGCGCAATTGAGGGAATTACAGATTCAGAGTATAGTTTTATCGATTCTAGCTTGGAGCAGAAGAACACTCCTTTTGATGAATTACTAGTCACAAATTATCAAAACAATGAATTTCATAGGGTAGGAACAGATCCAAATGTACTGCCTGGGTTTGATTTGCCTTTGTTAGATAAGACAAAAATAAGCATAACTTTGTCTGCTAGTTCAGAAACTCGGATAGGATTAGTATACCCCCCACCAAAAAACACACTAACATCATACCAAAATATGATGTGTTATTATAATTTTAAAGATAAAATTTGGGATCTTGGTGCCTTGCAGGGCCCTCAAAGATTTGGTCAGACTTTTGATGACATGATAGTGTCTTCATCGATTGGCTTTGGATCACTTAATCCAATAGGAGAGTCAAGCTCTACCACGATTGGAACACCAACTATACATGACAATTTTCAGTATAATGGAGACTTTTTCGTCAATTCCAGTGTAAGGCCCACAAATGCATTTGGGTTTCCTTCGCACGTAAAATTTGCACCTGAAGAATATTCTGGTCAGACGATTAAAGCATCTGAGTTAGGGATAACAAAGCCATTTCTTTTGGAAAAAATAAAAATGTCTTTCGATGCATCAATGCAGTTTGCAGATATTGAAGATGGTGGGACATCTAATCAGTACTACTCTTTAGAATTTATGACTATTCCAGGTAGTAACTACCAAGTTAGTTATTTTGAAAATACTGAAGTATACATACCTACTTTTTTTATTTTGAGGAATTTTAAAGACTCGTTAAATGTAATCAATAACGTTCAAAAAATTGATCAGTCGTTAGGTTCTGTTGTTGAAAATTTCGACTTCAATATTAACATTCCAGACAGTAGATATATTTGGGATCGAACAACAGGATTACCAGATACATATAACGATTATGTCACAACTAATAGAGAACTAATAACATACGGACAATTTTCTGTATATCGATCAGGTAGTGAAGAAAATAATCAATTTATAAGAGTCGAAGGTGACACCAACAATTATACGCTTATTGACGCGCCATTTAGTGACAATGTTTTAAATTCTTTAACGAGAGACTCAAAAATTCTAACCATAACCTCAAGTATTAACAGCCTAGATTTAAATCAGCACACAATAGAATTTCCGTGTAGGTCACCTATAATTTCTCAAAACGTCTTTTCAACTTTTGACAGCTATGAAGGTGCTGGAAACGGAAATACAGTAATTTTAAACTCAGAAAATGGAAAAACCATCCCGGTGTTGGCCGGATCTAGTCGTAACGTAGGCTCAGCTTTTACGCCAAACTTGGTTGAATCTGATCAAATAGAAATAAATGTATCTGATGGATTAACAGAAAGATTAACAAAAACATCAATAGTTTCAAATCCAAATGAGTTTGATAGACCCGCACCTTATTTGATATTACCTGAAGACGAACTTATTTTTGGTTGGCAATACCCATTACCTAGGCAGGCCGCGGCAGGAATTAGCAGTGGTGATGATGTCAATGATGAATTTGCAATGACACTCAAAGGTATAACCAATATTGAGTTTTTTGGGAGCCAGATTAGAAACGGAAAAGAATTTCACGAAGGAATCAATCAAAACTTAACATCTAATGCAATTCATGAAGTAATCGGAAGTGATTCTATTATTGATCAATGGCAAGTTAATCTTAGAGGCGAAATGACAGGTAGCCTATCAGATCAATTCATGTTTGGGAATAGTCAGAATGCAACCCCAGATAGTTTTAGTTTAGGTAGTATAATAATACCAGAAAACTCACTCAAGAATAATTTTGTTACAAATGAAAGACAGTCTATTTTATTTGAAGGAACCAAACCTGTCAATAGAATCAATGCAAGATACTATAGATCTTCTGAGAGAGAATTTGGCAATTTAAGTATTTTAGGTAACACATACGAATTTTTGACTGCAGCCGGCGCCAATGAAAACGTTTTTAACAACCTAGATCCAGCTGGATCTTGGACACATGGGATTAATCGGTTTATTAATATTTCTAATTATTCTTCCACCTTTAAAGACTCAAACGTTTTTAATCTAAGAGGGCCTTCTGTATCTAACAAGGTCGACTCTACATACGGTAGCAGTCAAAACTTTACAAGATACTCTCTAAGCTTTGCCAGCTCAACTGTTGTAAAATTAGGTGGTTATCCAAAATATTATTATGGCAATAGACATTACGGTCACTTGGCGGACAGTATAAGACAAGGCTTAGACGGAAACTTTGAAACAAACTTAACTATTCAAAATAGAAATAACGACGCGTCTTCTTTTGTTGTTACCTCTCCCGCCGTTAAAACACAATTTGTGTCATCCGAGTATGACAATGCTGATCTTAACTTTAGAATATTTAAAAAGACAAAACCTGAAGATATTAACGGATCTAGTTATATTAGTTATCAGAGCTCAAACTTAGATGAGTTTTCTAGATCTTTTAAGCCTTTTTACGACGATGGAATTGTTTTAAACAGAGAATATGGCGAAGATACAATAACAGTAACTATTTAAATTAGGTATCATAAATGGCACAAACTAAATCAATCAACAAAAACAAAGTCGAAAAAAAAGAGTATTTAGTTGTAAAAGACGATACAGGAAAAGTAGTCAAAGTTATATTTCCTCATAGCGTAGAGTTTGGTGTAGAAGGATTAACATCTTCTGTAACGCTATCATCTGACATGTTACCTGATAGTGATGCATCTAGATCCTTAGGTTCACCGGAAAAGCAGTGGAAAGATCTTTATGTAAGTAAAGGAACCATATATGTTGGAGGAGCTAGAATCGGACTGTCAGAAGATGGAAAGCTTCAGTTCAGAGATAGAGGTTCAGAAACCGACACTATCCTAAGCGAAGCTGCTGTTGTTAACAATCAATCAGTTCTGAACGCATTAGGATATCAGCCGGCAAACGGAACGTTATCTAATTTAGCAGACGCAGAAGCCGCAAGGATTGCCCTAGGGCTTTCTAGCTTTACAACTGGATCATTATCTGACATATTTGATGAAGCACCAGCAAACATGAAGAATAGCAACTTAATTTTTGGTAAAAGTGAAGATGGCTCAATTTATCTTGATAAAGGCGACGGTGCTGTCTTAGCTGTCGCAGTTGACAAAAATGATATCGGATTAGGTAATGTTGTTAACAAGACACCCAGTGAAATGGTCGCTGCTGCAGGAGGATTTTTTGAGTCTGACTTTGACAATACATTTAATTTAAAGTTTGATGGGAAAAACCCAGTAACAGATGATAATATCAATGCCAAAATGGCAGCAAACGCTATTAGCTTTAGAAGCAGTTTAGGATTAGGAACTGCTGCAACAAGAAGTGAAGCAGACTTTAGAGACGCGTCATGGACACCCTCAATAACTGACTTACCCGGAACTATATATCATGACGGGCGAAAGCCTTCAAAGTCTGACATAGGATTAGGGAATGTTGTAGATAAGTCTCCTTCAGAATTGTCAGTAGATGCAGCTTTCACATCTGCTGACTTTAGAGGGTTAATTCATGCACATTTTAAAGATAATGATGCAGACTGGACTTCACGTGGTGGTGCAATTCAATCAAATTCAGACGCTGTTGCAGAAAATCAAAGCCGGCTAGGGTTTGTCGAAGGACAAGAAAGAAATAAAGGAAAGTCTAAACTAGGATTGCTTGACAATGGTAAAATGTTGTCTGCTGAAACTTATCAAGACTCATCAGGAAAAGTTATACAGCCTGCTGGTTGGGTTACTTCTAGAGGTAATGCAGGATATTCTGGTATTAGCTACGAAGATAGCACAAACAAAGTTGCAAAAATAAGCATTTCAAACACTGATTCTGCCATCGGAATTACATCACCTGCATTTGAAATTAAAGAAGAGATATACAATATTAAAGTAAGAATGAAAACTTCTTTTATTAACAACCCATATTACCCACAGCTGTTTATTATATGTACATCTGATGAAGATCTAACCGGTGAATATATTACTAGTCAATATATTTACCCAGTTGAACCAAAACACAACAGCAATATAACATTTTATAACAAAAAAATCAACGGGGATGGATCATCTCAAATAACAAAATTGTCCGGACCATCATCAACTAGTCAGACTTTCGCTGTATACGAATATCAATTTATTCCGCCGACGAACGCAAAATGGGCTTCAATTGAACTTTATAAAGCCTCAGGTGATCTATATGTAGACTGGATATCTGTAACTGAAGATACTAAGTCTGCTCGTCCTACAGTTAGTAGCTTGCAACTCTCTAACTTTGCAGGTAGAACTTTTTCAGATATTGCAAATAGTTCAGAAATAAATAATGTGTTACCTACTGCTTCCTCTTTAAATCTCTCCAATTTTGTTGGCAAGACACTGCAGAGTGCATATAATGATGGAAGAGCAGCAGCAACATCATACTATTCAAGTTTGGAAAAAAGATCACTGAGCAAAACATTATCCACCAGTGACTATTCAGACTTAGCAATTAATGAAGATTGGCAGCTTCGAAGCTCACCTTTTACCACCGTCTTCTCAACGACATCAACCTCAAAATTAAGATTTACAGTAAAAGATAGCACGACAGGAGGCTGGGTTAGCAAAGGCTATATTAACGACTCAGGTAATGATACTACAATTAACTTTACAGGGCAACACCGCTGCGAAGATATTGATGACGAGCTTTCAACAGCTGAAGTTGGTTTAATTGTTTCGTCAACAGGTGATTATAACAACCTTGTTGAAAATGATATTCCTACTATTAACTCTGCCCTACCTATTGTTAAGTTGTCATCAGCGGAAAAAGACAAAGCTTGTTTTGGTGTAATATCAGATAAAGAAGACTTAGAAAATTTTGGAAGAGAGTACTCTTTTGGAAATTTTGTTACTGAATCTGATTCTGAAGGTGATGTCAATCGTCTCATTATCAATTCTTTGGGTGAGGGTGGAATATGGATCACAAACATCAACGGGAATCTTGAAAATGGAGATTACATAACGACTTCAAATATTCCAGGTTATGGCATGAAGCAGGATGATGACATATTAAGAAATTATACTGTTGCAAAAATTACACAAAATTGTGATTTTCAACTTACCGGCTCAAATTATAAGTGCGAAGAGCTAATTTTTAGTGGGTCTACATATCGCAGAGCGTTTGTGGGTTGCACGTATCATTGTGGATAATGTTTTTCACAATGTGAATACTTATAACTAACAAAGGACAAATATGGGAATTCTAGATAAAAGAACAAGATTTATCGATCTTGTTGTTACTCAGGAAGGAAAAAGACAGATTGCAAATGGGCAACTAAGAGCTGAGTTTGCTTCTCTTTCTGACAGCAACTTATATTACGATTCTTCAAACAAAGAAGACATCAGTCAAAGAATTTACTTTGAAGTTATGGAACGTCCAGAGAATTCAATAGTATTAGAAAAAGACGACAGTGGGAATTTAATCAATCTAGATATGTCTCCTACAGGATCTATAGTAGGTAATGCAATCTTTCTTAAAGATCAACAAGAGGCTGCTAGGTTGTCTCTAAATGCTGTCACTGGCAGTGATTTTAAAATCGGAATGCAAAGTGTACTAGACTCTTCTCTTGATCATTTTAGAAAGAACTATTTTATTGGAACTTTTGATACTAATGGATCGAATGAATTCTCGTTGGATAAAGACAAAGTAACATTTACTATAACAAACGATACTCCTTTTTCTGGATCACCTTACAAAGAAGTAATTAACGTTAACGATGCTGAGCCTTTCTTTTTAGACTCAAAATTGGCACATTTAGATAATTTTCAATACCTTCCTCCTGTTTCAAATACAACTGGTGCTACAATAGGTGACTATGAAGACATTAGAAGTACTAAAAGAGATAGCTGGGAAGATATTAAAAAATTATTGGCAGGTGCTAAGAATAAAAGATCTCAAAAAAATGCTAACTATTCTGAAAACCTTGTTTCAAAAAATAGAGTAGAATACAAAAGTGAAAAGTTAATAAAAAATGGAAAAGTTCCAGAAATAGAAGAATATACTCCAGTAGAAATTATAAGATTTGATAAAACATCGACTGACAACAACCTAATTCTTCAAGTATACGAAGACAGCATTGGTCCTGAGATGAATAAATTAGATGTTATAGATGCTGGAACTTTCTATGACTATGAAGATAATATGGGACGCCAAGAAAAAAGAGTTTTTTATGTAGGAAAAGTCTATTACGATGACTTTAATATGCCTACATTCGTAAATATATTTACAATTGTGATGGATTAATCATGTACGTTGCTAAAAAGAATACAAATAGATCAAAAATACTAAAAAATAACGACGTCAGAAAGCCAATACTTCTGTCAAAAAAATCTCATACAGATAGAGACGGAAACAGTGATACAATGCTCGAATTAGAATTTTTTTGCTTAGTCAACAATACAGCAAGAAGCGCAAATAAAAATTTACACACTTCAAATCAAGCAGCTTCAATTGAATTAAGGCTCTCAAAGAACAGTCTTTTCTATTACAAGACGTCAGGAAAAAAATCTGCTAGCAGTAAATTTATTAGTGACAATATCAAAAAAAACAAACCTGAACCGGGCGTAAGAAAAGTAAGAGGATCATATAAAAGTTATGAGACTAATTCTGATAACCCGCTTAATAAAGATCTTTCAACCCCCGGGAATAGACGCTATTCTAATCAGTTAAATCTAGAACAATCTAATTACATAGTCAATAGCATCCCAGGACACAAAAATAAAAATACAAAATCAATATTGTCTGATACAATTAAAATCGGCTCAATTAGTCTGGTCAATGCTGAGATGATTGATTCTCAAGGTAAAAAATTAGTCATTACAAATCAAGTTCAAGTAAATAACAATCTCAACCAAGCAAATGCACTCAATTCTTTCTCTTTTAGAAATACCTATATGTCACTAGTTGAAATGGGAGTTGATCCTGCTCAGCTATTTCAAGGGCCATACAAGAAAAAGTCTTTTGGGTATCAGAAAAGAGGAATATTTGAAAAAATCAAATCAATAACAAGAGATCAAAAGTTCGTCAAAGATGTCGTACCTGTTATTGACAACGCTTTTTTAAAAATCAAAGGCTCAAAAGAAACCGAAATAAAGTATGAAAATGAATCAACTGATCAGACGCAATCATACGTTAGCACAAAAGTAAACATCAGTCTTAAAAAACTACAATCACTAGGCGAAAACATTAATGTACTGATGTTTTGCAAAAACAAGCAAGGTGTATACTTAGAAGCTTCAGACTACACAATAAGCTTAAAAGACATCAAAGATCAATTAGTCCCAAAAGGGATTGAATATGAAGTTAATAGCAGTCGACTCAATTCAGGCGTCTCTATTTTGTCTTTAAATAACAACAATTTAGGCGTTGTTGATGTTGTTGTTCACGCAAAAAAAACAAAAAGAAATTCACCCTCTGAATATAATGTATTTAACAAGTACGATACTGTCACTCTAAAAAAAGAAAGTAGAAAAGTCTTAAGAGATGGTTCGCTTGATAATTCAAATAAAAACTTTCCTAAAAATTTCAAAAGATCAGAAAATATCATTTACAGAACTACTGTTAATTTACGAGGAAAAAGCTATAGTAATTTCAAAACATGTTCTGACAAAGGAAAGTTTAAACAAGAAAATACACCTCATTGTACTATATTTACAAAGACTAGTAGTACGAAAAACAGTATTGAAGTATACGTTCAAAATATTTCTAACAATGTAGTTGCTGTAAGGCCAAAAAAATATAGATATAAAGGATCAGCTAAAAGTGAAAAACTTCCTCTTATTAACAAGTTGGATAATGGCTTTCCAAAAGAGTTAAATACTTTTACTAAAGTCAAAGGCTCTTTAACATCTATTCGCTTTGAAGATTTTGACGTTTATCGATCAAAAAAATACATGTATGTTGTTGAATGTATGATGAAAAACGGAGAGATCAAAGATGCAGCTGCATTTTTTATTCATGACTATAGTGAAAGAGATGGAACTGTTCTGATCAACAATGTCAAAGTTGAAACAAATCAACCAAATATTACATCTACAGACGCAACTCCCCTCACAAGCAATAGCATTAATAGAAAAGTAACGTTAACTTTCAATATCAAGAAAATTGAAACTGAAATAGACAAGATTTTAAAAAATCTATTTGGTGGCTTGTTTGACATATTCAAAGATGATTTATCAAACATTAGAGACTTACAAGGTCTGGTATACTCAGTTGAAGTTATTAGAATCAATAAAATGACAGGAGAGAATACAACAGTCGGTAAAGTAACTGCTGATGAAAGCGGAAATTGTGTCTTTGTTGATAATGAAAATCCTGCTTTTAGCGATACTTGCTATATGCTTTCTCCGAGAGTTTCTCCGACGTCTAGTTTGATCAGCAGTGTTAACGAAACTATAGAAAAGATGGGTAAAAAGACTATTTTTGACTCAATCAACTATGTTGATGCTGCAAATAAAAGAAAATACAAAAACAGAGATAAAGAAATACACACAACAGTAGGAAACAAGTACTCAAGAAGAAATTCTTTTTTAAAGGGTTTGATCGAAACACCCAATTTTGTTTTAAATCAATCAAATTTTGATATATTCTTAAACTCTAAGACAGGAGATATTGAATATGTTGACGTTCCTGCTGGAAACACCTCTTTTGACAAAAATATTAGCGTCAAAACAGACTCAGTAAAGGAAGTTATTCTTGCAAAAAGCACACTGAATCCTGAAGAATCAAAAAATATAATGACAAAGAAATATTATGATGTGAGTTTTACCATTACAAATGATTTCTTTGTTGACTTTTATATAATTTTTATTAAAGAATCAGGCAATGTATACTTAGATGGTGTAATGCATAGTACAGATTCTTTTTTGCAAGAGAATAAGTATTCTTATATAGTGGAGCATACTGGAAGTTTTGGCAAAGTTGAATATTATATTGTGCCTGTCTTTAAAGACGGAATGATATCATCTCCTAAACTAGTAGCTGCACAATTAATTAATAGCTGAAGGATAAGATAAAAATGGCAAAGAATACTGCGGACATCAATATCAGTCTTGAATCATCTTCAAAAGTGGCAGAATTTCCTAGCTCTGCAGGAAAATTATTAGAAATTTTAATTGCTGAGCAAAAAAGTAGTGATATCAATGAAGAAGCATATGAAGCTTTTACTTCGCCAGGAAATACAGAAATTTATAAAAGGTTGCAGTCGAAAGGCCTAAATAATTTGAGATCTGAGATTATTAGCATCTGTGAGTTCATACCTATATCAACAGAGAACATAGATGAGTCAGCGTCTATGCATAATAAGAAATTAGGGGAAAATACTTCCATCAGCGTTTCTAACATTTCTAGAGTAATTGAACTACATCGACAAATAAGAGAATATATTTATACAGCATCACAACTAGTTCTTGACGCTGAATACCCGGGATTGTCTGACCCTGAATTTTTAAAAGAGCTTAGCAGGTGTGTCAACAGAGGCTTTAATACTAGTGCAGATACGTCAACTAAGAAAACTGTAGATAATATCATTACTGCGATTTTAAGTAATGAAGTCAATAAAGTGGGCCCTGCCTCTAATAAAACTGTTGAGCTTATTTCTACTAACAGAAACAATCCATATTTTCTTGGCTTGGTTGAATATTTTGTTTATCGTCGTCTAGTAGATGAAATATCTAAATATCTTTATAGGATATCAGAAATAGAAAACAATCTTTCTGGTTATATAAACATCGACAATTTTAGAAATTTAAAAACTTTTAATCCTGCCAGCGCTTTTGAAGACGTGGATGATAGAGCTAAAAACAGTTTTAATTCAGAAACACAAACGCTGCTTTACGATGATAATCTTTCTTTATCTTTGATGGCACTAGATACTTTGACAGACAATGTTTCAGGAGATATCTACGTCAATGCGATCGGGCAGCTAATTAATGCTTGCACATTTAGAGATTCTGCTAGAACTCTGTCTTCGCTTTCATCCGCAGATCGATCGCTAACTAGAGTTCAAACTGGCAAAATGAGAGTAGGTATTCAGTCAGACTTATCAGAAACTATCGCGAATATAAAGTCGATACCGCTAAAAGGTTTTTTAACCTTACTGGGTGATAACACACAAGAAGAAATCAATTCTTTCGGAGTTAATTACGAATCAGAAAAAGAATTGACGCTGGAAAAATTTTACTCTTATTTTAAAAACATAAGAAACGCTTCCGGTGATGGATTTGATGAGGTGGAAGAGGGAGCAAAGGAGCTCATGGCTGCTTTAAGCTACGATATCATGTCGTGGTACATAACTAGAATTGGTGGTGAAGAAGCAGGTACATCATCAAGCTTAACAGAGGGTTCAGTATCTTCTGAATCAACTGACCTAGGTTACTCTATTGCTGATTCACTTCACTCTTTTAGGCTTAGTGAAAGACAATCCGGAGTTACAAACAACAATAATCAATATGTTCGTTATTCCAAAGAACTTGCAAAAGAAGGTAACAATATATACTTTGATTATCTACAAAAGAATTTTGGAATTGATAAAAATATTCTCGATATTAATGAAGCTGAATCAGGATCAAAAATAGTAGACATTTCAGAGTCTTTAGTCTCTACACCCGGTAATACTTCTATTAGTAGCGAACCAAATAGTGTAGGTTTTGGAGACTTTACAAGAAATACATACGGTTACAGAAAAGGAACGTTTTATAGCGAGAGTCAAAATAATTCTGTCAATTACCTACCTCTAGAGTCTTCAAATACAACAGACAACGCTGTTCCAGGTGCCAAGTTTTTTGTAGAAAGCAAACTCCAAGACTTGGCTTTATCTAACAATTCGCAAGAAAATTCTGAGTATTCAAAATTTGTAAAAGATTACAAAAAGCTATCTAATTTTTTGTTTGAGGACATTCTTACTCTTTACCCACACAGTGAGATAACCAAACAATATAATAGTCAAGAAAACGAAGATAATAGAGGAAAAGGTGAGCATCGCTTGACACCTCTAGGGCTGGGATCTGCAAAAACTATGTTATTCAATATGATCCAAGGTTTGATTCTAGATTTAGAAGATATAATAAGCCAATCAAATGATGAAAAAACTTCTTTGATTCCTTTGTTGGCAATTGTTTTAAAAGCTAGCAATAATGAAACAGAAAAAAGCATTTTTCCTTTTTTAAGCTCTTTGTGGGGTGAAGTTTATCTGGATCCAGCAAAGGAATCCAGCGCAAAAATAAAAATAGGGCGTTATTTAGAGTATTATACAGAAATATGTGCAATTAACTTTTTTAAGTCGTTAGGATTGTCTCCAAGAGAGCAAGGTAGTGACGCAACAAGAGAGTTTATGGGTGGCTCCGGTCAATCTTACAATTTGTGGCTAGGGGACAATAATGATTTATTTTATAAGGGCAATATTGCAAATAAGTTTAATAGAGGAAAAGACCTAAACAAAAAAATTGAAAATGATAGCAAAACAGGAAGTACAACTGTATTGAAAATTCAGGCTAAAAAAATAGATAATGTTTTTGATAATACTTTAGGCGGTGGAGAACGATTATCTAAAGTTAGTGAAGGGCATGAAAGTGACAGTGTCAAATACGGGATTCACAGATTATTTTCAAAGCTTTATGAAGCAGCAAATAACTTAGAAATTCATGAAAGTCTAAATGGAAAAACTAATATATCATGGGTAGATCCTGAATTTACTAATACGAATTCAGGAAAAAGAAAATACATTGACCACACTAGTGCAAATATGCTTGAAAACGGGAGAGGGTATCCTGGTGAAGATTTTGTAAACCCTAACGGTGTTAACGGAGAGTTGATCAATTTTTCTGGACAACATGCAATGTTAATAGCATATCAATGGGCTACAAAGTTAATTCAAAAAACAATTCAAGTATTTGCTCAAACAACTTCTGACGGAACTTTTAGTCTTAAAATATATGACGATCAAATCCAGGGAACAATAGACGGATTAAAGAGTGTAATGATAGACAGCTCAAATAGTGATCTATCAGGAAATTTTAGCGAAAATTATATCAACTCATACCAAATTGCAAAAAATTATGCAGAAGACACTGTATCTAAAATTACTATCAGAGAGAACTTTATAAGAGATATTGCAGGTCTATTTTCAGCGCATAGTGATGCTATTAAAAATCTAGATAGTAAAATTGACAACATCTTTGAAGGTGACACTGGAAGCTTGGCTGTTAATACTCTTAAAGAAAATAATGTTTTTAAAGACAGCGTCATTGCTATTGATAGTCTAGGTGTAGGTGAGTTGATTAAATCAAAAAATAAGTTTTTTGAACTGTCAAAAGATTCTTTAATTTTTAGAAACACTAAGCATGTCTTACCTAAGATAAATTTAATGGAAAAAGTTTTTTCAAGAAGCGGGTATGGGTTCTTAAAGTCTGAAAAACTTGGTCAAAAGTCCATGATAAATGTTGGGATTCCAAAGACAATGATCAGCACTTTGCAATCACTAGCTTTTAGAGAGACAAGCGACCCAAGATATATTGACTCTCCTTTTGTTTGCATTTCTGTTTTTAAGAAAAACCACCTTGACCCAGAGGCGGAATACTATCCTAAGAATTTTATTTTTGATGTGTCTGCAAACATTCTGGACTATAAAATAGACAATAGCGATTTAGGGAAGTTGACTAATCATTTAGAAAATTTAAAAACTGACATGTCTTTCAGTAACATACTTAAGTCTATAGAGTTGCAAAGATTCTTGCCCGGGGGTAAAGATATAAAAATTCATACTTCTTTTGGGTATGGAGAGTCTGGTATGTTTTCTAAAGAAGTTTTAATTAATCATCTTCACGACTACCTTTTGAAAGAATATATCAAAATGACTACCGGTTTTTTAATTGATGAAAGTTCTTTTCTTCTTGCAGAAAAGCCAATCAACTATCAAAACGTGGAAACAACTCAAAATTTAGGAACTAGACTCAATAATGAGTACCAAAGAGTCTTAGAAAACATTAGAAAAAGATATCCTAAAATAGAAGTTGATGATCAACTCAAGAGTGAAGTCTTTAGAATGATAAGTATGATTAAGCAGTCTGCACCTTTTTCTTTTGTCAATCGATTCAAACAAACAATAACACCTAATAGTTTTGATAAAGTTTATACAGTTTTGATCAATGAAAAAGATTTTGTAAGAATTCCTCCCGCAGGTATGACATCAGACAATCACATACTTTCTATAGACGGATCGTTGACAAGAAAACTAGTCTCTAGTTATCAAATTAGCGAAGACGGGTCTTTAAGTTACGGAAATACAATAAGCGTATTGAATGAGTCAGACAATAACACGCCTTCTGTATATAACTACTATACACAAGTCTCTATTCTTCCGATCGGGTTTGTCGAAGGAGCACAACCTGTGACTATCGATGGCGGAACAACTAGTTCAATTTCTTTTGCATCGCCCATTCAATCTACAGGCCCGGTGACGGTTCCTGTTGGACTATTTTAAAAAGGAAAATCATGTCTAATATTATTAAAAACTCTCTAGAAAAAGCAAAATTTTATAACAAAGACGATAATTCCCCTAGAGCGTCCTTTAGTTCACGCCCGGCAAATAAAATTAATATACCTGAGGTCAAAGGTGCAAAAGTAGATTTTGTCTACAATTATTTTACAAGAGATGAAAGAGTTAGACCGGACAGTATAAATAATGTTGATAAAGTTTTAGAATTAGACGCTTCAAATACTGATGAAATATACTACAGGACAGTCAACGACAAACTAGCTAGATATGTTAAAATAACCTTTTCACCGCCTAAAATTCCCAAGATTTTCTACGATGAAGACGTTAATATAAATACATTAGACGTAGACATAAATTCAATTGTTAACAAAATAATGATTGAAGGAGCAACTTCAAATACAGTCTTTTCAGGAGTAGAACTTATTGACACGGGTAAGGAAAACAAACTTTATAATATGTTAGATAGTTCAATGTATTTTATGAACATATCAAGAGAAAGAGAGTCTAACTTAGGTGCTGTTTCTAATCTGTATAACGTGCTAGAACAAAAAGGTGGACTGCGAGGAAAAGATAAAAAAATACTGAGAGAAGCTTTTAAAAATTTATCTTCTAATAATTATAGGCTAGCAAAATCAGATGTATCACCAGAAATTGCTAAGTCATCTCAAGACCCTATATCTAAACAGTCTTTTTCAGTACAGTTCAATAATCTTCTGATGGAAGAAATGGTAAATTCGTCTAACATCATACCTGATACTGTCTATCAAGATGAAATAAGATCCTTGTCAGATGTTGCTAGTAACATTAGATCTAGTCTGATAGAGACGATCCCTCCTGCTCACCAGTATAATGAGTTAGACTACGATTTAGAAGTAAAGGCTGTTGACGTAAAGGCAATACCAGAGTCTACAAATCTAAATACGTCAAACTACCCAGAAATTAGATTTGTCGGGTATATTCTAGAAAAGTATGAAGTTCTACCGGACGAGACTATTGAATTGGTTGGGAGAAGATATATTAGCAATCACAATAGTTATTTTGCAATTGATGATCAAGTAAGATATGGTGGCTTATATTTTTATAAGATAAGAACAGTCTGTAGGGTTAAATTTATAGGAACAATCGACAATCCAATCAACCCAGCGATTAATCAACTTGGTATTATAACTTGTTTCATGGGTTCGTCAGGCGTAATTGAAACTGTAAGATGTATTGAAAAGACTGCGCCACCACCGCCTGCAAATTTAAAAGTTAAATTTGATTTTGAGTCTTCACTTCCTAAACTTTATTGGGAATTCCCATTCAACAAGCAGAGAGATATCAAAGGTTTTCAGATATTTAAAAGAAACAGCATTAATGAACCTTTTAGACTTTTAAAAGAATATAATTTTGACAACTCTTTGATTAAAAGTGAACCACAAGAATTGATCCCTAGCGAAGATATAATCCAAACTAAGATTCCTAGAACAATATTTATTGACAATTCGCACAACGAGGGAGAAAAACCAATATATGCTGTAGCTTCTATTGATGCGCATGGAATGACTTCTAATTATAGTCGTCAAGTAAAAGTTGAGAGAAATCCCTACATAAACAAGGTCAAGCAAACAGTGATTAGTCGCGAAGGTGCGCCTAAACCCTATCCAAATATGTTTCTAAATAATGATACTTTTATCGATGCAATCAAAACTAGCAAATACGATAGAATTAGTTTGGTTTTTGATCCGGAATATTATGACGTTGTCAAGACAGAAAAAGGCAGACAGACTCAACCTGGGATGACAACAGATGTAGTTAGAGAGAGATCTTTGAATCTATTGGCAATTGATGAAAATATTTACAGATATAAGTTTCATTTTATAAACATTGACAATCAAAAAGATAAAGTTTTAGAAGTTAAGCTAGCAACCAAAGCTTCACCCGGAACTACCGAAGAACAATTTAAAGTATCGGCTGCCAGTTTTTCTAAAAACAATATGAGTTTTCAATACGGGGTAGAATAAAAATTTACCACGAAACTTATTAGTGGTATATTTATCTAATAAGAAATATATAGAACGGAGAGTTTAAAATGGGTTTTTTGGATCACAGTACTAACAATATTATTGTTGATGCCGTACTTACTGATGCTGGTCGACGTGCGCTAGCAAGAAATGATGGTTCATTTCAAGTATATCAGTTTGCATTAGGTGATGATGAGGTTGACTATTCAATTATTACAACTTTTGGAAAGACAGTTGGAAAAGAAAAAATTGAAAAGAATACACCAATTATGGAAGCACTGACTGCGGGTAGTTTAGCGCTTAAAAATAAAATTGTATCAATTGACAATGAATATGTTTCTTATTTTCCTATTTTCACCATTAATGCAGGTGCAAGTGATGGAAATTCTTATACAACTTACCAAAGAACGGGAACAGCAACAAATAGTAAAACAAAATCTATTTCAATTGAAGTACAGCCTGCGGCAGGTACACCAGAGATTGACCCACAACTAATTGATAGCGCATTTAGAGTCGAAATGAATCACATCTTTTTAAAGATCGACGGAGATCAACCAGATGTAATTTATTCGGACAACATTGCTGTCTATGAAGTTGATGCCGAGCCCGGTTCTAGCAATATTACGTCCACTGCTTCATTTAATATGTCCCTAAAGGGCATTACAGATACGACGTTTAACATCTACGCCACTTCTTCTGGAAACTTTATTAAAACATATGTTAAAGTAACTGGAATTAATTCTGGTATCTCTCAGACGTTCGAAGTAAGAATCAATAACTAATAAAGAGGAAAATTAATAATGGCAACTTTTAAAACAATCACTAGTGACGATATCAAAACAACAACATCAGTTTTGAATCAGTTAGTAGACTTTGTAGAGTCTGATGTATCAGGTTCAAATACACGAAAAAAATATCAAGTATTTGTTACCAGCTCTGGCGATAATGCAGTTACTTCTTCTTTGTTTCACACTGTATACGATCAAAACTACACTTTGCAAACATCAAACGAACTTTTTGACATGACAATGGGTATTTTTGAAGGATCTGATACTGTTGTTGATGCTCAAGCTGGTTTGTCTCCGGACGCAAATGGAAAACTTTTGTTCCCGTCACAGTCTCTAATGATGAGAGAAAAAATTAGTATCTATAAGCAACATGCACAATTACTTTTAGGTGATTCCAGTCAAAGATTCACTGCTCCGTTCACTCAATCAACTGTTCTTGACTCTAACAATATTGATGAAGCACTTTTTATTAACTTTAAAAGACTTTTTGTTCGCGACGGAATTAAAAGAGAAACTTTTGCTGTTAAAATGTGGCAAAGTTCTTCATTTGGTGACTTTGACGAAGCTGGTTTTATTGCAAGTCATGCAGGTGAGCAAAACTTAATTGTGACTGAATTGCACCCACCAACAGGATCTTTTATTTATACAGACGTTGGATCATCAACCAGCGTAGAAAGATCTCCTACAGGAGGAGACGTTGGCAATATTGTTAATGCCTCAGACACTTCTGAAGTTGTGGGAACAATGTTCTACCAACAAGGTATTGCAGTATTTGATATGAAAAAGATCTTTAATGCAGATCAGTTTATTACAGGCTCTATTCAGTCTGTGGGTGACAAGCAAAACACTGATGTACATGATTCATTCATTCCTGGTTTTGTTGTTTCTGCATCAATGGATCAGATTTTAGATCACGTTGCATCAACTAGATTTGGTAGCGGTTCAAACACTGTCATGACTTTCCAAAATAATACAAAAATTAACTCTACACTCTATTTTTGTAGAGCAACTGCTGATGAATTTAATTACTCAACAAACCCATCTTATACTAACGAAGAAGGAAGAATTAGAGTTATCTCTGCTGGGCAAGAAGGTGTTGAGAAGTCATTTTCATTCATTACAACAGTAGGGCTTTATGACGCAAACGAAGAATTACTGGCAGTTGCAAAATTAAGTCGTCCTGTTGAAAAGAACGACGAAAAGGATATGACTTTCAGAGTACGTCTAGACTTTTAAGGAAAATAATGTCATTTGTTAAAATAGACAGAAATAATTTTGAGTATGTCACACTAAATGTTAAGCCGGAGTTATCTTTTATTTCGTCTTCGCTTGGTGTGACAGGTTCAGAATATATCGCTCCAATTAGATCTAAATGTTTAAAAAATTTAATTCCAACAACATTTGATTTAAACGGCGACGGAGAAACAACTTTTGGAGAAGCTATTTTTGCAGTTGCTTCATCCCCCGCCGGAACTTTGCACTCAATGCAAAATAATCCGCTTTCATATGATTTAGCAAATGCTCATTTGAGTGCAGTTAATAATGCAAATACTATAGCTAAATTTGATAAAACAATAGATGTTTTTAGAATCGATCAGCCAGGAACGTTTAACAAAAACAAGGTTGTAAAAAACGTAGTTAAAAATGTCTTAATGAAACAACATCAACATAGATACGAAAACTGCAATTTTACATATACAAATTATAATTCTCTTAACTTTTTTACATCAGAGACGATACCTACAGGCTCTGCTTTAATTTATCCTAACGTAGAGTTACCAGCATTAGGACGAGGTGCATACGACCTACCTGATAGTTTTAGTGTAAACTTTTGGATTAATCCTAGATATTCTTCAACAAGTGAATATCATCCCGGAACAATACTGCACATATCATCTTCAATTGCTATTAGTCTGATTACAGGATCATCTCCTACTAGAAATGAGTTTAACGAGTACAAAGATTTTAAAATATTGGTTCAGCTTAGTCAGAGTGCTGATATACCTCCGTCTTCACTTGATACTAACAATCTTAGTAAAGTTTTCCCCGCAGACTTAATCTTTACTTCTTCTTTCAGCTTAAGCAAAAATCATTGGCACCATGTATGTGTACAATGGGGTAACGCCTATCATAATAGTTCTGGTTCTATTATTATTGATGACGGTGAAACATTTTTTCATGTACCATCTGCTTCTTTGCACGCAGACCCTAATAACACGCCCTCTGGGATTATCATAGGGAACTTCTACGATGGTTCTGTTACAAACTTAGCTGATATCCTAAATGATGATATAGCCGCACTGGAAGGATTTACTGGTGTAGGCCCTGCAATCCCTGGTGCACCGGGTATTAACGAGAATACTTTTTCTCACCCGCTCAATGCCGAGATTCATGAACTAAAAATATTTGACATTCCCCTTAAAACAGAAGTGTCATGCGAGAACAGCAATTTAGTTACGCCAAGTGAATATGAATTAGTAAAGAGTCAAGGTGTAAGTAGTTTAGATAATTTACGTTTCTATTTACCTCCTTTCTTTTATCCGGAGACGTCAACTAGAGAGGTCTTAAACACACCATTTCAAACAGTGACAAGTACTACAGACGACCCTATCAATGTAGGATTTTCTTTTGGTGTTAATGGTAAACTAATAAATCTAGAAAACTTTACAAGAGAATTTGTTATAGGGCAACAGCCTAGACTTTTAGGATTAGTACCAGAGATTATAAGCACTTACACATCAGATTTGACTCCTGACGAGTATGTTTATGACAGCGGTGCTAACAAAAAAAGAAATATGACAATTCTTCCTAATGACAACGGTCTATTTAAGCCAAATTATTTTGTATTGTCTAGTTCACCAATGTCTGAAAGCATCAAGTTTTATTCTTCTGGCAACAAGTCAATAGGCTTACCCGACTATTCAATCGTATCACTGGAAAATTTAATCCCAACTAGTTCTTTATTTCCGGGTCTAGTTCAGTCTACAGGGTCTATGTTCGATGCTGTTGTTGAGGCAGGAGCTCAAAACCCGGGTGTCAATCAAGGTGAAGTTCTTACAATTGCCCAAAGAACAAAAGACGTAAGCAGTAATGAAGTAACAATATATGATATATCTAACATTTATTACGGAAACAGAATCCACCCAGGTAGCTTTGAAGTATTTGAAGAAGATTTGACCGGATCTGATGGTAAAATTAAAATTAGATTGAGAGATAATGAAAGAGGATCTTTGTATCGAGCAGACTGCTTAACAGAACAAGCAAAATGGAACAATGTAGGAAGTATATTCTATGATGAGGGAATTGCAATGATTAAGTCACCTCATTTGTTCTATTTCAATAAAGATAAAACTCATATATCGTTTAAGGGCGAACAGAATATTCATACAATGATGCTAAATATTCCTGCCTATAAAGAACTATTTAATTCATCATCAAATCCAACATATCAAAAATACACCCCTAGTGACAATATAAATGATCAGCACCTAAGTGCTGTCTATGTATCAACAGTTAACATTCATGATAATAACTTTAATATTATAATGAAAGCAAATTTTGCTCAGCCTATTTTAAAGACTGAAGAAGATGAATTTGTCATTAGACTAAAAGAGGATTTTTAATGTTATTGTCTTTAGATATATCAACTAGCTGCACTGGGTATTGTATTTTTAATGATCAAAATGAATTAGAAGTAATTGACTATATTGATTTAAGTAAATTTAAAGGCTTTTATGAAAAAGCATATGAAATTAAAAGAGTAATGAAAAACATTAAAGAGAATTACTTAATTAATAATATAGCTGTTGAAGAAAATTTACAAGCTTTTAGGCCAGGTTTGTCCTCAGCAAAGACTTTAATGACTTTGGCACAATTTAACGGAACTACTTGTTGGATATGCAAAGAAGTCTTTGACATTGAACCTATATCAATAAATGTAAATGCTGCTAGAAAAGCAATAGGATTAAAGGTTGATAGAAAATCAAAAGAAAGTACTAAAGATCAAGTAAGAAAATGGGTTTTTGACAACGAGACAAATATACAGGACTGGCCTACAAAAACACTTAAGTCTGGAAGAAACAAAGGTCAAGTAAGAATCATAAAAGAAAGCTACGACATGGCTGACGCTTACGTTATTGGAAAGGCATATTTCAATTTAAATTGATATATATAATCACAATACATTAGCGTGAGAATTAAATGAGAATTAAGAAAAGAAATCTTGTAATGATCATTGAATCTTTTTTAAAAGAAGAAAATGAAACAGATGATAGAAGTAACGAAGACCAGCTTCAATCTTTAATTGATAGTTACAGATCTAAGTCAGTAGAAGAAAAAAGGACAATTGCTTTTTTTATAAGAGATGCGTTAAGAAAATCAAATTCTCTGGAAGGAGAAGCAATATCAATAATTGATGCAGTGATTAAGCATTTAATTAATGAAGAACCGATGACACCTGAGTCGATTGCGACAACTCAAAAGCTTATAATTGCTTTTATTTGCACAGTGTATGACGCAAAAGATGAAACAAAACGCGCTTTAATTAGTTTTTGGGATGATTATGCACGTCATGTTTTAAATCCTGCTGCTCCATTTGCAGTTATATCTACACTGGCTGGAGTCCCCGGCCTATCTGTAGTTTTGTATTTTTTAATGGAAGCAGTATGGTTTATCGATCAAGATTTATACTACGAACTTTCCGACCTAGATGCAAAATCAATGAAAGCATTAGCTAACGCTGTTACGCTAGGTGGTTTTGAAACTGCAATTGATAATGTAAACGCTCAAATAGCCGCAAATGACATAGAGTTAATTTTATCAATTTTACAAATGTATTCAAACCCCGCGATCGCTAATCCTGTTACACTAACTGTCGATGGAAAGTCGTATGTAATAGACGGGACAGCTAAAACTAAAACTGAAGCAAAAGAAAATATTAAAAGATTGATTACGAAAGAGATAATTCCAAATTCTATCTCTTCTGCTATAAAATCAACAGCAGTAAATTATCTGTCTACTGATCCTGAAAAGTTGCACAAACAAGAAAAAGAGTCTATTGAAAAAAGTAGTGGTACAACTGCAGCTAAATTTAATGTTCTAGATAGAATATAATTTTTAATTAAAAATTGAAAATACCTACTCTTTAAGTTATGTTTCCTATATGGAAATCACGACTAAACAAGAAAAAATCGATCTTATTGAATCAGCATTTGGTGAATCATTGCTGGCAAATAGCGGAAAAAATGTATCCGTATCATGCCCAGTTTGTAAACAAAATAGCAGAACCAATTCTAAAAAGAAAAAACTCTCTATCTGTTTAGAGAAGGGTATATATCATTGCTGGGTGTGTGAGTCGAAAGGTAAAAATGTTGCCTCGTTTGCATTTCGTTTTGCTAATGCTGATTCTGTGACAAGACAAAGACTGATAGAATCATTCAATCTTTCGCAAGAAGTTGAAGAAGATAAAAAAGTAGTGATTAAGTTACCAGAAGACTTCTCTCTGCTGTATTTTGATAATTCACGTCAAGGAGTAATCGCCAAACGTTATTTACACAAACGAGGTTGCAATCCTGATGATCTTTTAAGATATAAAATAGGAATAAGTAACGATCCAGAATACGTTAACAGAATAATCATTCCTTCATTCTCAGAAGACATGAAGCTTAATTTTTATTTATCTAGATCATATGATGAAAGTTCAATTAGAAAATACAAAAACTGTGATGCTAAAAAAACAGAAGTGATCTTTAACGAGTATTTGACTAACTGGAATAAGCCTGTCGTGCTTGTTGAAGGAGTTTTTGATGCAATCAAAGCAGGTGATAATGCAATTCCTGTTTTGGGAAGCTGGATTGACGAAACTCACTTAATATTTCAAAAAATAGTATCAAAAAAGTCAAAAGTAATACTAGGGTTTGATCCGGATGCAATAGAAAAAACAATGAAAATTGCTAAAAACTTATCTTCTTTCGGCATCGATGTAAGCATATGTGAACACAAAGAGACCGACTTTGGTGACATGAGCAAAGAAGAAGTAAAATTTTATATAGAAAACTCCAAGAAATATGAAATATCTGATAGAATTACATATTTAATTAAGAATATTAGTTCAGGATCAATATTTTAGGAGATAAAATGAATAAATTATCCAAAAGTGCAATTAGAGATATGATTGTACAAGAAATCGCTAAAATGGTAGGAGAAGACGCTTTAGTTTCTGGTGATAAAGACATGTATAGAAATACAGGGTTGAATCCTAACGCAAGAACGCCTCATAACATTTCAACAGTCAAACAATCAGATTCTTACGCAGACTTCGGAGGAGCTTCTACTAGCTCTAGCTGCAGTATTTGCGGTTGCACAGATTTTAACGAAGGTAGCTGCATGGAGTGTGGATATGTAAAAGAAGAAGTCTTGCAAGAAGCAGGCTGCGGATGCGGAAGTGTATCTTTGCCTGCCGGAAATGACTATTCAATTGAAACAATGGGAATGGGAATGTTAAGTAATGTTATGAACGACATGAACGTTTTTGATAAAGCTAATCATGAGAAAGGTCATAATGATTACATGGCAAAACCGTCCTTATATAAGGTTGCCAAGTATGCACAAAAACTTTTACAAATGATCCCTGACGGTTATGAATTAGACGACTGGCAACGTACAAAAATTGCACAAATTTCTGATGATATATCTGAAGTATATCATTCATTAGATTATGACTTTTATAATGACGAGTTTTAATGAAATCAATATTAAGCTTATTTGAAGAAACAAAAAAAGATTGTGTTCCTGATCATTCAGATAGAATGTTAAGAGGATACAAATATCTACCTGCTCAATTCAAAGAGTTTCTTCCTGTAATGCGTCATCCAAATGAAAACTCTAAAGAGTTCAAAAAAGACATAGAAATTGTTTTAGACTGTCACAAAAACCCTAGCATGACAACTTCTTTTTTGAGAGATGCTGACGAATCTGTCGAAGATATCTTTAAAACATTTTGTGAAGAAAGCGGTTATAAAAACATTGATTGGAAAAAAATAAGTGACGTTTTAAAAGAAGTCGACTCAATTGTTCTTAATCTTAAGTATGAAAACAATCGACCCAGACCCATACATTATCTCAAAGGTATTGATGACACCATCAAGGCTAAATATAAAAAGTCGCCAAGCTTTCCTTCCGGGCACACAACAATGGCGTACTTTATATGTGATGTTGTTTCAAATGCTATTCCTGATTTAAGGCAAGACCTTCAAACCCTTGCCTCGCTAATAGGACAGTCTAGAATTGAAAATGCTGTTCACTTTCCAACTGATATTGAATACGGAAGACTAGTCGGCGAAACTTTAGCTGACATATTTTCGAGCGGAAAAGAGAATAGCATCAACAAGCACTTAACAAGAAAATGCTACAAATCGCTAGCTGAGAAAATTATTTCAAAAAGCAGTTCAGTCAAAGATGCGATATATGACTTAGCTTATTTTCTGAATAGAAGCGCAGAGATAGAAAGCGCTAGCATTAATATAGATGATTGCTTTGAAGCTTCAAAATATTTAATGATGGGTATCCCGCCAAAAAATATAACTAGTTGTCCTCACATTAACTCACACATTGATTCACTTGCCATGGCAAATAATCTTGGTAAGATAGACAGCAATTACAAAGTCCATAATATTCACAAGTGCTTTGATGAAAAAGTATTAGACAGGGGCCTTCCGGGCGAATTTAGAAATTTCTCACATAGTTCACCCTCAGGTTGCAAATATCCAGAACCTTACGATTTAAATCAGAAGCTTAAAAAATGTCACACTTTCAAAGATCAGCCGTGGTTAAGGCATGTTGTTTATGAATACATTCATCCTTTTTGTGACGGAAATGGAAGATCAGGAAGGGTGATCTTAGTTTCTGATCTAGACTTTGATATTGCAAAGGCTAATTCTTTAATTGGCGATAACTACATTAATAATATTATTGCCCACATACAACCTGACAAAATTGAAAAGTTTTTGTAAAGTGTAACAGTACCTTCTAAGATATATAATAGTATCATCCAACCAAATTAGGAGGAAGTTTTGGCAAAATTAACTAAACAACAACTAAGAGATATTAAACTAAAAGTCCGTCAACAAAAAGCTGAAGAAGAAGTTCAAAACAAGCTTGAAGAGCTTAAATTAAAAGAATCAGGAAACGCTCAAAGCAATGAGGCTGAAAAAGCTCCTACAACTTTGGCAGAGGTTAAAGAAGCTCTGCAAAAACAAAAACAAGAAGCAGCTCAATCCGGTCAAGCTCAACAAACTCAAAAACAAAAGCTTAAAAAGATTAAGAGGGAAGTTAGAGACAAGTTACCTCAAAATAAAGGTAAGCAGATGACATGGAATTGTACAATCGGAGACTTGGTTGAAGTTCCTAGCCGTTGGACTGGTACAAATGAAAACCTGATAGGTATAGTTGTTAAAGAATCAATTGATAAAAATGGCGATGGTATTAGAATTGGAGCAGGTGCCGGTATAGCAACTGACAGTACTCAATTTCAAATATTAACAACCGGTGGTTTTAAATGGGTATATGCTAAAGGCCTTAAGAAAATTGAAGTTGACTAAAAATGTAACCACACTAAACATTGTATATAATATAACCACAACCAATGGAGAAAATATGAGTAATATATCACTTAACAAACCTAGATTTATTGGAAGGCCACATAATGAAAACTTATATTACTACCTTAAAAGTCTAGGCTGGGATATGACGTTACATAGAGGTAATGAATACTTTATAAGAAACGGTAAAGACTTTAGAGGGCCTAAGTCAAACGATGGCCTATTTAAAGGAAGTGATGGAAAATACTACTATTGTTCATTCCAAGAACACCTTAAAGAAGACGGATCTTTTCACTTCTTCCAGTATACTATACAAAAAAAGTCTAGAACTAGCGGTAATTATAAAGTTCTAATGGCAGGTACTTTAACAACAGACAAATATGAGCCTTTACCACCTGGCTGGCCTGAAGACCCAAATTTTGTGCATGATGTGACACCTAAGATGGTTGATAAAAAGATCAATGAAATTAAGACACTAATCAAAAGTGTAACAGCTTAACCAGTATTATATAATATAACCACAACCTAATCATCCAGGAGAAATAATGGATATCAAAACCTTCGTAAAAGTAGTATCAAACCTTCCACCAGAAATTTCAGTATTAGTAAAAGGACCAACCGGTATTGGTAAATCACACATCTTTCACCAGATTGGTAAAGAAATCGGACTAGAAGTATTGGATCGTCGCCTTTCATACATGACTGAAGGTGACCTTATTGGTCTTCCAGAACTAGTTGATGGTACAACAAGGTTTGCACCAGTTAATTGGTTTATTGAAGCTTGTAATGAACCCCGCGTTTTATTCTTTGATGAGCTTAACCGTGCTACATTGGAAGTTCAACAATGTGCTTTCCAAATTGTACTGGATCGAGAGCTTAATGGTCATAAACTTCATCCTGAAACCCGTGTCTATGCAGCAGTTAACGAAGGTAGTGATTACCAAGTTACTGAAATGGACCCTGCTCTTCTTCGTCGCTTCTGGTCTATTGACTTAGAACCAACAACAGAAGACTGGTTAGAATGGGCTGAAACTATTGGCAATATCGATCCACTTACTATTGGTTTTATTAAGAAATATCCTGCTCGTCTTCGTCACACAGGTACTTTTGAACCGGGTATTGTTTATCCTAATCCTGCTTCTTGGGCTCGTTTTGACAAAGCGCTTAAATATGCAAATCTTGACCCATCTACAAACTCTGGTGAAGATTATAATAGTCTTATCTTTTCTATCGGGTTAGGTTTTATTGGAGAATCAGGAACAATTGCATTTAGTGATTATGTTAAAAATTATCTAACAAAGTTTAGCCCTGAAGACTTGCTTAATCGATATCACACTAAAAAAGGCGGCGTCAAGTCTAAAATTGACAAGCTCACAAATGACAAAAAGAACGATTTGATGAGTATCACAATTACATACTTGAAAGATAATAATATTTCTCTGACTCAAGCAAAAACAGCATCTGATTTTATTGCTAGCTGTTCTGATGAAATGCTGGTTAATTTCATGAACATGCTTATGGAAACCAAACATCTTGAAAATATTAAAAAGTTTCATCGATATCTTGGTGGTAAGGTTGTAGAAGTAGTTAACGCAGCGAATAACGTCTAAGAGGTGGATATGGATACACAAACACAACACTATGTAGATATTTGTATACGATGGATTGAGTCACACCCTGAAAGATATGGACAAAAGGAGTTGCTGCAGGACATGCGAGAGTTCTTTGCTCATAACATCCCGTGGAACATTGGGGCAAAATCATTTACAGACGAGAAATATGAAGGTTTAGCAGAAGAAGTTGCAAAGTTTGTTTGTTGGGATGGCCCAATAGAATATGAAGCTCCAGGTTGGGAAATATGGGAGTCTATTGAAAATTCTCTATATGAAGATGCAATACGTTCTTTGCATGCTGAGCAAATTGCAGCAAAAATGTAACTGCATAAACCTTGTAGTATAATATAAACAACCGCAGGAGGATACATGGTAGAAACAAACGATACCCTAACAAAAGAAGAATTAACTGATGAAAGATTTAAAAAGATTATGCTTAAGTTTTTATTGAACGAGCCTTTCTTTTCAGATATCATGAGTCATGTTCGTCGACAGAAAACCTATGCTATTCCAACTGCTGGTGTTTCATGTGCAGGTGGAGAATTTACGCTTCATTGGAATCCAGACTTTGTTGGAAAACTATCTACAAAAAAGATGTTTGGGTTGCTTAAGCATGAATGTTATCATCTCATTTACCAACACGTTGCGGGTAGAAAGCAAAAGCCTCATCTCATGTGGAATATTGCAACTGACTTGGCAATCAATTCAACAATTCCGCTTGATGAATTGCCGGATGGTGGGCTTATTCCAGGCCAAGCAACAGTGTTTCCTGAGGGTTACACACCAGAACCATCTCAAATCAAGATGAGTGACTTCATTAAGTCAATGCCGCTTAATAAATCATCTGAATGGTATATGGAAAAAATCATGTCCGATGAAGACATTCAAGATGCAATTCAAGAGGCAATGGGGCAAAAAGGTGGAAGTTGTCCAATGTGTGCCGCCGGCGGTAGCGATGGTGATGGCGATGGAGATGGTTCTGGTGAAGGTACTGGCGGCCAAGGTTCCGGAGCTGGTGGTTCTAATAGTAAAACCAGCGAAGGCGGCGAAGCTAATGGCTCTTGTGGGCATGGATTTGGTAACGGAAAACCGGGTCAAGGGTTTGATCATCACTTTGATGAAGAACTTACTGATGCTGAAAAAGCCATGGCTGATGCTAAAATCAAAGAAATTGTTAAAAAAGCTGCCAATCGAGCATCAAAAAATCGATCATGGGGTTCAGTTGGTGCCAGTATGCAAGGAGAAATCCAAGCAATGTTTTCCGATGAGGTTGACTGGCGAAATGTATTGAGATATTTCTGTGGTTCTAAGCAAAAGGCTAATCGTTCTAGAACATACAAACGTATTAATAAGAAGTATCCTTATATCCACCCCGGTCGAAAAACAAGTTATACATCTAACATTGCTGTTTATATCGACCAGTCTGGGTCTGTTGGTGACAACGAGCTCCAGCTATTATTCAATACTCTTAATGAATTAGCAAAACGGGTCACATTTACAATTTATCACTTTGATACAGCAGTTGATGAAAATAGCGAGTTTGTTTGGAAGAAGAACAAAACTGTTCGCAAGGCATATAGGACTCGAGGTGGCGGCACGTGCTTTAATTGTGTTGAGGATCACTTTAGAAAGAACATTGCCAAATATGATGGCTATATTATTATGACTGATGGTTACGCACCTAAACCAAAACCTTGTAAATCTAAGCGCTGCTGGGTTATTATACCAGGGTGTGAACCACAATTCCAAATTGACAAAAAAGATACCAAAGTGGTAATGAAAGAATAAAAGGACAAAATATGAAAATACTACACATAGCTGATATCCACTGGCGAGGATTATCTCGACATCAAGAATATGTTTTAGCCTTCAAAGACCTATTTAGGCAAGCTGAAGAGTTACAGCCTGATATTATCTATGTAGGTGGTGATATTGTTCATTCTAAGACCCAAGGTATATCCCCAGAGTTAATACAAAACTTATGTTGGTGGTTTAATGGCCTAGCTAAGATAGCACCAACACACGTCATTCTCGGGAACCATGATGGCCTTATTCTCAACAAAGACAGACAAGATGCAATAACGCCTATCATAGAAGCGCTTGACAATCCTAACATCTTCTTATATAAGCAGTCTGGTACATATGAATTTGCACCTGGGTTTGAATGGTGTGTACTCTCTTGTTTTGATGAAGAAAACTTCTTCAAAGCCAAGCCCACTAAAGACAATGTGAGTATTGCTTTGTATCATGGTGCTGTAAGAGGTAGTCTTACCGATGTCGACTGGCAGCTGGAAGGTGAATCAACACTTGACCTTTTTAAATCGTATGATTTTGCAATGTTAGGTGATATTCATAAAAGACAATTCCTCAACAAGGAAGAAACAATTGCTTACTGCGGTTCAACAATTCAACAAAACTTTGGAGAAGATAGCGAAAAAGGCTTTCTCTTTTGGGATATTAAGTCTGCAAAAGACTTTACATGTAAATTCTACCCAGTTGAAAACAGATATCATTTTGTCACAATTGACTGGCAAGGAGATGTACAAAAAACATACAACAAATGCAAACTATATCCTAATCTTTCACGCTTCAGAATCAAAGCCGATAACTACATAAGTCAAGCTGACGCCAGAAGACTCCAAAAAATTCTAACAAAACAAAAAGCTGCGTCTGAAGTTGTTTTCAAGGTTGAATCAAAGTTTGATTCCAATACAATTCAAACAAGGTCGGGCGATACGATGTCAATTGACTTAAGAAGTCCTGACAAGCATAAAGAGCTTATTAGAGAATATTATAAAAGTAATAATCTTTCTAGCAACGATCTAGAAAAACTTGATGATCTTGTCGACAGAAGTTTGTCTGAAATAGCTCAGTCGGATAGAGACTTAAGGAATGTCAGGTGGTCAATCAATAGTTTAAAATTTGATAATTGTTTTTCTTACAAGGATGGAAATTTTATTAACTTTGAAAACATGCCCGGCATTACAGGAATATTTGGTAGAAATGCTAGAGGCAAATCATCAATCATAGGAACCATTGCTTATGCGCTATTTAATACATCTGACAGGGGTGCAATTAAAAATATTCATCTAATCAACACAAGAAAAAATTCTTGCAAAGCAGAATTAGATATATCAATTAACAACGTTCCTTATCGAATTGTTAGAAAGACTGTCAAGAAACAAACAAAAAAGAATATTTGGGCACCAACAACCCTCAATTTTTATAGACTAGACAAGTCAGGCGATATCATTGAAGACCTAACCGAAGAACAAAGAAGAGAAACTGAGAAAATCATTCGAGGTATGATTGGTACCCCAGAAGAATTTCTTATGACTTCTTTAGCTTCTCAGGGTGATATGAACAATTTCATTAAAGAAAAGGCATCTGCTAGAAAAGCTATTTTGGCAAACTTTTTAGATCTGACAGTTTTTGACGGTATTAATGAGTTTGCAAAAAAAGAAGCAGCAAACCTCAAGCAGCAGGCACAAACTTTGAATAGAGGCGACTGGGACAAACATATCAATTTAAAAACATACTCTATTAAGGAAATTGAAGAATCTATTGAAAAAGAAGAAGATGACCTTAAGAAGTTAAAAGAAGATTATGAAATATATATCAAAGATCTTCATTCCAACGTGCAACCTGATTATATTACCCTTTTACAAGTCGATACTGCAAACAAAAAATTGAACTCTGCCATTTCTTCTTTAAAGAGTCTAAAAGAAAAAAGAGACAATTTGAAAGACGATATTTTTGAAACTGAACAAAAAATATCTAAAGTTGATGCATTTTTAGACAGTATCAACCCGAATGAAATTAGAGAGAAACGTGATGCCCAAAAAGAAATTGAGTCTCTTTTAAATTCTATGCAAAGTGACTTAAAATATGAAAGAAAAGAGCTTTCATTCATTGAAAAGTCTGTTGAGAAGTTAAATGAAGTTCCGTGCGGTGATCAATTCCCTAAGTGCAAATTCATCAAAGAGTCTCATTCAAATAAAAAGAAGTTAGACAAACAGCGAGACAAGGTAACAGCTCTAAAAATTAAAGTTGATGATCTGAAAGCTGCTTTTAGAAAATTAGGGCGCAAAGATTATGGTGAAGAACTAGATAAATACAATGCTATTCTACAAAGAAAGTCTGAGTTAATAGCCTCAATATCTTCAATTAAAGTAAAAATTAAAGGTTATGAAAAAGATATTGACAATCTTGAGCCAAGCATCACAGTTTTAGAAAGAGAGTATAAAGACTTGCAAGAGCGATACGAGAGCCAAGAAGAAAATAACACACATATTTTGGCTGAAAATCGCGTAAGACAGACAAATAAGCTAATCAAAGAAGTTGATTCCAAGCGAACCAGCCTAATTACAAAATTAGCAAAAGAAAAAGCAGAAAAAAATGTCTTGGTGAAGCAAAAGAAAGAATATGAAAAAATCAGTAAGTCTTTAAGAATATATGATTTATTTACTCAGGCAACATCAAACAAAGGTATTCCTGTTCAGATTATTCATGCGATGCTACCTCAAATTAATGCAGAGATATCTAAAATCTTAAAAGGAGTTGTTGGGTTTACAGTTGAACTTGAAGCCGATCTAGATAGTAATACAATGGATATCTTTATTAACTATGGAGATAGTCGAAGAATCATCGAGCTAGGGTCAGGGATGGAAAAAATGATGGCATCATTAGCTATCCGCGTGGCTTTAATTAATGTCTCTTCGCTTCCTAAGACTAGTATGTTAATGATTGATGAAGGATTTGGTGCTTTAGATGAAACAAATCTAGAAGCTTGCAGTAAACTTCTACAGTCACTCAAAAAGTGGTTTAAAAATATCGTCGTAATATCTCATATTGATGAAATCAAAGACATTGTTGATAACAATATTGATATTATGAGAAAAGGAGTTGATTCGTATGTCTTCCAGCCGTAACTTAGTAGTCATTGGTAAGCAAAAAAAAGAAAATTTTTATTGTACTATTTGCGATTATCCGCTTGTAACAAAAGAAGACTTCACATCAGATACTGGGTATGATTGTTGCAACGAATGCTTTCTGCAATTTGCTCAATCAAGAAGAAAAGAATGGAAAAATGGGTGGCGACCTAATAAAAACGATATTAGAAGTTATATATCTATAAGGCGAAAGCTTTATAAAATTTCAAGCAAGGAGAAATGAAATGGGACTAAGCTTTGAAGAAGTAAATATTTTAGGGGATTTAATCAACGACACGTTTGGTAAGGCTTCTACAACATCAGGTTATTACTCATCAGACAAAGAAGACGATGTAAATTACGGTGGTTATACAAGAGGAGGTACTGGCACGGCAACGTCAGTTGCAACAAAGGCTAGCATGCAAGGCGAAACTCTTTGTGTAACTTCTTTGTGCATTGTTAATTTAGGACCACACGGTCATCAACATCAAGTAATCAATCAAACTGAGGGCGAACTTAATCAACACATTAACTCTTTCATGTCTAATCTTAAAAAACAATTTAAAAAGAAAGAGCATGCTGGAAGAGCACTCAAGACAAAAGAAGATAAAAATAAGCGCACAACAGACGTTCAAATGATTAATCATTATGCAGAGACGCGTCAGGCTTATATCTACCGAAGAGCGTTTTTTGAGATTGGTTAATGGCTAGACTTACAAAAAAAGCACAAGTCGCAGAAATTATCAAGTGTGGAAAAGATCCTAACTACTTTTTTAAGAACTACGTAAAGATTCAGCATCCTGTTCGAGGTTTGATACCTTTCGAAATGTTTCCTTTTCAGGAAAACTGTGTTGATGATTTTAATGAACATAGATTCAATATTGTTCTTAAGTCAAGACAGCTAGGTCTTTCTACACTTGTAGCTGCATATTCAGTTTGGATGGCCATCTTTAAAAAAGAAAAGAACATCTTGATTATTGCGACAAAACTAAAAGTTGCACAGAACTTTATCATCAAAGTTAAGACAATGATTAAGTCTCTACCCAAATGGCTTTTGTTGCCTGAAATTGTGTCCAATAATAAGCAAGAGATTATTTTTAGTCATGGGTCACAAATTAAAGCAATTCCAACCTCTGATGATGCTGGTCGTTCTGAAGCACTTTCTCTTTTGATTGTAGATGAGGCTGCTTTTGTTAGAAACTTTGACACTATTTGGACAGGTATTTACCCCACAATTTCTACCGGTGGTCGAGTAATTATTTTATCTACTCCAAATGGTGTAGGTGGGCAATATCACAAGCTCTATACAGAAGCGGAAGCCGGCTTAAATGAATTTAATCCAATTAAAATTATGTGGGATGAACATCCAGAGCGTGGAGAGGAATGGTTTAAACAGGTCACAGCAAACTTGTCAAAAAGGCAAATTGCACAAGAGTACCTATGTGATTTTGCCATCTCTGGAGAAACATATTTGGACACTGTTACCATCGAGTGGATGAGTAGTATTGTTATGCCCCCTATGATGAGAGAAGGCCCAGACAACAACGTATGGATCTGGAAGCAGCCTCTTTCTGAAAACGAATACATAATATCAGCCGATGTGTCTAGAGGTGATGCTAAAGACTATTCAACATTTCATGTGATTGATGTTAACACGTCAGAGGTTGTTGCCGAGTACAAAGGTAAGATTCGGCCTGATAATTTTGCTGAATTGATCAACAAATACGGGTTAAAGTATAATAAGGCATTGGTTTGCCCAGAAAACAATAGTTACGGTTACGCAACAATTTTAAAATTGCAAGAGCTTAATTACCCTAGATTGTACTATCGCAAAAGAAAAGGAGCTTTCTTGGGTGGGTACGTTCCTCAGCAAACTCCAGACGTTGCAGGATTCAATACGAACGGCAAGACAAGAGGTACTATTTTAGCAAAACTAGAAGAAGTTTTAAGAAATAAGCAACTCATAGTATACTCTAGTAGGTTCTACGAGGAATTAAAAGTGTTTGCTGTTGGATTAGATGGGCGTGCTGCTGCTAAAAGAGGTTATAACGACGACTTGGTCATGAGTATGGCAATTGGTGCGTGGTTGTTTGATGCATCTTCAGATTATAGCAAAAACTCTAAAGAGTTGAATGATGCAATGTTGAATGCGATGAAAAGAACAACAAACCCGTATGCAGATACTCCAGAAGCTGTTAATGCCCCAATAAGTATGTATTCAGGCAATTCAAAAGACAATCGTTCCGGAAGAACTAATTTTTTTAATCAGAACGCAAAACAAAGACAAAATTTAAACGATAACAAATGGTTATTATAGAGGAAACAAATGGCACAAAATAATTCTAGAAATCTTTTTCAAAGACTCACTAGACTTTTTAGAAGCGGACCCGTTGTAAAAAGAAGTGTATTGAAAAATGATGCAAGCAATAGCAATTATACGTCTTCAGCATTCGAATCATTTCGAAAAAATCAGTCTCAAGTATATAGTAATGCAATGTCTGCTTACGGAACATACGATAGAATGGCAAGGTATTCAGACTTTTCTGAAATGGAATACACGCCAGAGATTGCTAGTGCGCTAGACATTTATTCAGAAGAAGCAGTATCTGCAGATGAGAGTGGCAAAACACTCCATATCTATTCAGATAATTCAAAAATACAACAACTGCTTCATGAACTATTTTATGATACTCTAAATGTTGAATTTAATATGTCTTCATGGGTTAGAAATTTAGTTAAGTACGGAGACTGCTTTCTGTTTAACGACGTTCACCCTAAGCATGGTGTAATTAATGCATACCCATTACCTATATCTGAAATTGAAAGAGAAGAAGGATTTGATCCTAACGATCCCATGGCAGTACGCTTTAGATGGGTTACGCAAGGCAATCAGGTTTTGGAAAACTGGCAAGTATCTCATATGAGACTTTTAGGTAATGATGCATTTTTACCGTACGGATCGTCTGTATTAGAACCTGCAAGAAGAATCTGGCGACAGATGATTTTACTAGAAGACGCAATGCTAGTCCATAGAATTGTCCGTGCACCAGACAGAAGAGTCTTTTATATTGACGTGGGTAACGTTCCACCGGAAGAAGTTGGCAACTATATGGAACAGGCTCAAACCTCACTTAAGCGTTCTTCTATTGTTGACAAACAAACAGGAAGAGTAGACCTAAGATATAATCCGCTTTCAATTGACGAAGACTACTTTATTCCTGTTCGAGGCGGTGACAGTGGTACTAAAATTGACAATGTTGGTGGACAAACTATTGCGGGTGAAACACAGGATGTAGAATATATTCAAAAGAAACTTTTTGCTGCTCTTAAGATTCCTAAGGCTTATCTAGGTTATGATGAAGGACTAGGTGCTAAAGCAACTTTGTCTCAAGAAGACATTCGTTTTAGTAGAACAATTGCAAGAATTCAAAGAACTGTACTGTCTGAAATGAATAAAATCGCAATCGTGCACTTGTATTGCAATGGTTTTACATCAGAAGATTTGTTAGATTTTAAGCTTATGCTGTCAAATCCATCAACAATTGCTCAGCAACAAAAATTAGAACTATATAATAGTAGATTTGCAACAGCTCAATCTGCTTTGCAAACACCCGGCCTTGTTGATCGCGTTTGGGTACAAAAAAATATTCTAAGATTGACAGATGAAGAAATTAATGAAGTTAAGTCAGGTATGAAGAGTGACAAACTAAGCGACTTAGAAATTGAAGCAACTCAGTTGACAGCGCCTGGTGGGCCTGAGTCAGAAGTCGCAGGTATGCCTCAGTTTGATGGGGGTAACGTTGAATTAGGTGCTGGTGGAATTGACCTAGGTTCTCTTTCAGAGCAACAGTCTATAGATAACGAAGATTATCCAGTAAGAGTTCAAAAACTAATTGAGCTTAGCTTGGATGAGCTCGAAGAAGATGCGCCTAAGTCAAGGAAAGGAGAAACTAAAAAATTCAATTCAATTGGCACAAACTCTTCGATAAAGCCTAGAAGGAGAGATGATCCTGCTGATGCTGGGATGAGTGAGCTTGACTATGAACTCAAAAAGCAGGCAAAAGGTCCAAGTGTCCCGTCAGCAAAAGACTTGTTAGAGCAAGGAGACTTTAGCATTGAGGATTTCTTAGATGAACAAATTTCCGTCAATGCTATAATGAATGACACACTTAGATCAACACTTCAACGTTTTGACAATACTTATGGTAAACAAGTAAATAACAATATAATTATTTCTGAGAATAATTCATCAGAAGAGGGTGATAATGAAGCACAATAAAAAAAGAAACGTAGGAATCGTCTACGAATTACTACTCAATAATATCTCAAAAAACTTGTTAGAGGGTAACAAATCAAAAGCCAAAACTGGTACGAAGATTATTGAAAAACACTTTAAGAAGGGAAGCGAGCTATACAAGGAATTCAGATTATTTAATGCTTTATCAAAATCAACTGTTTCCCAGACTCATGTTGTTGCCTCTATTTTAAATGAAGCAAAAATTGCTAGCAAGACTTTGAATGAAAAAAAGCTAGAAAAAGAAAAGTCTGATCTCTTAAGAGACATTAACTACAAGATTAATGATCCCGGTTTTTATTACGCCAACATTCCTGACTATAGAGACCTAGGTCTAGTACAGTTAGCACTAAATGAGTGGCGTAAAGATGAGAGAGATATCAAGCGCCTAGTTGATCTTGAGACAAAGTTAGGCGAATTGTTGCTAAGAGAGAAAAACAGCAAGATAGAAGCTGAAATTAGTGCAAATCACAGCAATAGACTAGTTTTAAAGCTGATGACAGAAAAATTCAATAAAGCTTACGGTGGAAAACTAAACTCAGATCAAAAAACAATTATTGAAAACTATGTTTTTCATGAAAATAATCCTAAAGAACTGATCAGATTTTTTAAAACAAAAAAAGAACAGTCAGTTAAAATTTTAGAAAATTTTGAAGAAAAAACAGACAACAAACATTTGCTATCAAAATTAGATTTAGTTAGAGAAAAAATCTCAACTTTAAATGAAAATAACATCAATGACGAAAACGTAATTAAATTTTTGACTCTGACAAAAATGATTGATGAAATTAAAAAGGAGCTATAAACATGTCTAGCGATCAACTTCAAGTACTAAGAGACTGGACTCCAATCCAACTTTCTAAAGAGATGATTAAAGAGTCAAGAGAACGATACGACGGAAAGATCATGCTTTCTGGTATTATTCAAAGAGCTGATACATTAAATCAAAACGGAAGAGTTTACCCAAGAGCTATTTTAGAAAGAGAAATCATGAATTATCAAAAGTTAATTCAAGAAAATAGAGCACTAGGAGAATGTGATCACCCAGATTCTTCTGTCATTGAACTTAAAAATGCATCGCATATTGTACGAGAAGCCTACATGAAGGGTAATGATGTGTACGGCAGAATTGAGATATTAAATACACCCAGTGGTCAAATCATTCAATCTCTCATTGAAAGTGGTGTAACACTAGGTATCAGCTCTCGAGGTGTCGGATCAACCGTTTCCAAAGGCGGAAATCAATATGTGCAAGAAGACTTTCAATTAATTTGTTTTGATATGGTATCTGAGCCCAGCACTCCAGGTGCTTTTATGTTGAAAGAACACAAACTTTTAAGAAAAGATTTAGACAAATTTTTTAACCAATCAGATAAAATTGATAGAATGTTTAATGAAATCTTGAGGTGGTAATGAGTAAATCAAAAAACAAACACGCATTTAAGAGTTTAGTCAAAGAATGTTTAATTGAAATATTAGCAGAAGGACTTGTTGGAAATAGTCAGGCAACTTTAAGTGAAGTAAGAGAATTTAAAGGTGCCATGTATGAGTCTGAGGAAAGACGTAATCGATTCCAAGAACAACGTTCCATTAATGCAACAACATCAACAATGACTTCAACACCAAAGCCTAGATCAAATTCATACTTAGATAGAATTACTAGTGCAGTTGACAATGCAGGGATGAATAAAAGTAGTATTAACGAAAGCGAATCAATCAAAAAGAAAGTTTCTAGCTTGACTGATGATCCTATTATGGCAGATATTTTTGCTGATACTGCAATGACTACTCTTAGAGAACAAAAAGAAGGTGTAGGATCAACTCCTTCAGTAGCCCGTCAAGGTGATCAAGCAGCAAAAGTCGTAGATAGCTCTCTTCCAGAAGATCTTTTTGGCGGTGCATCAGCAAAATGGGCAGACTTGGCATTTGCCGCTCCAGCTAGAAAAAGTTAGTAAAATTTAGTTTTTGATAATATTTATCTTAGAAGACACGCAATCAAAAACAAGGAGGGTCTTGTGAGAAACATTAAAAAACTTACACCTGAAGTGATTAAGCAAATTATTGCTGAAGAACGAGTCAAGGTTAATAAATTTTTAGCAAAAAAGCGACTGCAAGAAAATAAAAAATTGCTAAACAAACTTAAGCTGCTTAAAAAACTTAACAATACACAGGCAAATTCTATCAATGAATCAAAAGTTATTGATTCAATGAAAACAAAGCTTATTAAAAGCATTAAAAACGATAACAAGAGAAAGTAATGCCTGATCAAAGACAAACAATAGTTAATACAGAAGTACCTAGCAACAAGCCTAAAGGTGCAAGAAACGATGAAAGAGTAAGGGCTGCTTTTCCTGATTCACCTATTTATACGGGTGAAATGACTGACGAAGAAAGAAAAAAGCTTTTTGAAAAACTTGTTATGACAGGTGTAGTTCTTAACGGAATTGGAATTAGTTACTTTGATAGAGACTTCAAGGGTAACGATAAAAATCCTGTACCTAATCTTTCTGAGGTTGAAACTGGTGGTGGCGGACTTCCTGCTTCTCCCTATGTTCCAAACTTAGCGTCACCCGGACCAGGAAGTGTTAATGCTGCTGATCAACCTGAATTTGCAGGAGAATTACCAAACCCAGATCTTAATGTTGAATTTGGTTCAGGAATGGGCGGATTGGTATCACCTCATGAGACGTCTCCAAAAATTGCTAGTCAAACAACTTTAAAGTCATACATTTCAGGCAGATCTTATCAAGGTTCAGATGGGAAAGCGTAGCAATCTATACGAAATATATTTCGGCCCCGCTGATTCAAAGCTAGGACAAGGTTACGGTCAACTTAAAAACGGACCGCTAGGAAGTGAGTATTCGCTGGGTGGTTATTACGGCATATATGACGAACCAGACCCTTATGACGTTGAAGACTTGGAAGGGGAGGATGTCGATATAACATCAAAAATCGATGGTAATATTCCTTTTGTCGACATGGGGGATAAAGCAAATCGTTTAAGTAATTTTTCTGGTGGTTTAACAAATTTAGCAGAATATGGCGACCACACAAACACAGTTGTACAAGGAATCACTCCGAACTTAACTTATAGAGGTTCTAAAGGGCAAAAGTTAACCAAGACTTCTATGTCATCCTCAACGTTTCCTAAACTATATACTCGCCCTAGAGTTGATATGACAGCAACTCAATTTGGTACAAGTAGAGCTCAGCTTCCTAGGCATTACGAAGAAGACAGTAATATATGGTCGTTAGATGATATGCTTGATCAACACGAACAATCATTGCACAAACATCAAAAAAATATAAATAGAATTAAAAGTACAATTAACAACATTTAATGTACATTTTTTTTGATATTTAAAAACTGTAGTAATAATTAAATCCATACGAGGAATACAAAAAATGAGTAAATTATTCGAAGAAGCAATTGCAGATGCCAAAATGCTTAAAGAAGTTGCCGAGGAAAATGCCAAAAAAGCTATCCTTGAATCAGTAACACCTCAAATTCGAGAGTTTATTGAGCAGCAATTACTTGAAGGTGATGAAACAGAAGAAGCTGACGATGCATCAGAGGAAAGTGAAGATAAAGATAAAGAAGGGTCTGAAGAAAACGAAGAAGATCTTAATGAAGAAGTTTATCTTGATGAAAGCGCCTTGGCTTCCTTGGTTAATTTAATTGGTGAGGAAAATTTAGATTCTCTAAATGAGTCTAAGTCAAAAGAGGCACTTTTTAGTGCTGTAAAAGGTGCAGTTTCTTCAATGACACACGATCAAAGAAATAAACTGCTAAATTTATCGCACAAACTTGATGAAAGTGCTAATAATTTATCTAGCAAAAGAGGAGAAGCAATGTCTAGAAAATACTATGAAGTTGACCTTAGAGCATTAAGGGAAGCTGTTGAAGAAGAAGAAGAAAAGAACGAAACTCAAGAGTTGGAAGAGCTTTATGAAGAGTTCTCATCACTTCTTGAACAAGACGAAGACGAGGAAGGCGATGAGCTACCTCCATTAGAAGACATGGAAATGGACATGCCAGAAGAAGAGCCTGAGGCTGCTGAAGGCGGTGAAATGCTATCTGATGACGAAGTTAGAGAAGCAATCCTTAACATGGCAGATGAACTTGGTATTTCTTTAAATGAAGAAGAACCAGCTATGGGCGGCATGGAAGACATGGATTTAGATATGGAAATGCCTCCTATGGGTGACGAAGAAGGCGACGAAGAAGATCAAGAACAACTTGATGAAGTTTTCAACGTTGACCCTCGAGTACTTCGACAAGAAATTAATAGAATTAAGCGTTTAGTACGCGAAGGCAAAATGGATCATCACTTTGGTGGCAAAGGCGAAAGCAAAGCTGGTGTTGATGGTGCATTTGGCGGAAAAGGTAAAGGAAAGGCCGGCGTTAAAGGTGCTTTCGGTGGTGGAAGTGAAGGAAAAGATGTTTTCGTAAATCCCCCACAACTTAACAAACTTAACGAGGCAATTCGTCAACTGAGACGTCAAAATCGAGCTCAGTCAGAGAAACTGAATAAATACAGAGGAGCTGTTAATTCTCTTCGTGAACAGTTGGAAGATCTCAATTTATTTAATGCTAAGCTTTTGTATGTAAACAAATTGTTGCAAAACAAAAGCCTTAATGAGAGTCAGAAAAAATCTGTAATCAAGGCTTTAGATGAAGCACAATCTTTACAAGAAGCAAAATCTTTGTATTCTTCATTAACCGAAACGTTCAGACGTAGCGATGACAAAAAGACACTTTCAGAATCAAAAGTTTTAGGAAGCTCTTCACGTCCAACTACATCTGCTCAGTCAACCGCAACGTCTTCTAACAATGAGTTAAGTAGATGGCAACGTTTGGCCGGTATCTAAAAAATAAATAAGACTTTTCAAATCACTTATAGGAGAAAAAAATGAGTCGTACATTTAGTTTAAATCAATTAACAGAAGGTATTCGTGATCGTCATGTCGGTCAAGAAGCTTCTCGTATTCAAGAAAAATGGACCCGCACTGGACTTTTGCGTGGTCTTACTGAGCACAGCCGTGAAAACATGGCACGCTTGTTGGAAAACCAAGCTGCTCAAGTTTTGCGTGAGTCTAACAACTTAGGTGGTAATAACATCGAAGGTTTCTCTAACATCGCATTCCCAATTGTTCGTCGTGTATTCGGTGGATTGGTTGCTAACGAATTGGTTTCTATCCAACCAATGTCTTTGCCATCTGGTCTTTTGTTTTACTTAGACTACACTTACGGATCTGACGTTGGTGGTGATGCTGGCCCAGGTAGTAATGCAACTAACTTGGAAAACACTTACGGATCAACTTACGCTGCAGGTCAATCTATTTATAACAATCCAACTGGACGTGATATCCGTACTGGATCAACTGCAACTGGTGGTCAATACGATTTGGTAGGAACATCATACTCACAAATTCACGAAACATCAGTAGATCTTTCTGGTTTGGTTCTTATGTCTGGTTCTTTTGGATCTGGAGATGCTCAGTCTTTAAAAGATGGTGTTGCAATTGGTTCTGGCGTTGGTCACGAAGCTGAAGGTGCTAACGGTAAATTGCTCCAATTTGACCCACAAGTTTCTACAGCGGTAGAAAGTGGTGACAAATTTACAGCAATTATTTTTGATGCTGACAGCACTAAATTTGCTAATATGGACACAACTGCTGCTAAGGCATTTGCTTTGGTTTCTGCCAATACTTCTCATGCAGGTTTGGATATCCCTGGTCCTACTTACCAATCAGGTGATAACGTTTACAACGTTCGTCGTTTGACTCAGTTAGGTACTTTTGCTTCAGGTAAATTTACTCCTAACCCATTCGTAACCGTTGGTACAAACTCTGGAAACAACGCTGCTTTGATGGTTTTGGTAAAAGGTGAGATCACCTCAGGTGTTGACGGAACAGCATTGGCACTTAACTTGACCGGTTCATTTGTAAAAGATGATAGAGTTTCACAACCTGCTGATTCTGCAGAAGGAACAACTTTGGTAATTCCTTCATTCGAGTCTGACTTTGACGTAACTCCAGAGCCAGTAATTCCTGAAATCGATATCAAGATCGAATCAATCGCAGTTACTGCAACAACTCGTAAGTTGAGAGCACGTTGGTCTCCAGAATTGGCACAAGACTTGAACGCTTACCACTCAATGGACGCTGAAGTTGAATTGACTCAAATTCTTTCTGAACAAATTGCACTGGAAATCGATCGTGAAATCTTGAACGATCTTTTGGTACAAGCACAAGGTGCAAACTTCTATTGGGATCGTCGTCCTGGTCGTTTTGTTAACAAGCGTACTGGTAATGATCAAACTAACAGTGGTCAGAATACATCTCCAGTATTTACTGGTACAGTACGTGAGTGGTACGAAACTTTGGTTGAAACCATCATCGACGTTGCTAACGAAATTCACAGAAAGACACTTCGTGGTTCAGCGAACTTCATCGTTGTTTCTCCAGAAGTTGCTACTATCTTCGAATCTTCAGTATTGTACAAGCCTTCTATCAAAATTGATGGTCAAGGTCAAGCTACTATCGCTGGTATCGGCGCTGAAGCAATCGGTTCATTGTCTAATCGTTTCACAGTTTACAAAGATCCTTACTTCCCACGTAACAAGATCTTGGTAGGTTACAAAGGTGGTTCTTACTTAGAGTCTGGATACGTCTATGCTCCATACGTTCCATTGATCGTAACTCCAACAATCTTCGCTCCAGAAGACTTCACACCACGTAAAGGGGTAATGACCCGTTACGGTAAGAAAATGGTTCGTGCAGACTTCTACGGAACTGTTACCTGTTTAGGTATGGATGTAATCTAATCTAAATAGATAATATCTCTAAAGAGGCGTCTTCTTCGGGAGGCGCCTTTTTTATTTACAAATAGTTTGACTTAAGTAATATTAACTGTGCATATCGCACAATTTCACACAACATACACACACAGGAGGAAATATGAGTGGAAATCCTTATACCCTTAGAGCGGGTTTATTATCACAAGCACAAGACATTTTATTAAATCAATATCATCAAGAGTATGAAAAGCTTCGATATCTTTGTGATAGAAACTTAGTAGATGCAACAACAGTGACTTGGCCGGCGATGCCAACTACAGAAGACATTATTGCTGAGGCTGATAAATTATACCAGTTTGTACAGACAAAGTAATCTAGATATAACGACGTTTGTCAGATAATTAAGGTTAGAACAGGTTTCTAACCTTTTTAGTATAGTTGAGAGAGAATATGTTATTAACACGCAGATTATTTAGCAAGATTATCTTTGAGGCGATTCTTTTAGAGATTAAAAAAGAAGATATTCTTAATGACCAGAAATATCCTTTTATAACTCTTTATTCTGCTGTAATTGATAGAATTAAAAATCAAGGAAAGTACTTAGGATTTTTAGAAAAAATGCTAGATTCTTATGTCAACAAAGAAGACGGACCGTTTAAAGCGTTTAATGTTATTGCTTACGGTGAAATTATCTTTATGATTCTTATGCATGAAAAGTATTCAAAGTCTAAGGGGGTAATTCCAGCTGAGTATTTGGATCCTAATCGAATACCTTCTTATGAAGTCCTGACTAGTATTATTGAAGATACAGATGCCAAACATATGTCTGCTAATAACGCATTATATACATCTCTGACAGGGATGGATAAAGAAGCAACAAAAGCAATGAAAGAAGTTGACAATGATTCTAGTGAAGACGCTGCTGAGGGTGAAAGCGCATTAAAAGATTTGAATCAACAAATGGTTGACCCGGAAGGACTAAAACCCGGATTGATTCTTCATAATATAATTCAGGGAGAAGATGGTAAAGAGTGGGCAATTTACAGACCTTATTCAGTTGCTGGAGCTCAAGCTATTGGAGTTGGTTCGTGGTGTACTGTATACGGATCTGCCTGGAGTACATACGCTGGGCAAGGAATAACGCTATATTACATTGCAAAATGGGATCCAAATAGAGAATATCGAAGTGATTATTATTCTCAGGATGAATGCTACAAAAACCCAGAGGTATATAATAACAACCTTTCAATAGGGTTTAGTGGCGATAGACTACAAATTCCAGGATCTGCCGGCGGAAGTTCAGTTTGGGCTAGCCAGGAAGGTGTCACCTATGAAAATCTAATTCAAAGAATGGGGTCTGGAACAGCAAATGCCGTTGTGGATTATATTAAAGCACATTTTGCTGAAGCAGGCCCTTCTATGAGTAATGATGAAAGAGGGAATGACAAAGAAGCGGCAGAGCGTATGCGTCAGGAAACAAAAGTCACCAGAGCTCAAGCAAGAAATAAAAAAGTTTTTGTTGAAAGTTTTGAAAGCATTGGTGATCCTGACAAAAGACTTCTCTTTCTTTTTGAAACATTAGTAAGCCCACACTTAGATTACCCAGTGTTAGAATATATTATTAAAAGAAACGTGCCCACAGTTCGCGATAGCCGCTTAAGAATGACAGTGATGGGCCAGAAAAATCTAATAACTCCGTCTATTATTGGTATAATTCAGAGCGATGTGCATTTAAGGTTAGGTCCTGCGCAACAAGATTTAATAAAGCTGATAAGACTACACACTCTTAATGACCCTTACTTATTACTTCCTTCTTTCCACAACGATAAAAACGACTTAGTGAAAGAAATAGTTCATAGCTGGAGACAGCGAGGAGAATTAAGCCCTAGTTTAAGTTATGCAACTTGGTATCCTAGAGAACCGTTTGGAAGCTTACCTCCAGAAGGCCCGAGCACGTATGGTAAGTGGTTTGAAAAAGCTTCTTTTGACAGCTCGATTACTGTAGAAGAGTGGGCAAAGATCGAATCTTTAATTGATAAAAATGATTTATTGTCATTGTCATTTGGGACAACTGGACATGGAATTGTGGATGAATTTATTGGATATGTTCTTTATCACTTAGCTAATGTCTTAAAAGATCCAAATTCTCCTGCAAGATCAGGTGCACCTGTAATTTTATCAGCTTTTGAAAGCGGAAAGTATGATGACATTATTGAAAAACACTTTGATACAATTGTTCATAGCGGTAGAAGAATTTTACAGAAAAGATTATCCGAATTCTTAAAAGCTTATATATTATTTCCAGATAATCGCAATGAAAAGCAAAATGACTTTTTGCAAAGATATATAAATGAATTTACAAACATGTTTATGCGCGAATCATCCTCTAGTGCCTCTCACGGGACCCTGCATTATAGTAAAGGCTACATGACAAAAGGCAGGTTAGGTAAAGTAATAAGAGCAATAGAGGAAGGAAAACATAATCCGTCAGAAAAAACTAAGACTTTGATTGATGAATGGGCAGACCTTAAGAATATGGTGACATCAGCATCTTATTCCTCGTTTATTAGTGAAATAGATTCAATTATTCCCGGATCAAAAGAAAAATTTGCTCAAATGTCTATTCGAGTAAATGATCTAGAAGACGAAATTGTTGAAAGCTTAGAAGCAGATTACATTGAATGGAATGATAACGGACCAATACCTTACGAACGCATATCGAACGCAATATATGCTGACGATCAAGATACAAGAGATACTATTTTAATACAGGCTTTCGATGGCCTAGCTGACCACGAAGATATTAAAAAAACATGGAACACATCTCTAGAATTTGTGAATGACGATATTGTGAGAAAATTAGGTGGGGATGACGGCGTCATTAAAAAAGCAATATCAACTGTTGAGTCCGGAATTCAATTTGCACATGAAGCCTTTATGGAGCATTATAGAAATGAAGACGCTGGCTTAAGCGAATATGACATATTGATCAAATCATGTGAACCGTATGTTGAAAAAATAAATAGAAGCCTTTATCCTTTTCATAGTAGGGTCGGGTTAAACACAGAAGTAGCGATCATAGAAGAAGAAACCCTGCTAAGAAAAGTTTGGTTTAGGGCATTTATTGGTGCATCAAATAAAGCAGAAGAAAGAGGTAATTTAGAGTGGGACATTGGCTATGGTGGAATCAAGTTTGCACTTAAGGAAAAATTTCGATTGCTAGCTCACAGAGCAAAACAAGAAATGATAACTTACAATGGAAAAACTTACACTGTCAACGATATAGTTGAACTTGCACAAAAAACAGAAAATATTATTAATGAGGAATGTGCCAAGTCTATTAAGCTTTGCAAAAGTCGAGGATTACCGACAAATCAGGAACAATTTTTAAACGATATCGATATTGTTGCTTACTTGCAGAGTTTAAGTCAGGAATTAGGTATATAGATTTATTACAAAAGGAGAAAAATATGCTGTTTTACTTATTCATTGTTTTGTTTGCAGCTGCTGCACAAACAACAATAATTGTAGAAGACCACTCCAGCTTAGAAGTGTTTGTTACTACCCCTAAGATTAACAATTATTCTAGTGAAACAGAAGGAATCCTAAGCACCAAGTCTGTATACACTTACAATAGTATTTATTGGCGCGACGGAAAAGTAATCAATGAAAGAGGCACATGGGACAGACTAGGCAAATCTTCTGTTGTAAAAGTTTATGACAAAGATACTATTACATACGCATATGATAACTGCGATTATAACCTCAGCCCGAAAAAGTGTGCAAACCAAAATAATCATTTTCTCGTAGAAACTATTATTACGATCGACACACATGAAACAGTTGTTCAAATGTTCTTATTTAATCCTGATATGACATTAGCTAGTGTGTCAACTGTTTCAGATCGAGGAAAAATAAACTATATCAAACAGCAAGAAACAAGAATTGCAATGACGCAAGGTCGAATTGATGTTCGAGTTATGCCTGAACAAAAACCTTTAAAGTGGGTAATACCTGCTCACTTGCTTGAAGTTTATGTTCGACAAGCAACGCAAGGTTTATGGCTAGGTGTAAAGATACAGTAGATTAGCTAATATATCTTCGCCACGAATGACGCTTTCTGTTTTCTAGGTAATTTAGATCATATTGATTATCGTAAGCTTCTCGCTCAAAAGGAATGTTGAAATAAGCATCATTATTTGACATTCCTTTAACTTTACCCTTCAACCAATACAAACCATAGAGTATATAAAAAGGAATAACCCAGAGTTCACGCTGTTGCTCTATATGTATACATTCGTGTCGAATTGTGGTTTCACTCATTTCTCCTCTAGATATGATAAAAGGAAAAAGAGTAATTGCATTAATGTTAATAAAAATAGAGAGATACTTTGGAATCTTGCTATTCTGTATAATTTTTGTTTTCATTGTTTAACACCTTTGGAAAGTTTAATATATATATAATAATTATAAACAATTACGATATTTGAGGAGATAAATATGGCAACAAAATCAAAATCTAGCGGTGCATCTAAATCAACCAAGTCAAAAGCTTCTAAATCTAGTGCTTCTTCATCTAGTGCGGGTAGCGAAGTTAAAGAACTTAGTGAAAAATTAGCACTTTTTGAAAAGAAGCTTGAATCAATGGAAAAAGCAATGGCAGCTGTTGAAGCTGAATTGGCTAAAAAAGACATGTCTTTGTTGGAGAAGATCTCTGAAGGCGTTGAAAATGTCAAAGGCGAAATGGAAAAAATGAAGAGTGAAAAAAGTTCTGACTCTGGAAGCTCTGCAGACACTGAATTACGTCAAAAAATTGCTAAGTTTCATCCAAAACTAGCACGTGCATTGCGTCTATAATTTTATAGCGCTTTGTATTAATGTCAGAAAACCGCAAGAACAAAAAGCTAGTAAGAATAAATTTTATTTACATAGCTATTGTCTTTGCGGTTTTTTTAATGTATTTTGATATATATAGAATAGAGGCAAAGAAATTTGTCAAAAAAACTTGCAAAATTACTCGCAAGTTGATTAAAGATATTAAAAGGAAGTTTAAAAATGAGCAGCAATATTAATCGATCTAAAATTAGAAAAATGATCTTAAAAGAATTTAAAATGATGGGAATGGCAAACATGGGCACAGTTGGCACAGCCCCAATGGGAGTTTCTTCTCATTCTTTCGATGGCGGAATGCATGACATGATGGGTAGCGAAGTTCCAGGCATGGATGTTGAATTTGACATGGGAGACGATATGCACACTATGCAAACCCATGATCACTCACAAGGTGGCGTATCTAAAGAAGATTGTTGTGCAGCAGTTATGTCATTGATTGAATGTTGTGCATGTCCAGATACAAAAAGTGCTTTGATGCAATGTTGTCAAGATATTTTGGCAGGAAGAATCTAAAACGTTTTCAAGTATTTGTTGAGTTTTTAGCCTACTTATTAATATAACAAGCATGAGGTAAGAGCGTGGCAAATTTTGCAAATACAACTAATCCAACACCATTTCAAATCTATGACAATGATCCTGAATTCATAGTAGATGCTGATAATATCGTCACCTTTGTTAAAAGAAAGCTAGGTGACGATATTCTTTCTGTAGAGTTGACCAAAAAGCAAATTTGGGGTAACTTTGAAGAAGCAACATTAGAATATAGTTCCATTTTAAATCAATATCAAGCAAAGTCTCAATTAGTCAGTTACTTAGGGTATGCAACAGGAAGCATGACGGGTGGCGAAGAAAAATTTGTTAGAGAAAATCTTGAATTCTTGGGAAGATTTGCTGAACCATACGCAATGGAAGCTGGAATTGGAGGATCGTATAATTCCATATCCGGATCGATAGCATTAGAAATTGGTCGTCAAGACTATAATATATACGAAGAGTTAGTCGATAGCAATGGTGATCCTATATTTGATGAAACAAAAGGGAAGCTTAAGATCGATGAAGTTTTTCACTATAATCCTCAAGCTGCTTATCGATTTTTTGATACAACTTCTGCAATTAACTACCTAAATAATGAGTTTAGTTTTGAGTCTTTTACACCTGAGACTGTTTTTTATATCCTTCCCGTCTACGAAGACCTTCTGAGAGGTGGGCAGTTAGACCTTTCAAACAGAGTAAGAAGATCAAACTTTTCATACAAGATCACCGGAACTAACTTTAGAATCTACCCTATCCCTACAAAAGAACAGAATCTTGTTTTACGTGTTAGGCAATATCCGGATCCTTTGTCGCCATCATATCAAGACGATACTATTCATGGTGTCTCCAATATGAGTAATTTGCCCTTTGGAAATGTTAAGTATGAAAGAATTAACAGTATAGGTCGCCAGTGGATCAGAAGCTACACTCTAGCTATTTCAATGGAACAATTAGGTTATATTAGGGGTAAGTTTGGAAGTATTCCTGTTCCTAATTCTGACGTTACCCTGAACCACTCTGAATTATTATCTAACGGGCGATCAGACAAAGACAGCCTTAAAGAAAAACTCAGAGAAATGCTAGACTCAATGACTTATGACAAGTTGATGGAAATACAATCAACTAGAGCAGAGCAAATTCAAAAACAACTTAAGTTTGTACCAATTCCTAACGGGAAAGCAATTATAATAGGATAATATCATGCCAAGACTTTTTATATCAAAGAGAGAAATAGACTTTATGAATGACATTGCAAAAGAAGTCATTAAGGACGTCATAGGACAAAAAATATATCTCTTTCAAATATCTGAAATTAAATCAAAAGTTCACGATATTTACGAAGAAAGTCAAGATAAAGTCTTTGAAACGCCTATTGAATTAGACTGTCTGGTCAAATACAACGAACAATCAATCAAAACTGATCGATTCGGGTCTGAAGAATATTATACGATTGAGGCATATATTCAATCACGAGATTTGCTTGATAAGGGTATTGAGATATTAGAAGGGGACTTCTTTTCTTATGGTTCTACTTTTTTTGAAATTATTAAAGCACCGATATCACAAACAATCATGGGACAAATTGAGCACAAACGTTATGTAACTATTACGGGACGTCAGGCAAGAAAAGATCAATTCTTGACAAAAATATTTGGACCAACAAGCGAAGAATATACCGACAGTGACGCCATACAAGATACTTTTGTTCAACAACGAGGCTTTGAAGAAAACCAGTTGGGGCCGACTGCAGATGTTAGAGACTTGCAAAAGAAAGGAGTGCTTGATGCTCCTATCACCGGACCAAAAGAAGTATCGCCTAAAGGAGAGACAGATAAATCTAGATCTTCATTTTATGATGACGAAGAGTAAAATATGACAAATAAAAATCCACCAGTTAAAAGAGTAGAAGTAAAAAAGTTTCACGGCGAAAACATTCCTGAAGGTTTTGAATTTCCAAGCATTGGAATTGAAGATATTGACCGGTCTGTTTTTAATCTCTTTGACGAGGATTTAAAAATAGTAACGACTAGCAAAGGCGTTTCAAGAGAAGTTCCTGTTATATTCGCAACGGGAGAACGATTTGCACTCACTAGAAGAAAAAAGCCAATTAGAGACAACAATAATACTAATATACTTCCGCTAATATCTATTGTTAGAGAGAATATCGATATTAGTCCTGGGCAAAGCGGCAAAGGAACAGCTATTTCTTTTAGAGCACAACCCGGTTATTATGTCAAAAAAAGACTTCATGAAAAAGACCGAGCATATCAAAATCTTGTCAACAAGCCCGGGCTACTTAATCAGGAAAATGTATCCTCTCCTAATAATTTTATTGATAGTGTGGGTCAGGTGGGAATAAAAGAAGGAACTGTGGGTTCTAGAAGACAAAAAAGCAGCATAAAGTTTTCTTCAGGCGCATCAATTCAATTAAATAACGATATTAATGCAAACATCTATGAAATGATTCAAGTTCCTTACCCGTATTTTGTTACAATGACCTATAATATTACTTTTTGGTGTCAGTACATGAAACAAGGCAATGAAATGATTGAGTATCTTTTAAATAGAATTGACGTTCCGGGTGGAGAGTTTGCAATCAAAACTAAAGAAGGGTACGAACTAGTTGCTTTTATTGGTGACAATATTACATTTAACAATAATTTTGACTCAATGACAGACGATGAAAGACTGATTAAGTATAGTTTTGTGTTGACTGTTCCTGGCTATATAATCAATCCTAAAGCACCGGGTATTCCTGTTCAAACAAGAAGTTTTATATCAGCGCCTCAAATTGATTTTAGTTATTTTGACACTTCTAGAAATGTAAAAGTTGATTATCAGCCTGAAACAAAAAAAGAAAATATTGAAAAACATGTTCTCTCAGATATTACAAGTGAAAAAGAATTGGAGTATCAACGTGGAGAAACGAGTGAAGTTATTGAAGAATATGTTGAGAATCCTTTTAACAACTCTGGAAAAAAAGAATTTTTAAAGATTAAAAACTCAAACTCTAGATCGGGAGAATCGACTATTTCAACCAAGACAATTAAAGAAATAGATCGCCAGTTTGAATAATTTAAAAGAAATTTAAAGTATGTAGTGATACTTATATAACGTGAAATTAGGAGAAATTAATGACTGAACAAACGTTTAGATCTCCGGGTTTTTTTGAACGTGAAGTTGACTTAACTCAGAGAGCCGTAGAAATAGAAGGCATTCCAGCTGGAATCATTGGAACTGCAAAACAAGGTCCGGCATTTGTTCCTGTCACTCTTGGATCAATGGTTGATTTTGAGAGAAAGTTTGGATCGCTAGATAGAAATATGTTTGGTCCTTACGCTGTTAAGGAATGGTTAAAAAATAGAACTGCTGTAACATTTATTAGAGTCTTGGGTGCAGGTGCCGCAAATACTTCTGGTGATGTTCTTGAAACTGCGACTTATGGAACTGTAAAAAATGCAGGTTTTGTTGTTAAAGGCAAGAACGGAGAAGACGGAAGATTAGAAGGTGCAGTACAGTTTCTTGTTGCCGCACACGAAGTAAGCGCAGACGAAGCCATTGGCTACCCTATGTTTTCAAACAATGATTCATTCGATACAGCAACAACAACAAGATTAGTTAGAGCAATGATCTTGACAGCACAAGGTGCACGTATTGAGGTTATGGATCACGACGAGAGTTATACAACTACTACGTCAGATGATTTGGCTAGTGTTTCAGAAACAGAAAAACTGTTTAAGTTGGTTATCTCTAGTTCAGATGGTTCTTCTTTTGGAAACAGTGATTCAAAACCGGGTTTGAGAATTTATACAGGCTCCTTAAATCCTGAGAGCGAGCATTACATCGGAAAGTTTTTAAATAGAGATCCTCATATGTTTGGAGAAGCCAAGCATTTGCTTTATGCTGATTTTCCAATTGAAGATGCTATAGCAACTGTTAAGTATGATGCAGCTGCAGGAACAGTTGGTGTAACTTCTGGTTCTGACGGAACTAGTTCTGCAGGAGACTCAGGCTTGTCTTTCAAAGATCTTTTTGGACGATTTGATACAAGATATACAACTGCAAAAACAACATCATTTATCTCTCAGCCTTTCGGAGAAAAAGAATACGATTTGTTTCACTTTGAATCACTTGACGACGGTGAGGCAGGTAATCAAAGAGTAAAAGTATCTATATCTAACTTAAGAAAGTCGACTAATCCTAAGTCTAGCTTTGGAACATTTACTGTTTTGGTGAGAGACTATAACGATACTGATACAGACTTGAAAGTTTTAGAGCAGTTTGGAAATTGTACATTAGATCCAAACGACGAAAACTATGTTGCTAATAAAATTGGAGACATGAAGTTATATTTCAACTTTAATGCATCTACAGAATCTGAAAGAAGAATCAACGTTGAGGGCAAAAGACCAAATAGATCACAATTTGTAAGAATTGTCATGAATAGAAATGTTGAAGATGGATTAATTCCTCAAGAGACCTTGCCGTTTGGCTTTAGAGGGTTACCTGTTCTTAAGACAAATGATAACTTAAGAGATGACGACGGTATTCTTGATGGTGGATCTTTGAATCAAAGAATCACAATGATTAATGGTTCAGCTGCAATTGCAGGAGAGCACCTTTCCGGGTCTATTGTTCCTCCAGTTCCTTTTAGATTTAAAGCTACAAGAGGATCTGTATATAACGACGCATCTCCTAGCTTCACAGGTCAACCTGGAGGCTTAGAATTGGCTGATTCTAGATTTTTCTGGGGTGTTAAGTTAGAAACAATTCCAGACACAAAAACATTTAGTGATGCAATTTTTAATTCAAATGCTTCTTCAAACAAAAACGAATTACTGAAAAGCTATAGTAAATTGCTCGGAATTCAAAAGCTTGATGCGTTAACATCAGGTTATGATGCTGATAATTTTTCAAACAATAAGTTTACGTTAGCAAGAGTTGCTTTGAATGGCAATATTGATACCACAACTTCAATTGAAGACGAGATCAGCAATGTTGTTACGGGATCAGCTAGCACTCATATGCGTGATGCAGCTTACATAAGAAATGGTTCGTTAGAAACTAAAAACTATACAATTGCAGACTCTTCATTGAAAAGACCTACATTCGCTACTTTGGCGGCAGCAAGAAATGCTAAATACTTCAATAAATTTACTGACTATGCTAAATTTACCAACATTATGTTTGGCGGATTTGACGGATTAAATATTCTGAGTAAAGACAGTCATTTGATGAATGATAAAGCGTCTTCAGTTGAAGGATTGGCTGGTGGATCTGCTGAAGGTTATGCAAACTTACATGAAGACTCATCACCTGGAATCGGAAAAGAAAACAATATTATTAGTTCTTATAGAGCAGCAGCCTCTGTCATGACTGATCCTTTTGCTTCCCGCGTTAATGTCTTGGTAGTTCCTGGCATCAAAGATCCCTTTATTACAGATCACGTTTCAGAACTCACAAGAGATTATAGCAAGGCAATCTATTTGATGGATATTCCTTCTTACAGTGGCGGATCTAGCAGCGAAAGACTTTTCGATGACAGCTCAGACGTTCCCGATGTCCAAGAAACTATTGATCAGTTTGAGTCACGAGCAGTTGATAACAATTATGTTGCAACTTATTTCCCAGATGTTGTCTGCAAAGATGAAGAACAAAACATTAATGTTCCTTTGCCTTCTTCGATTGCAGCACTTAAAGCGCTAGGATATAATGACTCAATTGCTTACCCGTGGTTTGCTCCTGCTGGTTTTAATAGAGGCGCACTAAATAACGTTGTCAATACTGAAGTTAGACTAAATGCTGAAGATAGAAACATTTTGTATGAGTCACGAATCAATCCAATTGCTAGTTTCCCAAATGGTGGGTTTGTAATATTTGGACAAAAAACGCTACAACAAGACAAATCTTCTTTGGACAGAGTTAATGTACGAAGAATGTTACTTGAGGTTAAGAGAATTATATCAGAAATTGCTAATGGTTTGATTTTTGAGCAAAATACTCCTCAAACTAGATCTAGATTTGTTGCTGAGGCAACTCCTGCACTTGCAACAATTCAAGCTCAGCAAGGTATTGATCAGTTTAGAATTATCATGGATTCAACAAATAATAGCGAAGAAGATGTACAAACAAATAGATTGAATGGTAGAATTGTTCTTGTTCCAACTAGAGCTATTGAATTTATCGCAGTCGACTTTATAATTACAAATTCTGGCGTTAGCTTTGAATAAAAATACGGAGAATAACTTATGGGTGAATTAACTTTTAAATCTGCTGGTGTTAAAACTAGAGAAATCGATCTATCGCAACCTAGTAGAAGTGGCCCAATTGGGGTGCCTGCAGGTATTATTGGTACTTCACAAAAAGGTCCTGCTTATGTACCATTAACTTTTTCAAACTACAAAGATTTTAAAACAACTTTTGGTGCTTCTAACGGTGAAAGATTTGGGCCAATGGCAGTCAACCAGTGGCTGGCAAACGCGCAAGCTGTTACCTTTATCAGAGTATTAGGTGCGGGTAACGGTGAACAAAGAAACATTTCTGGAAAAGTTACCAATGCAGGTTTTACAGTAGGTGAACAAACTATTCAAAGTGACGGTGAGTTAGGAAATAATCCTTATGCCGTTAGTTCTGATTCAACTAAGGGAAGAACTTACTTCTTAGGCTGCTTTATGTCAGAGTCGAATGGCTCAACTTCGTTTACAGATGCTGGAATTCAAACTGGCGAAACTGCGACGGCAATCTTAAGAGGCGTCATATTAGCACCTAGTGGTGTCATCTTACACTTAAGCGGTAATTCAGCTGCCTCTAACGAAGCTCCTTCAAAGTCAGACGGTGCCTTAAAGAATCCAAAAGGAGATATAACAGGATCTTTGAATTTGGCAAGTCAGGAATTTGTAATGTTAATGAACGGTTACAGCAATTCTGACTCATCAAAGAAAACAGCAATTACAGCTTCTTTTGATATGACATCTCCAAATTATTTTGCAAATATCTTTAACAAGGATCCTTTAAAAATTGAAGAAGAAGGTCACTTGCTTTATGGTCACTATGATATTTACCCAGATATTGCTGCTGTTACAGGATCTGGTGTCGTTATTCCTGGCCAATATTCAGCTGGAACTACAGACAAAGAAGATATCGCAATGTTATTGCCTTCTAGCCTAGATCGAAACGTAGGATCATCAGACGTTCCTAACTACGAAGACTTTGAGGATAGATTTACACATGCTAAGACGCCTTACGTAATATCACAAGCATTCGGCGCAGTCAATAAAGACTTGTTTAGAATTCATTTGCTGTCTGACGGTGAAACAGGAAGCGATAAATTAAAATTCTCAATTGAAAACATTAGAAAATCATCTTCTACTGTTGACAAATACGGAACATTTGATTTGGTTGTTAGAAAGCTAGAAGATACTGATACTGAGCCTTTAGTTCTTGAATCTTTTAGAGGACTTTCACTTGATCCTTCTTCAGACAGATATATCGGAAGAGTAATTGGTGATCAGCACATTTATTATAATTTTGATGCAAATCTAGCTAGTCAGAAGATTGTTGTTAGAGGAAGCTATCCGGTCAATTCTAGATTTATTAGAGTAGAATTGCATTCTGATGTTGAGAGCGGCAATATTGATGCTGAAGCGCTTCCGTTTGGTTATAGAGGATATGGTCACACTGTAACGAGAGGATCAATTTTGGCAGCAGCTAGCGATGCTGGTTATTATAGCGACACCTCAGCTGTTCAAGGAATTGTTGAGCCTCCAGTTCCTTATAGAGAGAACATTTCTATCGGATCAGGAATTCAAAAAAGAGTTGATAATAGACTTTACTGGGGACTTCAATCAACAAGAAAAACAAGTGCTAGTGAACCTAATTTGCAGAGTTTGTATGATGCGTCTTTAGATACCTTTACAAAGCATTTTCCGTCACATAGAACAGATGTATTAAACTTCTTTGTTGAAAACAATCCTGGGACACCAGATGTCAACGGATCAGTATTGGATTGTGATCTATTTAATAACAATAAATTTTCTTTAGAAAACGTATTGGTATATACAGGTTCAGATGGCCTGGCAGATCAAGAGAAGTGGGCAGATGCATCTTATGTAAGAAATGGTGTTATCATACCAGACGATGCTGAAAAGACTCGTAGATTTAAACCTGATGATCTTAAAAAGACAAGCAATATTAAGTTTGCTAAGTTTACTTTTATGGCACAAGGGGGTTTCAACGGCAACAACATCTTTAATGAAGAAAAATACAAGATGGAAAACCCTGCTGTTGAAAGAGAAATGTTAGAAGATTCCGGTGTCAAAAGCAACACAATCGCTTCATTTAGAAAAGCTGTTGATGTTATGTCTTCAAAGACAGACGTTGATGTGCAATTGCTCGCAACACCTGGAATCAGACACCCATCAGTTACAGACTATGCAATTCAAAAAATTGAAAATCGATTTGATGCAATGTACATAATGGATATTGAAGAAAAAGATGAATACTCTAATTCTATTACTTCTTCTACACAAAAGCCTCATGTTGCTAATACAGTTTTAAACTTTACTAACAGAGGATTAGATACGTCTTTTGCAGCAGCATACTTCCCAGATGTAGTTATTACAGATCCCGACACTAAAACTTTGGTTCAAGTTCCTCCATCAGTTGCAGTATTGGGTGCTTACTCACTAAATGACAGTGTTGCACACCCTTGGTATGCTCCTGCTGGTTTCACAAGAGGTGCGTTAAGTACAGTTGAAATGGCATCTGTGAGATTAAACAGAACTAATTTAGATGATCTCTATGAGGCAGATATCAATCCTATTGCTCAGTTTCCTGGGTCAGGTATTACAATCTGGGGTCAGAAAACACTATTGGCTGCTAACTCTGCATTAGATAGAATCAACGTAAGACGTTTGCTGATTGATGTTAGAAGAAAAGTAAAAGCAGTTGCTAATACATTGTTATTCGAACCTAACAGAGAAGAAACTTTAGAAAGATTTTCTGCGCTAGTTAATCCGATTTTGCAAAGAGTTCAAGAGCAAAGCGGGGTAGAAAGATACAAGGCAGTTATTGACACATCAACAACAACGCAAGCTGATGTTGAAAATAATACAATTCGTGGTAAAATTTACCTACAGCCTACACGTTCAGTTGAGTTTATTGCTTTGGACTTCGTTGTTACAAATGCAGGTTCAAATATTTAGTTGCTAGATATATAAGATTATAAAGGAGATATAAACATGGCAGAAACCTTATCAGTTACAGATATGCTACCAAATAAGTTTGAACCTAAAAGAGGATATCGATGGGTTCTTGCGATTGAAGGTATTGACTCTTTCTTGGTGCAGTCTACAAAACGTCCAGACGCAACGATCGGAGCGACAGAAATTAAATACATCAATAGTTATCGAATGATATCTAATGGTAAAGTTAAGTGGAGTAGCATTTCAGTTGATCTTCACGATCCTATTGCACCTTCTGGCGCACAACAAGTAATGGAATGGATTAGAACTCATTACGAATCTGTTTCAGGCCGCGCAGGATATGCAGATTTCTATAAGCGTGATTTACAATTAAAAATGTTAGATCCGATCGGAACAGTCGTTGAATTGTGGGATATCAAAGGCGCAATTATTACTAATGCAACATTTGGAGCTCTTTCTTACACCAGTGACGATATTATGAAAATTAGCTTAACTCTTGAAGTTGATAACTGTGTATTACAGTTCTAATTAAACAAAATAGTTGTTAACATTAAAGAAAAGCTCCGGTATAATTGCTGGAGCTTTAACTTTATACGCTGGAGGTAATGTGCATAACGAAAAAGACACTTTAAAGAATGATTTTGGTTGGGATATTCCTTACGAAACTGTTCCTTTACCTTCCCAAGGTGTTTTATACGACCCAGATCTGACGCTTTTCAATAGAGAAACTCTTCAGATTAAGGCAATGACAGCAAAGGAAGAAGATATTTTAACTAGCAATGCTTTTATTAAAAGTGGAACTGTTATTGAAAACTTGATTTCTTCATGTCTAGTTGACAAATCTTTTGATGTTAATGATTTAATTACCGGTGATAGAAATGCGCTACTAGTCTCAATTCGAATTACTGGATACGGTAGTGATTATAAGATGAATCATACATGTGGGCATTGTGAGTCTAAGAATGAGGTGGTGGCTCAACTATCTGAGTTATCTATTAAAAGACTCTCAACACAACCTGTATCACCTGGGCAAAATTTATTTGAATACAAGCTTCCAGTTACAGGAAAAGTTGTTCATTACAAGCTTACAACTGGAAAAGATGAAAAAGAAGAAGAGTTGATCAAAAAGAGAAAACAAAATTTAGGATTGCAACCTGACGGTCAAGTTACATCTTTTCTAGAAAGATCAATTGTGTCAATTGACGGTATTACAGATCGCAACAAAATTACGCATTTTATTAGAAATATGCCTGCATTAGATTCAAGAAAGCTTAGGCTGCATATTAAAGAAAATGAACCGGGTATCGATATGTCTTGGAGTTATCATTGTTCTAGTTGTACTGGAAAAAATGATTTGACCCTTCCAATGACCACCGAGTTTTTTTGGCCCAGTACATAACTGGCGCGAAAATATTCTAGAAGAGTTTTTTCTGCTCCAGATGCACCTCAACATGTCTTTTTCAGAGGTGAAGAAACTACCAATAAGATATCGACATTGGTACTTAGACAGGTTAGCGAAGCATTTTAATGATAAAAAAGAAATGATGGAGAGCGTTAAATCTAACAACTCTGCTAGAGAATCAAATAGCGACGTCATGAATAAGTTTGCTCAGTTTGAAAACCAAGTAAATAGTAAATTTTCTTGATGTATAATTAGTTTTATATTAAGAATTATTAAAAGGTAAGTTTTATGACTCAAGCAGAATTAGAAGCCGCAATTTCCGCAGGTGTAAAAGCAGGTCTCGCAGGTATTAACACTAGCACAATAAATGATACAAAAATAACGCCACCGGACAACGATGACGTCGATCGTTCTAGAACTACAAATAAGAGTATAACTAAAAAAGAAACAGATAGTATTATAGCTGATTTTATAGGGTCAGAAGGTCACTTAGGAGAGTTATCTGAAACATCAATAATTGCACTAGAAGGTATCGTCAAAGGTTTAGACCATAACAAATCTAAGATCAAAGAGATCACCGAAGAACAATTAAAATATTTTTTTAATGCTAGAAAAGAATTAGGAAATATTTCTTACGACATGGAAACGGGTGAAGCCAAAATGTTTGGAAACACTAAACACTATGTTGAGCAATATGAAGCAATTTTAAAAGATGCGTCAGATGCACTAAGAGATGACAGTTTAAATTTTGCTGAGGGCTATGGTGAAACGCTAGATCCTCTATACAACTTTTTTGAGAATGCAACTGAAGCTGCCAATAGGTACGGAAAGATCATGGAGGAGGCCGGTTCTGATACACCTAGAATCGTTCAAGAGATCGAAGAAGCTGAAGCTAAACGACTTACATTCTTCTCCAAGACTTTAAATATTGTTGAATCTGATGTCGCAGCTTTCTTAAAGAGACAATATGCATATACAGGTGAAGCTTCAGATGAAATTATAGGAAAAATCGGTACTACGTCTAAAGCCTTGGCAGAAGCAACAGGAATATCAGCACACCAAGTTAAAGAAGGTATTATTGCAGTGATGAAAGACGTTGATAAGTTTGGAAATATTGGCGTTGACGCTGCTGGTAGAATTTCTGCAGCATTAGGGCAATTAGGTGTAGACTTTCAAAGTTTTCAAAGCTTAACAGACAAATTCATGAATTTTGATAGCGCTGCTAGTAAAATGGGCGAATTATCTGCGCTTTTTGGCATACAAATGGATGCCATGGAAATGACTTACTTGGCAAACGAAGATCAAGAAGAGTTTCTTTATAAAATGAGAGAAGAAATTCTTGACGCTGGGATTGATGTTGAAAATCTCTCAAATACACGTGCCCGGGCACTTGCTTCTCAATTAAATATGTCTGTGACAGAAATGAAAACGTTTCTTAGGGAGGGAGAGCTAGCTGTTGATCAGGTTGGTTTAGAAGAAGCAACTTCCGCAGCTGAAGAAATGGACGCTTTAACTGTTGCTGGAAGAGACTTTGGTGATGAGTTTGCAAGAGCGAATCAGTCTGTATTAGAGTCTTTGCAAGAAAAGTTGATTCCTGGTGTCGTTGAAGCTAGAAACGAATTGTATGGTACAGCTACTGAGGCTGAAAGAACAGCCACAGCATTTCAAAAAATAAAATTGCCAGACGATCTTAATAGAGTTAGAAAAGAAGTACAAGGTTACAAGATAGACGTACAAGAAATGTTTACAGGCGGTGCAGAAGAAGCTGTCGAAATTGTCAATTCAGGATTAGCTGCCCTTTCTAGCGGAATAGCTAGTACATTTGATGCAATCAGAGACGAAACTGAGGCATTTGTTGATGAAATGTACGGAACTAGTTCAAATAACCCTGTTGTTGTACAACATCAAAGCAATATTGCTGACATACAAGATGCAGTTGAAGAAAATCAAATTCGAGAGCTGGAAAATAAACAAGACGTAAAAGCTCTTCTCGCTGAGCTTTCCGATCAAAAAGCAGTAATAGATTCTTTGATGCAAAAACTGGAAAACGAAGAACCTATTGTCTTTAATGTTGCGCTAGATGGAGAAACAATTGCCTCAAAGACAATGTCAGTTCTACTTAAAAACGGTCAAGCTGTCGATATACAAACACTCTAGAGAATAAAAATGATAGAAGAAATTAAAAAAGAAATTTATGAATACCTTGACACACAAGATTTGTCAGAAGATGAACTTAAAATTATAGATAGTTATGTATTGGAAATCATCAACTACTTTAAACCTATCGTCGACTTGTCAGATGAACTAAAAGATGTAGAAAAAACAAAAGAATTAGCTTCACTTATTCTTAAAGACATGGGAGCAGAAATTGGCTAGAGAAACGCTTAAAGACTTTTTAAATAAAAAAGGTTCTAAAGACACAATGTTGTCTTATACAAGAAAGTCAGGTCCGGACGGACTAGGAAAAGACCCGGGAACTGGAGAAGAGCTTTTAGATTTAGAAAATGACATTAGAGGGTTGTTGGGAGATTATGTTCGGTACATAATGGAAGAACATAATTCTGAGTTTATTCCTAAACCTGGAAATGAAAAAGCTTCTAGTTCAAACAGGGGAGATGACTTAACTATTGCTGATGATCAAGGTTTTGAGAAAGTTTTTGTTGAGCAAGGAACAGAACTTAAAAGTAAGCTTAACGAGTATAGCAACAGTGGGAAATTTGATGATCTGAGCACTTTAATAGACAAGGTGGGTAAAAACTTTAGTAATAGTGAAAAGTTAAAAGAGATTAAAGGACGTCCTTCCGGTAAATATGGCGAGACACTGTCAAACCCGACAGGTGAAGATAACGATATCATCAAGGCTACTCAAAAATCTTTTTTAAAAAATAACAGATTTGCAAATGTAGGTAACGATAAAAATAGTGCTTATGTTGAAAGAGGAACGTCAGGAAAAGATTTTGAGAAAATTAAAGAAGGTAATCAAGGTAGTTTTACATCTCAGAATAGATTTGGAACATTTGTAAAAAGCGCTCCTAAAGTAAATCTAGACAGTTTAAAAAGTCTAGGCGCTTCTCTCCTTCTTAAGTCTTCTGGTTTTTCAAAAGAAACTGGACCTAATGAATCGATGACTGTTGACGATTTTGTTGCAAATATTGACTCTATTACGTCTAAAAACATAGATGAAAACTCAGGATTTGATAAAATTGATTTTTTAAATGTCAGATCTAAATATGCTAGCGGTTTTCCAACAGATCAACTAGGTAATTCTACTCGTAACGGAAGAGGAGATATCATTTCCGACGATCCTAATGCAGAATCTTCTAAGACTTACGGATCAACATACAATACAGAGTTTACTTTTTCAAAATCAAAAAAGCTGCATAGGATTCAAGCTGCGATAGCAATGATAGCTGTCAAAAATGTCGGCAAGACTTTTTATGATAATGTGATTAACACACTTAGTACATCAGATGCCGCAGACTTAAAAAAGAGTGGTGAAGAATTCATAAGAGAAAATCCAGAAGGTGACTATGGACCTTATCTTTTAGGAAAGTCAAAAAATCTGCAATCTAAAAGACTTTCTAATAACGTTTTAAACAGTCTTTTGACAAATACGAATTACAAATATGGTGATGCTGTCAATAGAGGAATAGAAGTTGTATTTGGCGTAAGTAGCGCAGACTCGAAAATGGATGCAAACAAAGTTGCGAATTCAAAAAATATTTCATCAGCTCCTGGTTTTTGGATTGCTGTTGCAAGATCGATTCTTAAATCAGTTAGCGATGCTAGAAGAGGGCTGGAAAATAGATCACCTGAAAGCATAACTTCAAATGATTTATTTTCTGTGTATAAAGAAATAGTAGAGTCTAATAAATTTATTAAATTTTTCAATGTTATGGCAATTATAGGTGATGTTAGTTTAGCTTCGTTTCCTGTGAATAAAGATGAATATTCTGGGCGTGCAAGAGATGTAGACTTAATGCCTGACAGCAATTCAATCCCAGGTAAAAGTAGAAAAAGAAACGGCAGGTACAAGACAGAATTGTCTTGGAATCAAGACGCTCCGACGTCAATGTATTTACTCCCGGCAAATATAATAAGAGCAGCAAGCCTACTTAATAACGCAGTAAGCGGAGAGAATCCCGTTAAGGGTATGTTCGGGTCTAAACTGGTAGAAAACACATATACCGGTCTAGATGTTGATGGTGATTATAATAGAATCCCTGGCGAGGTTGTCAAAGCTGTTGAGGATTCTCTGGAGGCAGAATATGTGCCTTTTTATTTTCAAGACTTGCGAACAAACGAAATAATATCTTTTAATGCATTTTTACATCAATTGACTGATACAATTAGTCCAAATTACACGGGCGTTCAGTCTTACGGAAGAATGGATGCAGTTCAAGTATATCAAGGCACTACAAGATCTCTGCAGGTAGGCTTTACAATCTATGCAACCAATAGAGAAGATTTTGATAGTATGTGGTACAAAATCAATAAATTCGTGACCTTGTTATACCCTCAATGGACAGCTGGAACCATGGTTTCAAACGGAGGAGACTCTAAATTTTATCAACCGTTCAGTCAGGTTGTGGGTGCTTCTCCAATTGTTAGGATGCGGATTGGTGATATTATTAAGTCGAATTATTCAAAATTTGGATTGGCAAGGCTTTTTGGAATAGGTGATATTAATGTCAATGCTCGCCCAAAAGAAGGGAGCAGACCTGCTCTTTCAACACTGACTGGGGGTAATGCCAAATTAGGATATGATTTTTTTACTGAGATTGTTCTAAAGGCTTGGTTGGTAAGCTTTGGGAGTCCGCAATCAACAGCCAATTTTGGTTTTAGTCTTTTAGGCGAACCACCCGGTGTATACGCAAAAATAGGAATTAACTCTTTAAAAAAAGCAGGAATGGCAGCTATATCAGATCACTTATCCCACAATATATTTGCAAACCCTTGGGCTGTAAATGACTTAATTAATGCATTAAAAGATCCAAATACAGACCCAAGCAATCCAAAACTAGGGTATTCTGACAAAGGATCAGCAAATCCAACACTAGTTTATCTAAAACCAAACTTCAACAAAGGATATTTTTCTTTAGCAGGAAAAAAATATTTGGTTGACAGAAAGATAAAAGTGAGAATTTTAGAAAAAAATACTTTATCAAACTTAGGATCAGGGCTAAGTGGTGATACTATTTGTTATAAAGTTGTCTGTGTTGATCCAACTGCACCGGCTGGTCTTTTTGAGTCTATGGAAGAATTAGTAGTGAGACATGAAGATATTTACCCAGATCCTGAGTTATTTTTTAGAGCATCTGCAGCCGGTCTAAGTTTGGCGATATCTGACCCAACAATGAGCGCGGCAGATCTTATAGAAGCTAGATCTAATTTAACAAATAAGGCAATTTCTATGGGCGTGCCTGGAGAAGTCATATCAGACCTAGCTAGATCATTTTTAGAAAGAGAAGAATCATTTTTCATGAGACCCGAGGTCAACCCATACGTAAGAGCATTTGAGTCTACAAAGGGTAGAGGACTAGCAGGTGTTATAAAAAGTGTAAACTTTGATTGGTTATCAGACTTCCCATGGGAAACAGACTTTAATTCTCGCGCACCGGTGGGCGTAAAAATTACTTTTGGGTTTGATGTTATTCATGATCTTCCGCCAGGAATGGATCATACAGGTTATAATAAATCGCCGCTTTATAATGTTGGTGGGGTAATGAGAAATATCAGTGGTGACCCATATTATGATGGTGGAAAGAGAGCTGAATTCAACTTTAATAAAAAAGGCAGCGAAACAGCAAGAACAAAAAACGGCAAAAATAAATAGGGTGATTTATGAGTTTAAATAGATATACGTTTTCTCCTCAAGGTAAAGATATCATGGGAAAGAAATACAAAGGAAGATCAAACGCGAACTATAAAATATTTAATGCAGTCGAGTCTGGTGCTATAGGCTGTAACGTTCATGTTTTAGAAGAAGGCGAAAGACTAGATTATTTAGCTGGAATAAATTACGGAGACTCAAGTTTGTGGTGGGTTATTGCCGCAGCAAGTGGAATAGGTTATGGTTTGCAGGTCCCTCCAGGAACAATACTAAGGATACCTATTAGTTTGACAGACGTGTTTGGAGTTATGGTTTGAAAGGAAAATACGATAAAATAACAAACTACAATCTGAGCTATGAAAATCTTTTAGAGGCCATAACAGAATTTGATGGTTATGTGATGGGTGTTTCTCACAACGACATTCTTAACTTAACCCAAACAAGATTTGACAACATTGTTGGCGGTTCGGAAGGATTAGATGCACTCTTTAAAAACTCACTCGGCGAGACATACGAAGACGAAGGCTTAAGAGTGTTTTTACAGCATATCTACTCTAGAATACTTGATAGAACAACTGGTGCATATCAATTTTCAGACATGTTTAGTGGTAATAATTTTGACAAAGTTTTTAGATTTTTGTCTGATTATCACAACTTAGAAAGTTTAGCAGTTAGTGAATATACCGGTGCTGGAGAGGGATTAGGGAAGTACATGCATTTAATTTTACCTACATCGCATCAAACTTATTTTCCAGTTGAGAAAACAAGTGTTTTTACTCCATGTTACTCTTTTTCTCCTGACACTAGAATGAACAAAGTAATTCGTTTTTTTGAAAATAGCAACGAATTAAAAATGACTACTGTGACAAACGCTGAAGGTGATATTAAATTTGATCCAAATACCGGGGAACCTCAAATGCGTGTTGACGTTTACAACAATTCTTTTGACAAACCTGGCAGTGTTGAGATTAACAAGGATTTACTTGGTGACAGATTTAAGAGGCCTAATTTGTCAGCAGTTGTTATGAGACACCCCAAAGCAACAATCGCCGGGAGAAACAAGTCACACCTTCCTATCTTTTTTAATGCAATTACTCCTGTTGAAATGTCTAGGTGCACGCCATATATTAAAATAGAAGTTATTAGTCAAGATTTTAAAACAGACTCAGAAAAAATAAGCAACTTAAATCAAGTTGGCTACATGAGATTTACAAAAAGTGAATCAGGTGATTATGAATTAGATGACCTAGGCGGATTTTCAAGTACTAAGCCGGTACTTTCTGACTCTTCAAAAGAATCAGAAATCAAAAACAAAACCACAACAAGATATTCTTTTATGGATATTTTTAATAGCCCACAAACTATGTCTAATGCAGACATTAACAAAATGGGTGGGAAATCTGTTCTAGGCTCTTCTTTTAATAGAGATCCAGTCTTAGAACCGGTCTCTCCCATGTTGTCGCTCCAATCTTTGAAAGTTGATATTACCGGTGCAGGGTTTGGTTTGCTGGCTTCAAAAAAAGCAGGACTAAGTTTGACCCTTCATGATCGATCAAGAATGAGAGACATTGCTCCGCTAATATCGAGTACACAATTCTCTACAACAAAAATAATTATTGAATATGGGTGGAACCACCCGGATGGAGGGGTTAACTCTGAAAATGTGATTGGAAAGTATTTGAATTCACTCAAAGAGCGATCAATATATCAGGTCATTGGATCAAATTATAGTTTTGGAGACGGAAACACAGTAAAGATTGACGTTGATCTTGCAGCTTATGGATTTAGACAGAATGAAAAGATACACTGTGGTTCAGGCCCAGAAGTACCTTTAAACATGGTGGAAGAAAAAATTAAAAAAGTTACAAGTGATATTATTAAAGGAGAAGGTATAGAGGACGCACCTGAAGTTAGGCAAGAAATAAAGTTAAACTCTAGAAACGCGAGATCAATAAATGCATCAATCTCTTGGAGTGCTTATGATCAATTATCCCCTTTTTTGAGAGAAGGAGGTGATCAAAAAAAACTAACTGATATTATTAAGACTATTTTGATTCCGGAGACACTTTTGCATGACAACTACATCGACGAAACACTAAAAGAAGAAATCTCTTCACCAGAAAAAGAAATCCAAGATCAGATATCTAGAATGCTAGGCAAGCTAGCAGATATTAAAAAAACTAAACCATCGACAAAAGAAGATAAAGAAGAAAATAGACTTAGCGCTGATCCTTATTTATGGTCAACAACAACAGGTGCTTTAGATGGTAATTTCTTCAATGGGAGAGATGGAGAATCAGTCTCGTTAGGAAAGGTAATATCTCACTTTATAGGGCATGCAATTGCAAGTTCTTGCCTGTATGATGAAGTACAATTATTTTTCTACCCATTAAACCACCAAGCAGCAAGTGGAAGAGCACACACAACAGCTAGTCTGCCTATCCCTATTAAAAAACTAGAATCTGCTATTGATGAAAAACTTAATAAAAACAGCATGATATCAGTCAATTCTTTCTTTAAGCTATTAGAAAAGATAGTAAGAGATAGAAATATACCTGCTTACGGTCTGTCCGAGGTTTTTGAAGATTTAAATAAAATTACCAGTTTAGACAATGATGAAGCTCTTGATACAATGAAATCCTTATATGAAACAGGAGAATTACAATTAGATATTTCAGAAGCTTTTGCATTTGAGACAATAAAAAGCAAAGGTTCTTATGACGATATTTTTGACGCAGAACAAGAAAAACTTGTCAAGTCTAATAATGAAAAGCTCAATTCTCTTAATAAGGAAAAATCAAGCCTACAAAAAAAATCAAATACGCTTAAGTCAGATATTGAATCTAAAAGAAAACAACTTAAAGAACTACCTGAAGGTGATGCATCATTTGCACAAAAAACACAAGACCTCAATGATTCCATCAAGGAAAAAGAAGCAGAAATAGCAAGCTTAGAAAAAGATATTTTAGAAAAGCAAAAGTCAATTGACTCTATCAATAAAGATAATGACGCCAATTTGTTTAATAAGAAGACTTTTGATGGTCTTAAAAAGAAAGTTACAACAAAAATTAGAGAAAAGACAAGAAAAGAATTAGCTGAAAAATGTAAATCAATTTACATGAATGATGGTTTAAGTAGTCAATATCCGGCTGAGGCTAAGTTTGTAAGACCTAATCTTTCCATGGATTTTGAAGTACTTGAAGCAATTGATGTGAGTAATAGTGAGCTAGAAAAGTTTAACTTTTTTGAAAAATTTAAAGAGTCCAAAAAATCAACAAACGGTCATAAAGACGATAAAACAATTTTAAGAATTCACATATACGATGAAGAGTCAATTCTGGATCCAGCTTCGTATGCAATGCATCAAACTCTTTTAGCAGGAGCTGAAAATAAAGTTATTAATGGCAAAGATTATAGAAAAGTAATTGAGGAAAAGCTTGGATCTGGCGGCTTAAACTTTAATGACGTTAAACAGGTAATGAAAGCAGCTTATCCAACAATTATATACGGAAGTAACGGATCTACGGTTAAAAACATATCAGTTAGTGCAAATACTAGTGGAGAATTAAGCCAAGTTTTAATGAACGATAGTTACGGCCAGATTAGAGACGGTGTTATCAAAGGAAAGAATTATGAGAACGACTATGAAAGCATAACATTACTGCCTAACACTGTTTCTCTATCTATGTTAGGTCAACCTATGATAGGACGAGGCAATAATATCTTTATCGACTTTGGTACAAATACTAGCTTAGACAATATCTACACTGTTAAGTCTGTTAGTCATAGTTTAAGCAAGGGAGACTTTAGCACAACTGTTCAATTAGTGCCTTCAAATATGGGTGCTATTTCTAGCTTTAAAGAGCGAATGAGAAATACATTAGATGTATTAGAAGAAAAAAGCTAAAATAATATTTTTGTAAATTTAAATTTGCTAGCTATATTATTAATTTATGTATAGCATTAGAAAAAATATCATTAAGAACATTATCATTGATAGAGACTATTTAATATTTGATAATAACATATCAATTAACTTAAATAGCTCAGGAATAGATATTAGTTTAACTACATTATCAAAGATCAAAAATCTATCAAATCTTAAAGGTATTGATACAGTTTCAGAATTCTATTCTGAATTTTTTAAATCTTTGAATTTAAAATCTAGCTCTAGTAAATTGTCTAAAATTATTGGCCCCAATAAATCAAAAGAGTATTTAGAATATCTAAAGAAAGAGATTGAGGACTATTCTAGCATCATCAATTCTTATCACTTAGACATATTTCCTATTAGAAAAAAATGCTATGAAAACTTAGCTGATTTATACTTTGAAAATGAATTAGTTGAAAAACCTATTTATGAACATTCAGGTGTGACCGGAAGAACTAGTATTAAAAAAGGTTTTAATTTTTTAACTCTTAAAAAAGATAAAAGAAAACATCTTTCTTTAAAAGAAGAAGGCTATACTTTGTTAGAAGTTGACTTTAAGTCATGCGAGCCTTTCTTTTATTTAAACTCTCAAGGCTTTAAAGTAGAAGGAGACGATGTTTATTTATGGCTTTGTAACAAATACAATATTGATGTAAAAGAAAGAAGTGCTGTTAAAAGAGGAATTCTGTCAATGATATACGGTGCTAATGAAAATACAATATCTAGACTGATGAATATCAAAGAAAAGAAAATTAAAGAAATTAAAGAAGACCTAGGACTTTTCGATTTACAAAAAAGACTTCAAAAAGAATTTGATGAAAATGGATTTTTTCTAAACTACTATGGCCGGCCAATCACAAGTGACAACAATTTAATCAATTACTGGATTCAGTCTTCAACAGTTGATTTTTGTTCCTTAGCATTTAAAGAGTACTCAGAAAAAATAAATGTCAAGCCTGCCTATTTTGTTCATGATAGTATGACTTTTAGAATAGAAAAAGAAAGAATAGAGAATATAAAGTCAAATACACACATATCAGAAAGTTTCTCAAATATAAGCATTCCTGTAGAATATTCATCTATTGTCTAATAATTAATTCTATGATAGAAAAGGAATCATAGAATGAAAAATATTAAAGAATTTGGAATGGGTGCTTTTAGGCCTGAACTTACTCCTAACGGAAAACATAAAGGTGTTGTAGCAATGATGTCACCAACAGCTGATGCTGATAGTTTGTTTTCCAGAAATCAAGAAATGATTAAAGCAGCAGTTAGTGAGCTGGACTTAATAGAAGATGAGCTTGAAGAAAAAGAAAGCCTGAATGAATCTGTCGTTTTTGAGATGATTCAAAGATTAATCATAGATGTCATTATGGCATCTTCAGACTTATTATCAATTCAGTCTCTTGGTGGTTGGTTACTAGGTCCCAGATTTGTAACTAATATGGCACAACTCCATTACAATAACGTAAAAGCTAGTGATTTTTTAGCAAAACAGCATCATAGCAATAAAGAGTTAGACAAGATTAGAGAAATAAGAGCTGCTCTTGGGCGTGACATTGTTGACTTGTTCACAGCAATATTGTCCGCATTTCCACTGTGGGGCCTTGATGGTCTTTTTGATATTGTTCTAACACAACTTTCTAATCCTACTTCTAAGTTTATTGCAACAGGTTTTTTTAAAGCTTTAGACAAGATCGAAAATAAAACCATTAAGACTGTATTGTACATCGGGTCAATTCCTTTGGGTGGGCCAATCGTAATACAGTCGCTAAAGTATATTCAGGAGATTGATGAGTTGTTATCAGGACTACCCTCTAACGAATTTCATAGAGGCGGAAGAACCCCTACACCTGTTAAGAAAAAACCTAGAAGACCTTTAAAACCTGCGACTTTTAATGATGAAGTAGAACCTATAGAAGATGAAGAAGTTATAATGTTTGACAGGCCAAACTTAAACTTTGAAGATGATGAAACTGAAGAAATAAGCATTGAAGACGAAGAGTTTGAAGAATTAGATGATGATGAAACTGTTTTAATGAACAGACCTAGAAAACCCAGGAAAGGAAAGGTTGTTTGGCCAACAAATGAAAATTCAATCTTAAGATGTAGAACATACAATCAAAGAAAAAGAAAATTTAATCTTATCGAAACCTTAGAACGTGTTGAAGAATTTACAGATTATTCAGGAAAATTTGCAATGCAATTAGACAAAATGAATAAAGCAACTAAAGAGAGAGAAATGTCTATAGACGAATTTTCTGGAGTTGCTGCACTGGGTGGTGGTCCAGCAACACCTTTAGGGACAGACGCAACAGGAAAACCCGTATCTAAGTCAAAAAGAAGAAAGCAAGACAAATTTAATAGAAAAAAATCATTTCCGTATAAAAAATAATAATAAATCTTCAATTAGCTGTTTATAATAGTATAGTTCAATTAAACATTGAGATTTGGACATTACAAGTTAAACATTAATGGAGGAAATAATGGCACTTGATTTTGATGCAATTAAACGTAAATTAGATAAACTTAGCGGTAACAACACCAGCAGAAACGTAATGTGGAAACCAGAAGAAGGGCAAGAATATAAAGTTCGACTTCTTTCATTTCCAGATAACGACGGACAACCTTTTAAAGAGTTGCAATTCTACTACAATATCCCTGGTCAACGAGGATTATTAGCACCAAGCCAGTTTGGTAAGCGTGACCCAATTCAAGAGTTGATTAATAAACTTCGAGACGAAGGTACAAAAGAAAGCTATGAAATGGCAAAGAAATTGTATCCAAAAATGCGAGTTTATGCTCCAGTCTTGGTTCGAGGTGAAGAAGGTGAAGGAGTTCGTATTTGGTCCTTTGGGAAACTAGTATATCAATCACTTTTGTCACTAATGATGGACGAAGACTATGGCGACATTACAGATCTTAAAACAGGTACTGATCTTAAGATCAAATGCACTAAGTCTCCAGGACAACAATGGGCAAAAACTGAAGTATTACCGGTGCGTAAAGCTTCTCCTTTGTCCGGAGACGCTAGTCAAACCAAAGAATGGGTAAGCAGCATTCCTGATATTAACGATATTTTTAGACTTAAGTCTTACGATGAATTAAGTAACATTGTTAATAACTGGCTTAACGGTGAAGAAGAAGCTGAAAGCACAGGATCTGAATGGACCAGTAGCAATGAAACTTCTACTGATACAGACTCCGATGGAGATGACTCAGGAAAAAGCTACTCAAGCTTAGATGATGCCTTTTCCGATTTGATGAGTTAAGTTATTTAAATTATCTTAATAACATTATTTCAAAACCTGATCGCTAGATCAGGTTTTTTCTTTTTAGGGCGTATATATATAAAAGTATTTGGAGGACGTCCCATGAAAGACATTTTAGGTAGCAGAGTAAGAACTTCAAGAGGATATTCACTGCAAGAAACAGTTGGCAGACTTGAAGATAAAGAATCACAATTAAAAGAAGTAATTGCAAAATTAGAAGAACTCACTAATCAGAGAGATAATTTGCAAGAAGGCTCGTTTTGGGGTGACCAAGTTTATAAGTTAGTCACCAAGGCTATTACTTTAGCTGCATCTATTTTCATTGATGACTTTTCTGGAGAAATAGGTGGTATTGCTTTATTGGTTCCTGCTTTGGCAAAAAATGCTTACGAACTCAATAACACAAATTCAAAGTTAAGACCCTTGTTAGATAAAGGAACAAACACAAAAGAAGAAGCAGAAAAGATCGCAGAGTATGTAGCTGATATTAAAGGTGATATATCTGATCTGATGTCAGCAATTGCAATTGCTATTCCTGGACTTCCCGGTGTAGATGATTCTGTAGGGATTGCTTTATCTTTATTTGAAGATCAGGCAGTATCAGCCTTGAAATTACTTGTAGATACAATCAAATCCTATCAGAATCAAGACGGTCCTGTTGGATTTATCGCAAAAGTTTTAAGCTATGCAGGCTACTTCGTTGGCGGTAATATTGTTATGGAATCTTTAGAACTGTTAGAAGCGGCTATTCCAGTTCTTGAAGGTAATGGAATTATGACTATTGAGAACGTGCCTAGTGACGATGGTCCGTTAGAATCAATGCAAGACGGTGATCCAAAGCATTGGGAAGAAGGAGAAATAATTGACATAACACCTCAAGAATACGAAGGTCTTCAAGATGATGACAGTGCACAACTTTTTAATAGACTTCCTATGTCAGAGAATGCATTTTTAAAAGAATCAATATCATCAGAGCATTTAAAAATTTTAGAAGAAATGAAAGTTGTACACGAAGGGTTAATAACAGATCTAATTGACTCAATTCAATCAATTGTTGAAATATTGCCTACAGAATTACTTATGCAAGCAGACTTACCACTGGCTGCTGGAGAGTATGTTGGGGGTTCTATTGCACAATTTGCAGGTGGTAACTTAATTTCAAAATTAGGTAAATTATTCGCTTCTACACGATCATCAGATGCTTCATCTATTAATCGTGCCCTCTCTGAATTAGCACCAATTCTTATTGCTTTACCTACCTTAGGTGCTATACCCGTTGTTGCGCCTGTGATTAAGATTATGTTAGACTCTTTAGAGTGTATTGGCAATTTAGGAACTATTTTGGATGATAGCGATTCCAGTTCATTTAATAGTTCTTATGAAGTCAGTGTTACAAGTATGGCAAAAGAATTACTAGGCGACGCAATCCCAACTGCTGTAGACGTTGCTGATAGAACCGGTTTTATCGACGGTTTGATGGGTCTTGGAAGATTAGTAAAAAATCTCTTTGAGCTGAATAGTGGCATAGATAAAGGTGAAAAATTAATTGAAGAATACAATCAGCTTAATTTCCAAGATGACACTGACATGATGCAACTTGATGATATTTCAGATATCCCAGCGCCTCCCTTGACTGAGTCTTTTGACTTAAAAAGATGGCAAAAACTTTCAGGTCTTATTTGAAAATTTAACTCTTCTCATTATATAATTCCTATATAAACTAGGAGTGAATAATGGGAAAAAATGATGATTTTACCTCGCAACTGATTAAGTCTTTAAACAAAGATTATAAAACAAAAGTTGCCTACAACCTTGCTGAGGACGAAAGTCCTACACAAGTTAAGCGATGGATTAGTACAGGTTCTAAGCTGTTAGACTACATTTGTGCAAATCAAGAAAATGGAGGCTTTCCTGAAGGGCGAATTGTTGAAATGTTCGGACCCCCTTCAATTGGAAAGTCTCATATTGCGACTCAGATTGCAAGAAGCACCCAGCAGATGGGTGGTATTGTTGTCTACATTGATACAGAAAATGCAACAAGCATTGAGAATTTAGGAAATCTAGGCGTGGACGTGTCACAAAGATTTGTTTATGTCGATACACACTGTACAGAGGAAGTACTTGATTTGGCAGAAAAAACAATTCTAAAAGCAAGAGCACTTGATAAAGATGTCCCAGTAACTATTATTTGGGATTCAGTTGCAGCTTCTTCTCCAAAAGCTGAGCTATTAGGTGACTACGACAAAGAAAGTATCGGTCTTCAAGCTCGAGCAATTTCTAAAGGAATGCGAAAGATCACAGGTGTTATTGGTCAAACTAATAGTTTGCTTGTTTGCTTAAATCAGATTCGAACAAAAGTTGGCGTAATGTATGGTGATCCAGACACCACGCCTGGCGGAAAAGCAATTCCATTTCATAGCTCGATTCGAATCAAATTAGGTGCAGGTCAACAAATCAAAGAGGGCGATGACGTAATTGGGATTCACGTTTGGGCAAAAACTGTAAAAAATAAAGTTGCACCTCCTTTTAGAAAGGTAGATTTTCAAATTCATTTTGGAAAAGGAATTGTTGAGCATGAAGAAACTTTTGATCTTTTAAGAAAACATGGGTTGGTAACAGTAGACGGTCGATCATATCTGATCTCAGGAAACGGTGGTTGGAAGACTATTGAGGTTTTAGACGAAACAGGGTCACTAGTAGACTCAAAGAAGTTTAGAAAAACAGAGTTTAAAGAAATTCAAGAAGACGAGTACTGGGGACCAATTGTAGACATTGTTTTAAAAGATGCAATGATCAAAAAAATGGGAACTAGCGAAGGCGTAGATATCGATCCTGAGTCCTATGAAGAAGTAAAGGAAGTAGGAAATCTACTCTTAGACTTTGATGAGAGTGACTTATAATGGTAAAAGATAGAGTCTTGATATTCGATGCGCTTAATGTTTTTATGAGGCATTATATAGCGCATCCTGCCATGTCTGACAACGGAGAGCAAATAGGCGGGATTGTAGGATTTTACTACAATCTCGTCAATTTAATAGAAAAGTGTAAACCTGAAGGTGTTATAGTTGTTTGGGAAGGTGGCGGAAGCAAAAGAAAAAGAGATCTATATCCTGACTATAAAAAAGGAAGCAGACCTTCAAAGATGAATCGCTACTATGATAAAGAAGATATTCCTGACACATTAGAAAATAGAAATTTTCAAATTAGAAACTTAGTAGGGATATTAAGCAATCTCCCAGTTTGTCAAGTCTATATTGAAGATGCTGAAGCTGATGATGCGATCGGATATCTTTCTAAATACAAGTTAAAAGATAAAAACAAAGTTATTGTCACTGGTGATCATGATTTTTATCAGCTCGTTGACGAAAATTGCATTCTGTATTCTCCAAACTCAAAGTCATTTATTAATACGGATAAAGTCTTAGAAAAGTATGGTGTTCATCCTCATAACTTCTGCCTAGCTAAATCAATAGTAGGTGATAAGTCTGACAATATTCCTGGAGTACCAGGAGCAGGATATAAAACACTAGTCAAGGAATACGGATCTCTTTTTAAAAAAGAAGACTTTGATTCGAATGCATTCCAGTTATTCGTAGAAAACGATACAAATCATCAAAACAATCCTAAAAAGAAGATATATAAATCCATCAAGGAAAATGAAAAGTTGATTGAGCGGAATATTAAGTTAGTTAGGCTAGACGTAGACAACTTAGTACACATGCAAACCAAAAAACTTGATGAAAGTATTGAAAATTTCAAACCTACATGGAATAATATGAATGCAATAAAATACCTGAAAGAGAACAACATTAAAAATATAGACATTCTCCAGCACGGGTATCTTTTTAGAAACCTCAAACAAGGAAAAATTTTATAATGAACGCACCAGCAAATATTAACTACTTTTCAAAATACGGAAAAGATTTTCAAGAAAAGATCTTCCAAGCACTATTAGATGATCATTCTTGGGCTTCGCAAATGATGGAGGTAATGAAATATGATTACTTTGAACTTAAATATCTTCAGTTTCTTTGCGATAGATTTTTCAGCTTTCATGAAAAATATAGAAACTTCCCCACACTCCCACTATTAGTTTCTATCATCAAGGATGATTTATCTGCTGGAGATGACGTAATTCTTCGTGAGCAAGTAATTGAATATCTTTCTCGAATGAAAGCAAATCCTAATCTGACAGATCTTAAGTATGTTAAAGATAAGTCATTAGACTTTTGCAAAAAGCAAGCTCTCCAGCAGGCGTTGGAAGACAGTGTAAAGGCAATTAAATCAGAGAATTACGAGTCTGTTTTAAGTATTATGAAAGACGCTGTCTTTAAAGGCAGTTCTTCTACGACCGGTCATGATTTTTTTGAAGATCATGAAGCACGTTTTCAACTTATTGATCGAGCAACATGCCCAACAGGTATTAGTCACTTAGACAAAAAAGATGTCTTAAACGGTGGATTAGGAAGAGGTGAAATTGGCGTTGTCGTGGCAAATACTGGAGTTGGTAAATCTCACTATCTGGTTGCTATGGGCGCTGAGGCATTACGCCGAGGAAAAAATGTAGTTCATTACACTTTTGAATTAACTGAAACTGCAGTTGGTATAAGATACGACAGTAATTTGTGTAGCATACCATCTTCAAATGTTATTCAAAATAAAGAAAATATACTCAAAACTTATTCAGAAAGTGACTTTGGTAGATTGATAATTAAGCAATATCCAACAGGCGCGGCAAGCATCGTAACTATTAGAAATCACCTAGAAAAACTAGCAATGAAAGATTTCAAACCGAGTTTGCTCGTGATCGATTATGCGGATATTATGCGTTCTACACGAACTTACGATTCACTTAGACACGAACTTAAATTAGTATACGAAGAACTTAGGAATTTGGCAATGGAAATGAACATACCTATCTGGACAGCATCACAGGCAAACAGAGACTCTGCTAAAGCTGATGTTGTAGGTTTGGAAAATATGTCTGAAGCTTATGGTAAAGCCATGGTTGCAGATGTTGTTGTTTCACTTTCTCGCAAACCTATGGAAAAATCTACAGGAGCCGGTCGACTCTTTGTGGCAAAAAATCGTGCAGGACGCGATGGTTTAATGTTTCCAATCCGTATTGATACATCAATGTCAAAAATTGAAGTATTAGAAGATGTTGGAGAAATGTCAATCGCAGATGCAGTTGAAGCTCATAACGTTGGAACAAAAAATATGCTAAAATCAAAATGGAAAGAAATTACAGGAAAATAATCAGGGAGAATTAATGTACGATTATCAAAAGGTTTATGAATCATCGCTCGAATATTTTGGAGGAGATGAATTAGCAGCTTCGGTCTTTGCAGGAAAATACGCATTGCAAGACGAAGAAGGAAATTATCTGGAGCTTACGCCAGATGATATGCACAAACGACTAGCAAAAGAATTTGCTCGCATCGAAAAAAAATACGACAACCCAATGTCTGAAACAGAGATCTATAGTTTGTTTCAAGGTTTTCGTTTTATAGTTCCGCAAGGATCTCCTATGAGTGGGATTGGAAATAATTCAAAAATTCAATCAATCTCTAACTGCTTTGTGATTGAGGCACCGGAGGACAGTTATGGTGGTATTTTAAGAGCAGATCAAGAGCAAGTTCAAATCATGAAGCGTCGTGGTGGTGTAGGGTTTGATGTTTCTACTATTCGCCCTAAAGGAATGTTTACGTCTAATGCAGCAAAAACTACTGACGGGATTGAGGTCTTTCTAGAAAGATTTTCTAATTCTTGCCGTGAAGTTGCACAAGGCGGTAGACGTGGTGCGCTAATGCTATCAATTTCTGTCCATCATCCTCAAGTTATGGACTTTATTAAAATCAAAAGAGACTTGACTAAAGTTACAGGTGCTAACATCTCTGTACGAGTAACCGATGAGTTTATGAATGCTGTAAAGCACGGAGATAGCTATCAACTACGATGGCCCGTACAAAGCATTACTGAGGGCGGCGGTGTTCCAGAAATAGAAGAATACGTCGACGCAAAAGAAGTTTGGAGCGAGTTGATCGAAGGTGCTCATGCATCGGCAGAGCCGGGTGTTCTTTTCTGGGATACTGCTACACGTATGACTCCGTCTGATGCATATTCAGATGTAGGCTTCGGTTCTGTTTCTACCAATCCGTGTGGTGAAATTATCCTTTCTCCGTACGATTCATGTCGACTTATGCTGATGAACCTTACGTCTTTCGTAGACAACGCATGGACAGATGAAGCAAGTTTTGATTGGGGTAAGTTCAGAAACTACTCTCGTAAAGCACAACGTTTAATGGACGACATGATCGATCTAGAAATTGAGCAAATCGATAAAATTCTTGCAAAAATTGATAGTGACCCTGAAGGAGATGCAACAAAATTACCAGAAAAACAGCTCTGGCTTAAGATTAAAGAGGTCGCGCAAAACGGTCGAAGAACTGGACTAGGAGTTACAGGTTTAGGTGATACTATTGCCATGTTAGGCCAAAGATACGGAGATAACGATTCAATCGAGACTGTGGAAGAAATCTACAAATGGTTATCTCTTGCTTCTTACGAGGAGTCTATCCAGCTTGCGAAAGAACGTGGGGCATTCCCAATCTTCGATGCATCCAAAGAAGAAGGCCACGAGTTTCTCGACAGAGTACTCAGTTCCCTAACAGAAGAAGTACAAGCTGACTATAGACAACATGGGAGACGAAACATTGCGAACACAACGACTGCACCTGCTGGTTCAGTTTCTTGTCTTACCCAAACTACGTCAGGTATCGAACCTGCCTTCATGTTATACTACAAGCGACGCAAGAAAGTACAAAACGGTGAGAAGGTAATGTTCGTAGATGATCTTGGTGACGAATGGACAGAGTTTAACGTGTATCATCATGCTTTCAAACAATGGTTAGATAGTGACCATGGAACAACCGCCTCAGTCGATGACTTGGATCACGCAGTCGCTTTTAGCCCATATCACGGTGCTACCGCCAATGAAATTGATTGGCGTGCCAAAGTGAAGCTCCAATCAGTTGCGCAAAAGTGGATCTGTCATGCTATCTCGAACACTACGAATCTTCCAGCTGACATTGATGTAGAAACAGTAAAAGACATCTATATGCTTGGTTGGGAACTTGGCTGCAAGGGTGTAACCGTATATCGAGATGGAAGTCGTTCTGGTGTATTGGTTTCAACTGATGATAAAAAAGAACCGGAAAATACTATTACAGAAAGAGACGCACCAAAAAGACCTGAAGAATTGGAGTGTGACATCTATCACACATCAATTAAAGGGCAGAAGTGGGTCGTTTTAGTAGGACTTCTTAATGGTAAACCATACGAGGTTATAGGTGGCGAGGCTGATCAAATAGAGATCCCTACTAAGTACAGACATGGTAAGCTTCAAAAAAGAGTATTTAAGACAAAGAATAGCAAATATGATCTAACAGTGGGTACAGGTGACGACACCCTTCATGTAAGAGATGTAGTTTCAGTCTTTGACAACCCAAATCATGCAGGTTATACACGGGTTATTTCCACTTCTTTACGTCATGGTGTACCTGTTCAATACTTAGTTGAGCAAATGCAAAAAGACAAAGAAATGGACATGTTTAGCTTTTCGAAAGTTATTTCCCGTTGTCTTAAAAACTACATTGTTGACGGTACAGAAGTTGCCAAGACATGCCCAGAATGCGGTGCTGAAGGTAGCTTAGTTTATCAGGAGGGCTGCGTAACATGCAAAAGCTGTGGAAGTGGAAAATGTGGCTAAATACATGCCCTTGCTGCGGATGTGATCCTTGTGATTGCCACTAGCTCAATATTATATTAAAAGAGAGTGAAAACTCTCTTTTTTTGTTATAGTTAGCTATGTAATAAAATTACCTACGAGGAAGATTATGAAGATTAAAAAGAGAGATTTACTAGCTCTTGTAGAATCCTATTTAAAAGAGCAAGCATTAGATTTTAAACTATCAACCAGCGATAAAAGACCGTCATCAGAATCTGAAATAAAAACTGCTATAAATGATTTGGCTTATTTTTATGACAGAGCAAAAGAATTAAAAGAGCTTCTAAGTAATCAAATTTCAAGCTTAGAATCAAAATTTGGTGATATACAATCAATGACATTAGAAAATGTTATGCCAATTAAATCTATTCTTTCTAGTCTCCCGGGTACAGAATCAATGATATCTAAGATAGATGCAGCATTAGATTTTATGAAAAAAATAGACACTGCCATTTCAGATCTAGAAGATTTATTCGCCTCACCCATTGATTCTAAAAAATGGGCAGAGGAAACTGTGAAAAAATACATGGTTGACCCATCGAAATTTACAAATCAGCCAGCGGCATCTAAAGCACTAAACTCAGCTCGTGCTTTAGGAGAATTGCTTGGATTGGTTGTTGATTCTTTCAAGGGAATGATAAAAATTTTCGACATGTCAAAAATACACAATCCAAATACAGACACAGAAGAATTTAATGCTTTAAAGTTTTTATTTAATGTATTGATTTTGTTTCCTAAGGCGATATTTGATGTTGACATGCAAAGTCAATTTTTAGATGAAAATATTAGTTTTCTAAAAGAGACATTTCCAAACGCAAGAAATATTCAGACTTTAGTTCAATTTATGGAAAAATTATTAGAAGCAAACCAATCGTTGGAATCACTGGGTAATTCTTTAACCAGTATTAGTTTAACAAGCGCTAGAGATGCTAAAACGCAAGAAAGATTTAACGACGACTACGAAGCCGGATTCTAAAAAATAAACTTATTGTTAGACTAAAACTTAAGAGAGGTGTAATAACCTCTCTTTTTTGTTATAATAACATTATAAAAAATGATAAGCAAAGGAGAAATTATGCTTTGGAAATACAATACATCACCACTAGTTAAAGAATACGAACTTCACATGCAGCCAGTTATCGTTACTGTTAACAAATTTGACGAAGATAGTGCAAAAGAATTTAGAACTAAAATGGCCATGGCACATAATACAGGACAAAAAGTTATTCCAATCGTAATTGATAGCTATGGAGGTCAAGTATACTCTTTGATGTCTATGATTTCTACAATTAAGAGTTCTGAGCTTCCAATCGCGACAATTATCCAAGGAAAAGCAATGAGCTGCGGTGCAATTTTATTTTCTTTTGGTGACGAAGGTCGACGCTTTATGGATCCAAATGCAACATTAATGATTCATGACGTGAGTTCAGGCCAACTAGGTAAAGTTGAAGAAGTAAAAGCATCAGCAAAAGAATCTGATCGATTAAATCAAATTATCTACAAGATGATGGCTCAAAATTGTGGAAAAGCTGATGATTATTTCTTAAAATTGGTTGATAAGAAAAAGCATGCTGACTGGTTTTTGGATGCCGAAGAAGCAAAAAAACATGGCTTAGCAAATCATCTTCGCGTACCAAAAATTAGCGTTAATTTGGATGTTAGTATTGACCTAGAATAGTTAAGTATTATTCAGGAGATATCTTATGCAAGATGAAATAGCCATATATATTGGTTGTACAAAAGCTTTATTATCATGGTTTCATGCAGCTCACCACGTCACAAAAGGCGCAGGATTTGCAGGAGACCATGTCAATCTTTACGGTGAAATCTACAACGGAATAAACGAAGACTTTGATGCATTGATAGAAAAGTTTATTGTTATTTGCGACTCTGAAAGAATCGCATGTCCGCTTGAAGCAACACTAGAGTCTGTTCCTTTTTTAATGCAATTTGAATCACCGGTTAATATGCCTGCAGATGCTATTGCAGCTGAAGCTTTAAATTTTATGAAGCACCATATTCAGCATTTGACCAGACTTTACGGAGTTCTTGAAAGAAACAGAGCACTAACTCTAGGCACAGATGATTATTTGGCTGCTGCAGCAAATCAATACGAAGAATATTTGTATTTGCTGGGTCAAAGAGTCAAGAGAGGCAACGTAGGATTATGAAAAATATACAACTTTCAAAAAATCTGTGGTTAAGCGAGACAATTAAATCAAAAACGGCAATGCGAAGAGGAATAAGCAATTATCCTACTGATGATCACCTAGATAATTTAAAGTATATTGCTAAAAACTTATTTCAGCCTATTAGAGATGCAGCTGGCGCGCCCATACATGTTTCTTCTGGCTATAGAAGTAAAGAACTTAATAAAGCCATTGGAGGATCAAAAACATCTCATCATATGTTAGGGTTGGCACTAGATATTGATAATGATTATAGAGAAAATACGTGGACAAACTCACAAATATTTCACTTTATCAAGGACAACTTATCATTCACCCAATTAATATGGGAGTTTGGAGATGATGACAATCCCGGTTGGGTTCATGTTTCTTTGGTTCCTGGGAAAGAAAATAAAAAGCAAGTCCTAAAAGCTTATAAAGAAAACGGAAAAACTAAATACAAAAAGTTTTAGTTTAAAACAAAATTGGAAAATACTTATAGTGTATTAAAGGTTTACTTTGATGCACTATTTTTTATTATATAGTGCGGCGAATAAGCCAGTTAAGTTTTAGTTAAGTTTGAGTATAGATAAATGACAGCTTTAAGAGTTAACGAGTCATCGGGTTCGATAGGCTCTCTACAAATTGCTGATGGACATGGCGGCTTTTTATCCGGAAGTATATCAGTCACTTCCGGAATGACAATTCAAGACGACGGAATAGGAAACTTTACGTTAGGGATTGATCCTAACACATCAACAGTCATTGGAGAAGCTGAAGACGGTACGTACACTGACGGTCTATTTACAGACTTTAACCCGCAAACTCCGGTTGGTGTTGCAGTTGATAGATTTAATGAGATTCTTGCCTTGTTAGCGCCGGCACCTGCACCAAATGTGCAGGAAATACAAACTGATACAACACAAGGTGACAATGTTTATTTGTCTTTTGGACAAAGCAACAATATAGAAATTTCTGATTCTTATTTTAATGTGCTAGGATTCACAGATTACGGAACAAAAGACGTAAATGATTTGTTTGAAGCCGACACTTCTCAATCAGATATAAGAATGGGAAGTTATGGGTCAAAACCTACGATTACAGGAATTGTAAATGACAGTGTTCTTGCAGATGGTACAAACTATCCTAATGACGCATTTGGAAATGCTGACAATGGTACACTAAAGCTAATTGTAAACAATGCTACTGTGCACACTGTTGATCTTTCTTCTTTTGCTTCGGGTGACAGTTTGGACCCGCAAACAAACTCAGGATTTACAAATATTCTGATTGCTACTTCTGGCCAACTATCTAACGGAACATCTTTTCCAAACTTTAAACACAGAACTGCTGAGTATATTATTACTCCTAGCACACAAAGACAAGGTTGGAATTGGGCAAAAGTCGTTCATGAAGTGGGTTCTGTTTCTTATGAGACGAACTATATTGAATGGATCAACGATGAAGACAGCAGCCTTCTTAATGCAAACAATCAAGGTATGCTTTTCTCAGGAAACGGATCAGTTTATCTTTCTGGTATTAACTACTTTACAGGTGGTAGTACACAATATCGTGTTAAAATTGACAACCTATACCAGAAAGTTTATGATAAAAATGATATATCGTTCACAGCTACAACATCAGGATTAAATCAAAATTCTAGTATATCTTTTTCACCAGTTCAAAAACCAACAATAGATACACAAGCAGGTGAAGATCATACAAAGTCACTTCATTTGACAGCTTCTAGTAATGTCAATACAGACTATATATTAGGCGGTACAATTACAGCCGGCGTAAATGCGACGCATCCTTTTAAAAGTAGTCTAATCAATGCAGGAACAGCAACTGCTCCTGAAGTACTATTATATAATCTTACAAACACATCTACTAACTACGTAGAAACCTTTCTAAAAGAAAATTTAAGATATCAAAGCGGAAGTTACGATACACAAGCTGTAGTACAAAACAGCCACTGGGATTCTACGCGGCACATTACTGGATCAAACTTAGGACATTCAGACGGCTTGCAATATTTTGCTACTCGTTTACACAGCCCACTAAATACACTTAACGGTGGTGACTTTAGTGGTTTCTTTAACGGGCCGCAAAACAATCCTGACTACTCTGGCGAAACAGGATTGAGAACTTTCTATAGAGCTTTTCTAAATAATGAAAATCAAGATGTGTACAATCTCAAACTAACAATTAATGGAACGGCAACAACTATTGTGCCTCGTGGAGACAGCCTAGATTCCGGAAAAATAAGAGTATTTTTTAAAATTCCTGAAAAGACCGGGTGGATGGATATTGCACAAAACTTTTCATATCAGAGCACGAACGATGATGATGGTTGTCAAGCTTTAACTTTAGACAGTTCAATCAACACACAGTCTGTAAATTATTTAACTTTTGGAACAGTAAGCTTATCTCAAAATGAATACATAATTATGAAGATTGAAGCTGATATATCTTGGGTGGGCGACATTAATCAAATTCAGGTTGTTCTTCCAGGAGGAACTGGTCAAGTAGACCCAGTTGTTGATTTGACAAATATTGATAGTGACAACACTGGTGTTACAGGAAAATTAAGTTTTGGATCTTCTAAGTCGATAACTGGGTATACAAATGTAGGTTCAACTGCTGGATATGTATCAAAAGATTTAAATGATTCGTATGATGCACCTTCATCAAATACTGATTATCGACGCGGGATATTTGATGCAACTCAAGATATGACAGGAAGACTAAACGAAATAGTCACATCAGTAAACCCAGATTACCCAAATGATGCTTTCTTTAGAGGAAATGAAGGACAACTTATATTAGAATTAAATGGGACAGAAATTCATTCTGTGGATTTAGATACGTTTGGATCGGGAGCAACAGGTTCAGGAACATATTTCAATCTTAGTAGTTGGGCTCCTGCAAAATTTGACAATAATGTACCTGATTATTTAAATGTCTATAGAACAGGAACATACGCAATTTCAAGTACACAGCAAGAAATTACCAATGGTTGGAACTATGCCAGAGTTATCCATAGGGTTGATGGTATCGATACAACAACAAATTATGTTGAATGGGTAAATGATTCAGCAGGCCAAAACGATGATATTACATCAACTGTGGAAAGCATTGGTGAGTTTTCTGATTCCAATTTATTTTATTTAAGCGGCGTAAAATACTTTACTAGCCCGACTGGAATCATTAAGGCAAAAATAGACAATTTATATACAAACGTCTATTCTGGTGACAGTAACGCCGTGTCAGTAACTGCAGTTCAAAATTGTTCATGCACACAAATAGAAATGCAAGGGTCAGGTTTGACATCACCAAAAACTTCATCTGGCGCAACTGCTACTTTGCAATCTCTAAATACAACACTTCTTTCAGAAAATACGTCTCTAAACGTAACCGGCTCTTTAACTTTTACACAAAGTACATCAATTAGCGGAAGCTTCGAAGCTAACCCTAAAACAGTTAGCGCTTATATGTCCTTTAGACATCCACTTAAAAATAATTTAACAGCCACAACGCTTGAAAGTTCTCCTCTCTTAGTATTTAATCCAAGCGAAACGTCAAACGAAAATTTATCTGAAACCTTCACCGGTGAGACTTATCGATTGGTTGCTGGAAATTACAATAATCAAAGCGATGTTTTGTTAGGTGCATGGAATTCCCAAATTTCGATTAACGATGGTAACAATTCAGACTATTTAGATGGTCTAATGGTTCACGGTAACAAAGTAATATCTCCTTTAGCAGGAGGAAATGCTGGAGACTTTAGAAACACTAACGACGGAGGAGTTTTTGAAGGTCCTGATAATAATGTTAATTACTCTTCGTTGACGCAAAATGAAAGAATTTACTTAAGATCGTTTAAAAACTTGACCACAAATGACGTAGCTAGCATAACAATCAGTCTTTCAGGTGAAGCAACATTAGTAAGTAAAAATACGACTTTGACAGACGACAAAATACATGTTGAGATAAAAACACCTGGAAAAACTGGTTGGATGGATTTAGGTTTACCAACAGATGGGTCATCTGCAGACGGATCTGGGTGTTATGTTGGTAATTTAACAAGTAGCATAACAACGTCTGGTGTATCTAATGTTTGTTCCTTTGGCGTCACAACTGTTAATGGAAGCAATAGCGGATCAGAATACTTTGTTATAAAAATATCTGCTGATAAGTCATGGGATGGCTATATAGAGAATATAACTGTAAGTTGGAGCAGCTAAATGGCGGGAAAAACAAATATAACAGCTACGTATTTTGCTCAGAAAAAACTTTTAGGCAAAGCAAACACTTCGATATTGAAAAAAGATTATGAAGAATCAATATCGACAAACATACAAACCAATGCTAGTATTATTTTTGGCGAGACTGTCACAGACAATCCAACACAAACACTTTATTGGAACGATAGTATTGTTGAGTATGTTGAATTTGAATTAGATGCAGTTGCCGGTACCGCCTATCAGGCAACTCCTGATACGGGAGGGGAAGGAACTCAAGATTCTGGTACACACGCCTATAGGCTTAAGTTTCCTACAGGTTATGCAGCAGCGACATCTTCCGGGAAGAGTTTCCAAGATGGTGAGTATATCCACGAATATTTAGGTAGAGCACAGTTAGTACCTACATTTTATTCTGAACTCGTCCCCAACCCCTACAATATCAAACTGTATGATGGGAATGGTGTACAAATACCTTTAGCAGATGAAGTTGACTGGAGTATCGATTACTACAATGGCATACTTTTCTTACAGGACTACGATGCTAATAAGATTCCAGCGACTGCTCGAGCATTTATTTATATTGGCGACTATTTAGATGACGTTCTTTCATCTGCAGCGTCTTCTGGAGATCTAAACTACGTTCAAAGTACTGCATCAGGTTATTTAAGCGCAACCGGATCAATGTCTTTTTCAGGAGGCGAAGGTTACAATTTCAATACTAGCGATGTAGGTAGTGATACATTCTTCTTCGTAAGCGGATCTTTAGATGGACAAAATAAGTCCGTTTTCGGGGGTGATGTTGTCGTAAGTGGTAGTTTTTCACTATCTAGTAATAGTTTAGGGACTAACGATCAAGAAATAAGACACCAATTTATCGATCAGGAATATTCTGGAAGTTATATTACCTCTATAGACGGACAATTACTAAACAAGTCTCTTAAATCCCCTGTTTATGCAAAGTCAAGTGATATCAACTCAGATCTTTTTAATGTTGTAAGAATGAGTTTGTTTACAAAAGAACAAGCGTCTTTTGAATCTCTTCTTCAAAATACAAACGTTTTTAAAATAGAGTCATATGTTGAAGGGCCTCCAGATTCTAGCGGTAACCCAACTTTTACAAAGGAGCTCGGATATTTTAACTTTTCATTTGATAAAGATATCGGCTACTTAAAGCTAGTTACAGACCCGAATACTGGTGAAGATTATTATGAAAACGACAATGTCGACAATCAAAATGATGCAGAGTATTTTTTTGATACGCAAAACGAAGAAGATGTGTCAACTTTCCAGAGAGTTCGAACAGACAATGGCAACATAGAATCAAAGTATATTTCTTCTCTAGCAGCAGATGTTAAGTCAAACTTTAATCACGGTTTTAAATACATAATTCAAGAATATGATGTTAATGATAAAATAGCAAATGACTATATGTCTGTGACGTCAACTACAGGAATCTCTCTTGACATAACATACACGCCAAATTCCGATTCTGGCGTTGAAGAAATAACCGGTCTTAAGCTGATCGACAGCAATTCTGCGACTATTGGAAATTATGATTTCTCTTCCGACGTTAATATCCAAAACGAACCGTTAGATATTACGAAAAAAGTATTAAATGACATCAATGATAGATCATCTGTTGATAGCTACAGGAGTAGCATTGTAAGTAGTGGAGTGTCTGTCCCGGGTACAGGAAAGATAATAAATAGATATCCGATACTTTTTTCTAGATACCTAAACGAAGGAACACCTGAGTATATTAAGATAGGAACAAAAGTTTCTGTTAATAGATGGGAATCTTTAAAGTCTAAATATTCAACTTTTGATATAGATAGTTCACTTATTAATGGTGTTTTTAAACCAACAAGTGCATCAAATTTTGCCCCGCTGATTAATGCAACAACAGCTTTTGGCTGCTTAAAAACTTTTATATACGCCTTCAATTATGCGGTAACTAAATCTTCAGCAACCACAAAGCCTGCTGCAATTAACTCAACAAACTATCCAGCACTTAACTGGACTCTGTATAATGATATCAATAATACGAATTCAAATTCAGGAATATATGAATTAAGGCTTTTATTTCTTCCTTTTATTAAAAAATTTACTGATGACTTATATGATATATGCAATACTGCCTTAAGTGATCCTAACTATAGCGCTTTCTTTGGTTATACAGAAACAGTAAAGAATTTTTCGAACAATACACTAAGCTCAACAGCTTCCGTGTCAATTGAAGAAGTTATAACAAACAAATTTTTGGCGGAGATTGGTTACAATCTCAATAAAAAAGTCAACGGCGACAGAGGTGTTTATACCTTAGCAAAAGAGTATGATGAGTATTTGTATTACACGTCTTTGCATTTTAATAGCGTAGGAGATCGATCTGAAAGAGATTTTGTACAAGCTACAAATAGAGGTCAATATGCATCAGGCGCAACCACAACACTAGCAGATTACGAAAATTCATCTCTTAACGTAGAATCTTTGTTGAAAAATAGATACACATTGATGACTGCGTTCAAGCCGGCCTTGATTGCTAATGGTACTAGCTTGTTTTTAGGACCGGTCTCAATATCAAAACTCTATGGGCAGTCACCAATACAAGTCAACACAGAATTTGTTTTTGGTAACGAGCAGCCTGTCTTAGATGATTTTGGGAACGTTTTAACTGGAAGTGATGGAAACATTCTTACCTCAGCATCACACCAATTAGTAGTTGGTAGTAAAGGATTTGAAGGTGATTTGCAAGTAACAGGATCCGTTGATATTACGGGTTTTGGCCGAGGCGACGGAATGAGAATAAACATGGGAAGTCTAGTCATGACTTCAGATCTAGATGGATCAAACATGCCTCAATTCCAAATGATCAATTCAAATGCCAATGAATACGAAAGACCCCAGATTCTTTTATCTAATAATCTTTCTTCTTTTGTCAGCGGTTCAAAAAGTTATCAAATGGGAGAAATAGCTTTTGCTGGACCTAGAGATGACTCTCCAGAAGATGATAGAGAAAATATTGTTGTAAGAGCTCAGATCAATGAGCTTGTTAGTTCTTCTTCAGTCAATTACCTCTCTTTTGACTTTTACGTAAATGAAGCTAGAAATCCATTTAAAAATGCCGACGGGACAATACCTGTTTTAAATCAAAGAACAGCTGTTTTAGCATTGGGTCAGTTTAGTGACGGACAAGCTGATAATGAAAACGGTGTATCTACAGGTATGGGTGTAAGAGGTAATGTAGTCCCATTAGGCGTTGCTGACTTTTCTGACATTGGCGGGAGAAGTATTCCACCTGATGCAAACACATTGGGGACAGAAAGATTTAGATGGGGCGCGCTTCATTTAAGTCAAGATGCTCCTTTAACTTTTGGGAACACACTAGGAACCAAAGCAAAGCTAGAATACGACAGTAGTTATGCAATGCCAGTCTTTTCAGGAAGTGCAGGATTCTTGCATGGTTTAAGTGGATCTTTGACGACTCTTCTAGATGGAACTAGCTACCTTAGGGGTATTGATGGCGTCACAGTCTCTACGGGATCATCTGGTGAGGTTTACGTAGGGCTAGAAGGCTATACAACAGGCAGTCAACTAGTTACTACAGATTATCATTCTGAGACTGGCTTGTCTGGAAGTCAAGTTTCCTTCAATCAGGATCTTTTTGAGCTAGCAAATTACAATGATAATAATATTAAATTTTATCTTAACGGTCAACTTCTATCTTCTGGTAGCGTTGAAGAAGTTGTTGTAAGCGGGTCTAGAGACTACCACCTAGATCCTGACACGGGAACAATATCGTTTGCATCTCCGGTGCAACCATCAGATATTCTCGCATCAGTCTATCATAACGACACGTCAGATGAACGCGGACAATATCGCTATGATAGAATATTAAGTATTGATCAAGCAGCAGGTACAAACGTTTGGTTTAATTTTGACTTTAGACTTATTGATTACAGCTATGATAAATTTGAAGTTTTTGTTAATGGTCAACAACTAACAAGAATCGAGGGTTTGAGTCCATCTGAAACTCAACCTTATGAAATTACTGCAGTTAACAGAATTGCATTTGATCATGATCTATATGCGTCTGACGTCATTACTCTTCTTTTTAAAATACCTAACCCGTTTGCTTCTTCTGGTGGCGGTGAAGAAGAAGGTGAAGAGATCAACTTCAAGATCAAAGAAACAAGAAATGTTACTCAAGACTATAACCCTCTAGATCCTGTGTCAATAACTGACCTTCCCTTTGCATTAGATGTTTATAGTAACGATGTGTTAACTGTCTATTTGAATGGTCAACTTCTATATCCGGGAAATTTATTTAGAACACAAACCGGAAGGTCAGATTATTACATCCAAAACGACACAACAATACTATTCGCTGATGTGCTAAAGACAGGGGATGTTATCACTTTTGATCTACTTGTCCCAGGATCAGCAAATGCATTTGATGACACCGTCTTCATTACTCAGAACAGATCTCTACTTAGCAATACGCTGCAACTATCTGGGTCTAACGGAATCGAACTCGAGACAACTCAAGAAAACATTATCATAAAAAATAATAAAGAGCTTGTCTTTAATGAAATTCTGGGTGGAAATGCAGACGGTATCAACAGAATTTTTTATTTAAATCATGAACCGTTCGCGTCTAGCGAGATAAGTATATTCGTTGACGGGCAACTCAAAGTTCCGTCCGGTTCAACAACTTCGTTTGATTATCAGGTGACTGGTGATCAAATAACTTTCAATTCCCAATCGACTCCAAGTAGTGGAAGCTTGGTAATGTCAATTTATAACAAGGTGATATAAAATGTATAATACTTCTGATATAGCAATAGCTGCTTATCTCATGATGAAAGGCTTAAAACTGACAGTCGCAGAAAGGGAAAAGTCAGGAAGATTTAAATTTGTTTTTGACGATCCTGAAAGTTTAGGAGAATCTTTTGCTGTTGATTTTATCAATAGTGAGTCTGCTAAATTTGATGCGCACGTTAAGAATTTAAAAAATATTTTATTTAAATAAAAATTTGAAATTTAGATGTTGAATGAATACTTATATTCAGGAAGTAATTTCTCAAAAATTCAATAAATAAAAGTTTTTTTAGATACTTAACATTAAGTTAAGTTTTAAAGTTTAGTTAGAAAGTTAAGTATTGAGTTTAATATGGAATGCCCACGGCATCATAGGTTGTGTTTAAAACTATTAATATGAATTGACATGCATGTACATTTCGCATGTCAAAAGCCTATATTTAAACATAAGGAGAAAATTATGGCTTCACGTACACAAATCAGATTACAGCAATTGACTGGATCTCTTTCTGCCCCAGGTGCCTTAGGTAACCCAGTAGCATTGGCTTCTTTGCCTGCTGAGCACTTAGGCGAATTACTTGCAGAAATGGGTCAAGCAATCGCTCGTATTCACGGTGAAAAAGACTTCACAAACAAAGCAGCTGGTGTTTTCGGACACGCTTCTCAATTTGAATCTACTCTTCAAGTTGACGGTGCTGCTGATCTTAAATCTTCTGCAGTAATCTCTGGTTCTGCTGAAATGAAATCTACTTTGGCAGTAGATGGCGCAGCTACTATGGCTTCTACTCTTCAAGTTGACGGTAACGCTGATCTTAAGGCAGAGTTAGACGTAGCACAAGCTGCACGTTTGGCATCTACCTTAGCTGTAACTGGAGAATCTACACTTGCTTCTGCAACTATCTCAGATCTTACTTCTGGTCGCGTTGTTTTGGCAGGAACAGCTGGTTCTGTCGAAGACAGTGCTAACTTGACTTTCAACGGTACAATTTTGTCAGCCCCAGAAGCTTCTTTCTCAACTGAGATGATTGCTGCTTCTGCACAAATCTCTGACTTGACTTCTGGTCGCGTTGTTTTGGCTGGTGTCTCTGGTGAAATCGAAGATAGCGCTAACTTGACTTTCGACGGTTCTAAATTAGTAGTAACTGGTGAAGCTCAAGTAACTTCTCACATGGACGTAGATGGCAACTTGGACGTAGCTGGTCCTGCTGCTTTGGCTAACACTTTGTCTGTTGCTGAAAATGCAACATTCTCTAAAGATATCTCAGCTGTTAACGGTACTTTCTCTAGTGATATCTCTGCTGTTAACGCTACTTTATCAGCTGACTTATCAGCTGTAAGTGGTTCTTTCTCTGGCGACGTTACAATTTCTGGTGACTTGACTATTAGCGGAACTACTACTACTGTTAACACAGAAGAAGTTACTATTGCTGATCATAACATCATTCTTGATAGTAACAATACTACTGCAAAAGTCGTTGATGGTGCAGGTTTCACTATCGAAGGTGGTACTGGTGATAGCTTGACTTTCCAATGGTCTGATTCAGATCAAGATATGGAACTTAAGCACGGAACTTCTTTTGCTAAGCTTCACATTGGTGATTTAGCTGCTGCCGGCGCTGTTTTCTCAGCTGACGTTTCTGCTGTTTCTGGTTCATTCTCAGGTGACATGGCAGTTTCTGGTGATATGACTGCTGCTTCTGCTGCTATTTCTGGATTGGTTGAAGCAGGTTCTGCTGATATCGCCGGCGAAATGGCTGCTGCTTCGATCAAAATTGACGGAGACACTGCACAGCGCTTGTACATTGTTGACGCTGATGGTTCAATGAAAGACGAAGCTAAGTTGGTCTTTGATCAAACTAAATTAGCTATTACTGGAGACGAAGAAGTTAGCGGTTACATGAGAGCTGCTAAGATCGAAATCGACAGTGCAAGTAACTACATTGATACAAACGAAATGGGAATGAGCGAAATTGACTTAGTATCAGCTGCTGGTTTAATTGCGCTTAAGAAAGGTGCTAACCTTTTTGGTGCTATTCAAGATAGCGCTGGTGCAATGGCATTGATGCCTGCTGAAACTGCACACATCGAGATTCTTTCTGGGTCTGGAGCTGAAATTGCACGTTTCGAAGCTGCAGGTCTTCAAATGGAAGGTGTACATAAGGTACAATTCAACGATGCTAACGAAGCTATCTGGTCTTCAACAAACGAGTTGATGTTCAAATCAAACGGTGTAGAGTATGCTTGGCCACAAGCTGACGCTGCTGCTGCTGACTACGTTTTGGTTTCTGACGCTGCTGGTCAATTGTCTTGGAAATCTGCTGACGCTTCTGCAGCTGCTTCTGCTGTTAAGCATGTTGAGTCATTAAGTGCTGCTGTTTTAGCAGGAAATGATTTCGCATTTGCTGATGTTGCTATTGACTTGACAGATTTGGACAGCAAAGATGAAAAGATGATCGACATCTATGTTAATGGTCAGCTTTTGTACTCTAACAAGCAACAAGTAGCTGCTACGTACGACACCTCAGGTGACTACGATGCATCAATTAACACTGCTGATGGAAAGATCCGATTCGCGTTTGATCTTGAAATCGACGATGTAGTTACTGTTATCGGTCGCTAATTTTAAGAGCTTTTTAAAGTTCTTATCGAATGGGCTGAGTTTCCTCAGCCCATTTTTTATTTAAAATTAATTGAGACATTCTATACTTATACTATAATATAGTATGTCAAAAGGAGAAACACGCATGAGCAACTATGAAAGAGTTAATTTAGAAGTTAAGAAGGCAATTGAAGGATCAGTTTCAAGCGAAGGGACTCAAAAAAAATTAAGATATATTCAGAGCTTTTTAGATGCGTCGATTAAAGACATGATGACAAAACAATTCGATAGTGCAGAAAGTAAAATTGAATTCATGACATCTATACTTTTTCAAATTAGAGATTATCTCACATCAGAGTTTACAGAAAACTCTCTAAAACTTTCTCTCTTAAATGTCTTTAATCAAATTGAAGAAAAGGTTGCTGCTGAAATTGATCATCAAAAAAAAACCGAAGAGGAAAGTTTGATCCTAATGCAAGAAGAGCCCCAGGAACAAGACCAGTAGACCTTCGCAAATATCGCTCAGGAGAGTTATTCTCAAACAAACTCACAACAACAAGTCTAGGAGACAAAAAATGAATTTAAACTATTATGAAATGGCAATTACTATCATGATATCTTTGGTATTAAACTATGGCTTAATCACGCTTTCTTTGAAAAGGCATGATCGTGCTGTCAAAAAAGTTATGAAAGCAATGAAAAAAATATCCTTGAAAGACATCAAGTCTAGAAAGTTATTACAAGAAGCAAATGAAAAAATTGAGGGTGAATTAGGTGTAAGAGTCCTTTGGCTCGTTGACTCAATTAAAGAGATGTTTAAAAGTAAAGAAGACTAATGCTAGGCTCGAAACTAAACGAGTACCGATATTTACATAATGACGAAAGTAGAGTCAAAGAAGAATTTAACGAAGGACAACTTGACTTAAACTTTCGTCTATCTTTTTTTCATGAAAAAGTAAGTAAGACAAACAATAAAGATTTGATGAATAGATTTGAAAATACAATGGGACAATATATGCCCAATCAAAAATCTAATTCTGACACAGACTTAAGTCAAGCAGATTCGAATGATAGTGAACCGGTTCAAATTAAAGAAAAAATAGATTCTCCAAAGTGGGTAAAAAAGCTTTATAGAAAAATAGCTTTAATGACGCACCCAGACAAAATTGATTCACTTCCCACAGAGGGAATTAAAAAGTTAATGAGAGGTTACTTTGAAACTGCGTCTGATGGGTATGTATCTGGCAACATCTCTGACGTAATGCTTGTTGCATTCGATCTACAAATTGACATGGAAGAGACGAAAGAAAAAGTCGACATTGTTGCTAATGCTATAAAACAAAAAAAGAAATCAATTCATGAAAAAATGTCATCGCTAGCATATCAGTGGTACCACATCAAAGAAGAAAATAGAAATAAATATTTTAAGAATATTTTAAACAGCTTAGGTTTTATATACACAGAAGAAGAAATTGAAACTGTGATAAAAAAGAAGCGCCCGGTTGCTGACGCTAGAAAGCCGGGAGAAAGACCCAAGAAAGGTGTTTTAGGTAGGAAGAGAAAATAATGCCATCAATCAAAATCACACAGACTTCAAATTTTGGCAAAAGCTTGGGTGGTCTTGCGGGTACGACAAGTATATCGCTATATGATACTTTAGGTAACCTATATAATCCGGCCAATTACAATGCAAGTGCGATCTACGAGATCCCTGCAAACTCTGGAATATACGGTACAGAGCTAACAATAAATACACAATTTAGCGGATCAATAGTATGGACAGTGAACGATTCAGGCTATGAAGCACATGCAATTGAAGAAGTGAAAGTTGATCAAAAAATGGCGAGATATATTCATACAGGTAACTGGATCATCGATGAAAATACCAGTCAAATGATATTTTATGCAGATGACGGCGTAACAGAGATCGCAAGATATGATCTTAAAGATAGAAATAGCAATGCATCAATTGGCGAGATATTTGAAAGAGTCTTAGTGAGGCCCTAATGAGGCAGGGTGGGTACCTTATAACGCGTGGCCTCTTGGGTAGCCATACCAACATGATTATTCGTGGATTCATTACCGATATTGAAGAGATCATTGAGTCTTCGGGCGGTATAATTCACGGAAGATCTTCTACACGTCGACACGATAGGGAAACTGATGAGTACTGGGATGAATACACAATTTCTGCAGAATTATCTGAGATTAATGGAAAAGATGTGTTCGAACCGATAATTAATAAGGTTAGTAAAAAATATAAAGACAAGAATATCAAGATTGAAGTGACACCTACAAAACTATCAATTAGAAGCCCTGATATTGTTGTCGTTGTTAAAGTAACAGGAAGTAGATATGTCAAGAATTAATTTAATGATCGATGAGGAAAATGAGTTAACTTTCCAAGTTCAAATAGAAGGTACCCGTCCAGGACAAGCACGCTGTCGCTTAATGGTTGAATCTAGTGACATGTCTTTGGCATTTGGCGGGGAATCAACAGGTGGTGAAGTAACCGTTACCCTTCCCCCATTAGATCATATTTTGAAGGAAGGCGTTTATGACATGTCTCTAGAAGTTTTAGTTGATGACAGATATTTTGAGCCTTTAAGAATACAGGGCGAATTCGAAAAACGTTTGAAAGTAACAGCTGAGTCTGTAAAAGTAAAAACTAAGCCACAGGTAAAAACTTCTGCTTCTTTGGTTGAGGTTAAGAAGAAAGAAACACCTGTCTCTGTTTCTGTAAGACAACCCTCACCTAAGAAGTCTAATTCAAAAAGAAACGTAGTAAATGAAAGCAATATTTCAAACTTTACTGACAATGACATACTAAAGCTTATTGAAAAGATCAGCAAGGGAAAATAGAAAGGCAAAAATTGTAATTGGGCAGATAACAGTTTATAATAATAAAGAAATTAAACTTTATACTGTTGGAGAGAAAAATGCCAGAGGGCCCAGAAGTAAGAATTACAACTGATTTTTTAAATCAATTTGCAGGAAAATCTTTTAATAGCTTTGGTATCTTATCAGGAAGATATGCGAAAAAAGGAGGGATTCCTGACGATCATATCGCTTATTTGCCGGCAAAGATAGAGTCTGTAGACTGCAAGGGTAAATTTATCTATTTCAATATTTCATATGACAAAGGTAATAAAAACTATTATCTTTTTAATACACTAGGTATGACAGGCATGTGGTCAAGAAAAAAAACAAAACATTCTCGATTTTGTATATTTTTTGATGATGAAGATATTCTCTATTACAATGATATTAGAAACTTCGGAACACTTAAGTTTGTAGAAGATAAGTCTGTGCTTGATAAAAAACTTAAGTCACTAGGACCGGATATTTTAAAGGGCGATTTCGATTGGCAGGGATATCGAAATCGTTTTCTAAGTAAACCTAATAAGACAATTGCAGAAGTCATTATGAATCAATCTGTGATATCTGGTGTAGGTAATTACTTAAAGTCAGAGATTCTTTGGAAGTCTAATATCTCTCCTCATCGACTAGTAAAGGATATATCAATCGATGAGTGGCATAATCTATATTATAACACACTAGTTCAGTCTGAAAGATCTTACAAATTAGGTGGCGCAACAATTGAGTCATATAGACAGCCAAATGGTGAAGAAGGGTTGTACAGTAGGAGATTTGCAGTGTATAATCAGAAAACTGATCCTGAAGGCAGAACAGTAATCAAAGAAACAACCGCTGATAAGCGAACAACCCATTGGGTACCAGAAATTCAAAAGTAGGAGAACAATATGGCTGATACAGCACAACAAAAACTTAAGTTAGACGACATGACAATTGCACACATTGTAAAACTAATTCAATTAGGTCTTATCACAGGCACAGATATCGTTGATCACATGAGAATGATTGAATTAATTGTAGATGATAACGGTGTTTTGCATGTTGAACCTGAATATGATCAACGTCAAACTGATAACATTGAAAGAATGTTAAAAGAAGCAGAACAAGCACAGCAAGAAACACAAGCCACTCCGGAGGGGTAATGACAGAGTGCAAGCTCAAACATATCTTTGAAAAAAGATTAGACTTTATTCAGGACATGAAAGAAAGAATTCCAGATTCATATCCAGAATTTCCTCTTGACATGTCAAAAAAAGAGTCTCAACAAGTATGTAGAGACTTGGCACTTAAAGGTGTTGAAGAAATGTTTGAAGCGCTTCAGCACCTTAAAAACTGGAAACCCCATCGCCAAACAGAAATTCCTGAAGTTGACAAAGATGAGTTTTTAGAAGAAATCGTCGATGCATTTAATTACTTTTTTGCAATGCTAATCGTGACTGGTTTTAACGAAGATGATCTTTTTGATGCATTCCTTTTGAAACATAACAAAATCAAGGAAAGACTAAAGAATGGCTACTGAAATAATTTTTAATAATAAAATTATGGATGACAATGAAGCAACTTTTTCTTTTGTTAAAAAAATAACATTGGAAAAAGTTGCTTTTTCTGGGAGTATTGAGGGTGGCAACACTCTTTTTTTGTTTAAGAATGTAAAACCTGAAAAATTAGACTATTATATAGAAGAGTTTAATAATCTTAAAACAACCAATACCGAGGTGAAATTTGTCATTCAAACACATGATGCAGAAGCAGAAAACTTATAACAATAAAGTTGTCGGAAGCTCTGATCAATTATCGCAAGCGCTTAAAGAGAAAATCACACAAGAAAACGTTTTGTGTGCACACGCTGAATTAAGTGCCTTAGTGAACGCAACTAATTATAAAAATCATCACTCACATTCCGAGCCGTTAGCAAACAGAAAAACTGTTCTTTATGAAACTGTTGATGTTATTAGATACATGATGGCTACATTAAATACATGGGGTATTACTCCACAAGAATTTGAAGAAGCTTTTGATAAAAAAGACGTATATCTTAATAAACATCATGAGCTGCAGCATAAAAAATGGGAAGGGCAACCAGTTGCCATTGTTGACATTGACGATGTATTGGCTAACTTTAGATCAGGTTTTGCTAACTGGCTAGAAGAAAAATTTGGTGTAAAGCCAGACGTTAACTCTAAAGAGTATTATTTTATCTCTGCTTTATCACAAATCGATCTAAATTCAGAGACAGTATTTAAAATGTTTCTTGATGAAGGAGGATTTTCTAAACTAGGTGTAGACAGTGACAATGTAAGGCTTCTCCAAGATCTCAAGAGTAAAGGATATTGGATTCATTTATTGACTGCTCGACCTGAAGAAGAACTCCAATGTCTTTATGACTCCTATTCTTGGCTTGTAGAGTACAACATTCCCTGTGACGCAATTAGTTTCTCACCTGAAAAGTTTCGCTGGTGTGCAAAGTCAAAATACTACGATGCGGGTGCAATTAAGTTTGCAATCGATGATGCACCTAAGCACGCTGAAGACTACGCAAAGCACGGAATTAAATGCTTTGTACCTAGAAAATCTTATAATCATCACTTAAAAAATGACAACATTTTTCATTTTGATAGTTATAGTCATGCAAGAATCTTGTTAGCATCACAAAAATTATTGGGGGAATAATGATTTTGTTTTTTATTGTGTCATTAGCACTTGGTCAAGAAAATGACAAAAATATCCGTTATCAGAGAGAAACAGAAATTGACTTTGACGGAATTGATATCACGGGAGAGCTGGTAAAGCCTCAAGGCTCACTAATCATCGAAAGAACAGGAATAAAATTCAATCCTCTGATTGAACTTAGAATGGACTTCGATCCTGAAATTGCTTCTTCTGTTGATCTGATTAAATAAAATTAAGCAAATTGTTTAAAATTTTAAAGCATTATTTTGTAATAATGCTTTTTTTATTGTAGTATTTACACACAAATTAAAAAACAAAAAAGGAGCTCATATGCCACAAAATCTTGACTTAAAACCTATTACCTTACCTATGCAACTTAAATTTGGTGAAGAACCACAGACAGTATTCCACAATAATCTTAAAGCACTTAAAGTCGAACTAGTTGACTATCCAACACGTGCAGAGGCTTTAAAAGTTGCATGGCATTACGTTAAAGCAACATGGGCTGATCAACCAGAAGAAACCGATTCATTTGGCGCTTCTTGGAAAGAGTTGTCTGAAAACTTAGAGGACGTTCTTAATTTTCGTGCATTGCCTACTCCTATGGAATGCTTGGGTTTTACGTTTAAACTCTCTGGTCTTTCATTCCAAGAAGTAACTCATATTATTCGTCATCGTGCTGGAAGTTTTGCTGCACAATGTACAGGTGATCGCGATCTTCGTCATGATGATGCAGTAATCCCAGAAGCTGTGCAGAATAGCCCTGAATTTCTTGCACGTTGGAAAACATTGGTGCAGGAGTCAAAACAGCTCTACGCTGACATGACAGACTCTAAAGCAGTATCTATGATGGATGCTCGAATGATTCTTCCAAAAGCAATGACTAGTTTTTATCTGATGCGACTCAACCTTAAAGACCTACTAGGTTTTATTAATCAACGTCAAGATATGCAAATTCAACCTGCTGCTGATAATCTTCTTGCTGCTTATATGGCTCGAGAATTAGTAAAGGTTCTTCCTGAAGCTAGCACACGAATCAACTTCAATAAACCTGATATGCACTATGTCAAAACATTTCGCGTACCAGATGGCAAAGGAGGTCATACGTCTCGAGGGACAAACTTATACTGGCCAGAGCCAAAGAATGATTTGTTTGAGTATCATCCTAACGACAGTATTTACCAATCTTGTCGAGAAGATATTAACGGTACACACCCACCTGCAGGCGATACTATCTTTACAAATCTATGGAATAAGACCTTGTCTGAGATAGACGAAATGACCCAAGAATATAATAGTAGAATGGGAAGATAACAAGATCTCAACTTAATTAAAGCTCTCGGTTTTCTGAGGGCTTTTTTATTATTTGCTGCTTAAAAAGAAAATGCCTCGACACTTTCGCATCGAGGCAAGAACTTCAAAAAAGAAGTTTGAGGACGAACCAGAGTTATGGTTGAGAGATAATTGTCTGTCTAGTAGAGTCAGCATAAACCTCTGCTGCCATAGCTTCAGTAAACTCGAATCCTTGATAAAGGACGATGGAATCATATTCACCGCCCATCACAGATGTATTATTTAAGTCCCCTATTCCAAAGTATCTCATAGCTGAGTCAACGTAATTGGTTTCGCCTTGCCCGGCACCATCAGAATGCTGTCTCGTCGCGACCAAAGAACCGTCAAGATAAATTCTTTGTTCACCCGAAGTAGCTCCGTCGAAATAGTAAACTAGATTATGCCAACTTCCATCCGAAAGATTGTTAACAGTGGTAGCCGAACCAACATTTGTGAACAGGTTCCCTGTTTCAGCAGCAGACTTAGAGTGTCGAGATCCAACCATAAATCCACTGTTTCTCCACAGTCTCATGTTAAACAAATTGTTTCCTGACTCGTTTCTAGAAGAGAACAAAATAGGATAACCAGACCATGAGTCAAGTTTTAACCACATTGATATTGCAACCTTTTCACTTCCATCATCATTGAAAGGGATGGAAGTTAATTCACCAGCGACGTCAATTTTTGTGTGTCCAGATCCAGTAACAACTAACTTACCTTCTGTTTCATCATAAGTCGTATTATTACCCAAAATATTATCACCAGAAGAGATGTTGCCAGGAGATAAATTGGACTCAATAAAGTTTCCAGCTGGGGTTGCAGCAGGAGCTTCGGAGTTATATCTAGCCAATGCTTCTGCATCATCAATAAACTCCTCTGTGATTCCAACCTTATCCATTTCCAT